TATGTTATTAATGTACTATCTTAAGAAAGTCTCCTGTACGGTATACGTCACCCACAGTTAAGCCAGCAAACACAGCAGCTGAATTATTAGGATACTCAGGAGCACCTGTTATAGGTACAGTTAAGAGTACTTCCCAATCAGACGCTGTTCCAGCAAGATTAGCAATGTAGACTTTCCCACTTGTTGCACTTTGATCAATGTGTATTTTTCCTACATAAGGTGCAGGACTTACAGGCGTAGATGTGTTAAACGAAGGAACCAAGTTCAAATTAATGTTACCTAGTATCGTTTGTAGGTCATCGCCAGGATTTATAACAGCATTACCTAAGTATCTACCATTATAAATAATACATTCTGCATTTTGATACACAGCACATGTGGGACAAATTTCAGCGGTTCTCATATTATTACAAATTTATGTTATTATTTTTTATTTTTAATCATTACTAGTAAAATACCTTCGTATAATATAGCAATTGTATTATCTTCTTCTCTTTTCTTGGATGGTTACATCAAAATCTTTAGCGAATTCAGCATCAAACATAGCTATCCACTGTACCATAGACTTAGTTACAGGAAGCATTCTCATTCCCTGTTTTATAGGAAGAGCATCTTCTCTAACTTCTATTGGTCCTTTATCAAGATTACCAAATTCAATACCTGTAGTTTGTCTACTCATGTGTTGAACAAAAGTACTGAATTCTTTAAGCAAACTTAATGATGGTAATATACCTCCACTTAAAGTTGAACTCCACTCTGCTGGATTGTAAAAGAACATAAGTTCTTCATAGAATCTATTAAAAGATTTTCTCATGTATCTATAAGAATTCTTTTCAGCTCTATCTGCATCATCATCTGGTTCAAAGAACCCTGTTACAAATAGCATTCCTTGGAGTGTCATAAGTATAAGAAGTTCTTGTAGTTGTTTTCTTGTATTCTGTCGTACCATTTCTATGAAGTCTTCTCTGGACATGTTTAATCTTTCTCCGGTTGTTTCTTCATAAGACTTAGCGTACTTCTCAAACATTTGATCCATTTTTTCTAGACCTGCATCAGTTATATCATTACCAAATGCACCTATAGATATTAACTCCCTTACACTTCTTAGTAGATTAAGATGAAGAAAGTTTCCAGCAAACAATCTAACTCTTCCTATGTCATACTTCTCTCCGGTAGTCATACCATCTTCTCCTACTCGTGTAGTAAAGTCATCACCTACTTTTCTGAACTCACTAAAACGTGTGTCTACAAGTTTAGGGATCCAACCTTTAAACACCATCATGGACTTAGTCCAAATATTCATGTTCATTTTAATTTGATCGAAGTCTGTAAAACCACCAGTAGCATTTCTAGCTATAGTTCTTGTAAGATTTGTAAGACGTTGAATCTCTTTTCTATTCTTTAAATCTAAACCTGGTACTACAACTTTACCATCTACAAGTTTTTGAGTGGCTGTAATAGATTTATTTTTCTTTAGTTCTTCAATCTCTTTCTTTATGGTATCCTTTACTGAATTATATGTTGCAGCATCCTTATATCTATCTTTATATTTATTTCTTACAAACTCTTTTATATTAATTAAGTTACCATCTATAACCATGGTGTTATCTAAAAGAGTTTTGAATAGAGATCTTTCTAAGTGTAGTTCTGGTTCTCTAAAGAATGCAAACAATGTATCCTGTGCACCCATATCTAGTTTGGCAGACTTGGAGATAACAGAGTCTTTCAACTTTTCATAAGTAGGACTCTCTTTCAGTGGCATAAATATCTCTACCAACTGCTCGAACATATCTCTCTCTTCACCTTTACGCCATTTATTTCCTACAAGTTTCAGCTCATTAGCTGCAAACTCTCTAGCGTTGAAATAATTACCTGCTTGAGCTGCTACCTGTATGTTAGAACCAAAAATGTTAACAGCACCAGACAGAGGTTCTAGACCTAAAGTCTTTGCTTGAAATGCATTATTAAGTGTTTGCATAAACTTAATAATAGAATAGTTACTTCCTTTTTCTCCTACATCAAACAACTCTTTACCTGTTAATTGTTTAGCGATCTTATTTATTCCTGTTCTTAATCTACCAGTAGGTACACCAAAGTCTTCACCGTCTGCAGGGAACTGATTATCATACATGATTGTTTCCATAAACAGGTCGAATATCTTTGCATTATTTTCATTACCTTTCTCTATAACTGGTTTACCACCTTCCATAGCAGTTCTTGAAAACCTGCCAGTTTTGTAGTGATCCTTAGCATGTACTATAGTTTTTACTAGATTCATCTGACCTTCTATATCACTCATGTACTTATACTTATTCATGTGATTGATATACAAGATTTGATTCTTAAAGAACTCTAACGATACATCAGTCATATCATTTGGTCCACCCTCAGAGTCTGCACTAAAATCAAATGTATAGTATTTAGGAATAGCATTCTCAGTAGCTCCAGTTATTTCATTGATAGAACCGTATCCTATATCGTCTGCTCTTGCAGTTAATCTAGCTCCAAAATTCTTTACAGCACTCAGACTAAAATCCCATGCCATGCTTTCTGCTGTACCTTTACGTATAAAAGGTAGGAATGTACTTTGTACTCTATTATCTAAATAACCTATGTCTTTAGCTTTTTCATTCATCTTTGAGATGAAGTTGTACAAATCTAGTAGGTCTGGATTCTTCTTTATTTCTTTATACTCTGTAGATTCCCATTTAGATTGTGGATGTCTTTTAATTACATAGTTGTTCCATCCATTAAAATCATTTCTACCTATATCCCACTTACGTTTGGCTTCTAGTATAAGTCTATCTCTTAAAGCTTCATCATCGTATAGTTTGTTATACTTGTCTATTTCTCTTTTTAAAAGTTCATTAGCTTCTTTTTTGTAGCCTGCGATATCTATACTTTCTTGTAAAAACTTTTTACTTCTATTGCCCTCTTCTGCATTTTGATCTATAGCATCATAAAAATCTCTAGAGTATTTATAGATTAATTTATTTACTAAGCCACCCTCTGTGTTTGTTTGATACAAAGGTCTTACAATATCTAATAGATTACCCCCTTGTTGTTTTAGTTTATCTCTAATTGCAAGAAGTTCATTAACTTCACCAACAGAAGTTGCTTGTGCTTCTGATTGTGCAACTCTAGCTACCCTCGACAATATTCTTAAAGAAGGTAAAGGCAACTCAGATAAACTTCTAAATGTAGACTTCAATCCTCGTAATAGTGTTTGAGGAGAAAGTAAACCACTTACATTATTCTTTAATCCTACAAACTTATCTGCAAATTCCCCACTTATCTTCTCTATCTCTCTTAGATTTCTACTTATTTGACGTGCTTTTTCATCTATGTCTTTTAAGTATGAAGCTTGTTCTTCCTTACTAAGACCAGAGTTTTTAATAAGTGGTTCTAGGTCTAAGTTAATTTGAGAAAATACTTTTCCTGTTTCTAGGTATTGAACTATTCTATCTGCATAGTCTGATAACTGTGCGTCCTCAAAGTCTTCAGCAGTAGGAGGCCTGTTCTTATATGTAGTTTCAAACTCTGCAATAAGGTTTTCACCTTCTGTTTGTTGCACAACCACCGCATCGATTAAAGGTGATAGGTTTTGATTTGCTTGTGCTTGACGTATGGCAGACTTTAGTATGTTAAGACGATCTCTTTTACTTGATCTATCAACCTCATCTGTAGGCTTTGTTTTTTCTATCTGAGTATAAACTGCATTTAATTTTTGAATAAGCTCATCTAAGTCTCTCACACCAGTAGTCTCAGTCTTTTCAGATACAGGAGTTAAAGTTAAAGGCTCAACACTTGAAGGATTAACACTTCCTATACCTATTCCAACAAACTCTAATGGAGACTTGCGATCTTGAAAGTTTTGTCTCTTTAAATTTAATAGTATAGGAACAGCTCTATTCTTTCCTATTTCTTTTACTCCATAGTTATCTTTTAAGATTTGCTTGTATGTACCAAGTTGTATACCATATGCTCCTTGTTTGTACCATGCTACATCTTTTGCACCTTTAGCTACATTCATAAACTTCCAGTCATATATATGTGACTTTCCATCTTGATCTACAATCAGTAGGTCAATTGTGCCTGCCTCTTTATTCTGTTCATCATAAATCATGACTTCAGAAAACACCATAGGGTTTTTATTATTTTTAGAAAACTCTGCTATAAGATCTGTGTAATACTTTTCTAGTTTACTATAGACCTGAGCTTTCTTAACGTCTTGTATACTTGGTGCAGGACCTGGAACTTCCCTTCTCGTACCATCTGAGTTAAAGAATCTTCCATGTATCTCTTCGAACATATCGTGAAACTCTACACCCAGTTGTCTTTTTAATTCATTATCTCTTTTCTCTTCTGCAGTAAATGATTTACCTCTAAACTTACTAGCGTACCATGCCTTTACTCTATCTGTAACTCTTTTTAATACTCGTTGATACTCACCATTTACAAGAACTTCATAATAGTTATTTGCATTCTCGTCATCTAGTAATAAAGGATTAGCTTCTTTTGTACTCTCAACCTTCCTAAGACTATTCTTAGTAGCTATAAGTTTTTGCTGTATTGCCTTCTGTGCAGGGGTAATTGAAAAGTAAATTTCTTTTGCACTAGCATCAATCAGGTCTCCTTCTACACCCTCTGTTACTTGTTCTGCAGCTTGTTGAAATATGTCTAGATTAGATTGTGCATACTGCCCTCTAAACCAATCTTTTATAGTGTTCCATATCTGTCTAAAAAAACTAGTGTTTTCTTCTTCTAGTGCAGCTGGATCACTTAGTTCGTTTAAGTTTTCACTTACTAGATATGTAATTAGTTTATCCGCTGCCTCTTTCTTTATCTTTCTAATATCAGGTCTACCGTTCTCTAACTGATAAACTGGATTGTCTCTATATTGATCTAACGTATCTTTGTATATCTTAAATCTATCTATCTTAGATATCATCTGAGTAACTAGACTTGGGTTCTGTTGCTCTAGTATAGCCGTAGCAATGTGAACCATTTCCTCTGTAATGTCTATATCTGTTGCTCCTTCGCTTACAGCAATTATCTTTCCGGTAATATCAGCAATTGCATTAGCTGAACTAAAATCTATTTCAGGGTTTTCCTTTGCATAATCTTGTAGCTCTACAATGTTTACACCCATCTTAGCTATCAACTCTTTTACTCTAGGAGTGATAGAATTAACTCCAGCTACATCTGTATATTCCTGTGCAGGAACATTACCATTGTAATTATTCCATAAAAAATATGCTCGGTCTTCTCCTTTAGCAGCAACTAATTGTTTCCACTCCGGTAAATTTATGTTAGGACATCTTGCCATTACTTACAAATTAGTTTAAATATTTCACCAGCTTGATCTTCTGTGTAACCTAAGTCAAGTAACATTGGCACATTGATTTCAGATATATTAAATTCTTTTGAGCCAGTTCTACCTAGTTGAACCATGTCACCTTTCTTAGCAAACATAAGTTTGTTAGGTGCGACAGATTGTGTAGGTGCAGTTCTTGTTTTTCCTTTATTATTAAATGCTTCTACAATTGATGAGTCATGCTTTTCATCAGCTTTTACTGTACCGTTATCAAATACTGATGGTCTAGGTCCAGTATAATATTCTTTAGCTCTATATCCATCTCCTAATGCATTGACATGTTTATAAACAAAATAAAGTTTTGGTTCACTCTCACCTTTTTTTGTATAGGAGTGTATAAAAGGGTCAGCAGTTGGGAGCATACTAATACTATTACCTCTTACCTTTTTAAATAGTCCTTTATTTATGAATGAATAATCTCCTTTGGAGGCCATCTCTTTTCTTTCTTTTGCATCAAAGTTTGGATTGTTCCAACTAAATGTAACAAGATCTGATTGTGCAGCTCTACTACCTGTACTTAATGTCATCACTTGAGGAATAGCTCCGGATGCTACAGAAGCTTTTACACCCTTTGGAAGATATGCCATTGCTGGATTATACACATACATACCGTTTTGTTGTTGTATCCACCTTGCTCTTTCTTGAGGTACAATTCCTGTGCTTGATTCCCAGTTGTTTCTCTCAAACATGTTCAAGGTATAGAAGTCATCTAAGGTATCAATTTTATCTAACCTAGACAAGGTTTGATTGTATATTTCTTGAAAGTCTTCATACGGCATTAAAGAAGTAAATGATATTTGTGAGTTATCTAGTCCGGACTGCAGTATACCTGTCACTATAATCTTTTTATAAAGAGCAGGGTCTATGTTTTGTTTAAGTTCACGAAACGCATATATTATGGTGTTCTGCTCATATACCTTTCTATTATTATTCCTAAGCTTTATGTTGTTAGGAGTATCTCCAGAACGTTTTGATGGATCTGTTTCTAATAACTGAATTACCTGATTACCGTATAGTGGGTGTTTAGGATTTCCAAGTACCTCAGTAACAAATGATGCCACCTCACCTGCTGTACCATCGTTATCCACAAGCATAGTTTTTAGCATCATATTTAACTGTTGGTCTGTTTGAACAGCATAATCATATAAGCTGTTAACAGCTCTTCTAGACACTTTTATAAATTCACTATCTGGTAAATTTGTATAAGGTAGTAACACATTTTGTAATATATCTCTAGTAGTTGATTGATCTGATGTAAGCATTAAAGACATAGCTTCTCTTGCCTCTAACAATGATGACACAGTTTCTTTTAAGAATGTATTATCTATAAGAGCCATAGCTGCAGACACTGACTCACCTTTATTATTCATTGCATAGAACACTGGATCAACCCTTTCTGTAAGAGAAATTGCTTTAGATAATTGTGCTTGTTTCTTAAACACTAAGTAAGGATCATTAAATGTTGTTGTATCCCAATTAGTTCCTTGTGTAAGTGTAAACAAGTCACGTGCTTGTTCTGCATAGCTTATAAATTCATCTAATATAAATCTTTGATACGCTTTTTCTTTATTGCTCATATTGGTTTTACCAAGTTGAGATCTCAGGTAATCTCTGAAAGGGAGTAGTTCAGACTCTTTCTCTGTTAGTTCTGAAGGACTTCCATATTTGTCTTCTTTCAGTTCATTAGCAAAGTCTTCAATAAATAACCAAGTATATCCACTCTCCTCAATTCTACGTAAATAATCTCTAACGATTGGTTGATTCATAAAGTAGGATACAGTGTCAACAGGTACACCAGCTTTAATTAAATACAACCAAGTAGACGCTGTAGCAGGTGTCATACCTAGTTCTATAATCCACGGTCCTGCTGATATGTCTACCATACCATCTATTACCTGTCCATTTATATCAGATATAAAATCACCAGCCGCATTCTTTACACCAGACAAAGACACTGCTTCTCCAACACCTGGTATATTTACAGTGTTCTTTCTTCTAAACTTTATTTGTTCTGGCTTTACATATAGTAGAGAATGTTGATTAAGAGCTAAGTTAGTTTGATTAACTGCAGCTATACCAATACCTCTTTTACCTTGAACAAATGCATTACGTAACCTAGACATAAACCTTTTATCAAGTAAGTTTCCTATGTTACTGTAGTCAAATGCTCCTGTTCTAGTTTTATCCACAATCTCTTCTGACAATGCTTTTAATTGACTAGCATCATTAGGAACAATAAGTCTTTCAAAGTTCTCAGGTAATGTAATAATATTTTCTGTAGACTTTATATACTGGTTCTCTAAAGATCTAGAATACATTCTATCTACTACTGTTTGTCTGATTCCTTTTTCTTGAAGCTCAAACATGTAATCATCTATAACGTCTTGATTGTCAAAGGTTTCTCCAAAGATAGCTTCTATTAACTCGCCTTCAAGTTCTCCAGACTCAAAGTCTTTTATTCTTTGAGCTAGTTCTTTCTGTTGAGCTTTATTAAGTAGTGCCCCACTGTCATACAGTTCTTCAAACCTTTTCTTAGCTTGATCACCATATCCATAGAAAGGTACTTCTTGTAACTTACCATTAACTACAACTGCATTCTTAAGATACATGAAAAGTTTATCAATATCAAAATCCGATCCCACCTTCTCAACTATTGCTGCAGGAACTACAACATTATCTCCAAACTCTTTAGGTAAGAATTGTTTTATTCTTATAGCATCTATAGAGTTTTGTTTCTGTGTAGGTATACGGAATGCTACACCGGTCAATAACTCTTGACCTTCTTCAGTGTTATTTAGGTAGTCTAATAGTTCTGCATCTGTCATTCCCATGTTAGAGAACCAGCGACCCACCATAACCTCCATAACTCTTTTACCATCTGCATCTTCATAGAACTTAAGGACATCAGAAGTATAACCAGTCTTTCCATTGATAGTAGTCTTAGCTACACGATTAGACTCAAACAGAGAAGAAGGTATTTGCACCTTTTGTCCACCTGATATTTTAGGACGTATGATATTCTTCTGCACTATAGAGTATAAGATATTTCTAACTTGATTGTATGCAGGTGTGGCCTCTAATATAACATCACCCACTAAGAATCCATCAAGAGCAGAACTTATGTTATCATTAGTTTCTCTTTTAAATATCTCTTCACGCAAAGTTTTAGTAGCTGGAGCCATGTCTGTTAATTGAAGACCATCTGCTGTTTGTTTTATACCTAACTTTTTAAACAACTGATCAAGACCTTCCTTGGTCATCTCATTAAGTAGCTCTGTGTTGTTGGCAACCTCTGCGTAAATGAGTGAAGCTTTCTGTTTTTGTTCTTCACTTAAACTAAACCATTGATCAAGTGTACCAGTGTAATCTATAGGTAGACCATTATCTAATAAATCTAGAGTTAACAATTTAGTAATTTGACTAGCAAGTGTAACTCTACCATCTTCTTTTGATGGTACCTCCGATTGTATGCTCATGATATTAAAAGGAATATTTACGATGTTATCATAAACAGCATCATTAAATGACCCATCATCATTGTATGTAGCATGTGTTGGACCAGCCCCAACCTTTCTACCAGACTCAAATATAATATAGTCTATATCCTCTCTAAGCATTTTATCAAATAACTTCAGACCATTAGATCCAGGATTTACTTCTTTCATCACTCTGTATGACAGAGGATAAAGAGCGTATTTGTCTAATACTACATCATTTGTATTGTTGTAATCAAAGTTCTCATTTAGCCTAGCTCCAGATACGATAGGTTTCAGTGCTTTGTATGCACTTTGTACACGAGGATTACCTTCTTTTAAAAGATCCTGTTCAGCTATGCTTAATGTTTGGTTCTTATCTCTTTTATAAAAAGCAATGTCATAACGGAATTGTTTCTCTTCTGCATCATTCCAATCGTTAGCTCGTATTCTTATTTGTCGATAAGATTTAAATCTAACAATACCACCACCATCAGTTTCTACCATCTCTTTATAATTAGGTAGATCTATTACACTAATCACATCTCCATGAGTTACAGTTCTTAATCCATCTTTGGTAAACTGTGTAAACCCAGGACTAAATTTATCAAAGTCTCTATTCCATAATCTGTTTGCGGATGCATTCCAATTAGGTGAATTAGATACTAGTGGTTGTCTAGGAGACAAGAAGCTCTTTGTACGCTTAAGCTCATCCTTATATTTGTATGGATCACCATAAAGAATCTTATGCATCTCTATGTTGGCAATAATATAATTAGCCTGTAGTACAATAAGTTTTCTATTCATATCTTGAATAGTCATATTAGTCATTCCTTGTACTCCATTTGCTGTGTACTTGTCTATGAGCTCTCCTGTTTTTTCGTTCTCTTGTTGTGTTATTACACCAAACCTCATTAAATAGTCAGCATACTGATCCTTACTATTTATTACATAACTAAAGGTTCTGTCAACAATTTGATCTGCATGTAAGTCATACACCTCTTCAGCTGAAAGTGAAGAGTCTAATATATTTACTTTTATATCTTTATGAATTTCTTCCCCCAATATGTCTTTAAAGAATCTAAGATCAGTAGCATCTCTATCTCCTACTTTTGCTATAGCACGGTCCTCTCTAGCTAGATTAACTTCAGATATAAAGTATTCTCTCATTATAGTATTGAATACAACATTGTTTTGAAGTAAGTCTCTTTCGGTTATAGGGTTACCCATTTCTAAAGTGTGCTCTAAAGAAGAGTCTCCAGGGACAAGGTTCATGTATATACCACTAATGTTGTAATTTAGTTCTTGTCGAAGTCTATCAGGAAATTGAAGTCTACCTGATTTTTTAGAAGTGCCTTTTTGAGAGTTTAGTATACCACCAGCATATCCAGGTTTAAACAAGTTAAGCTTGTCTGTTCTCAAGTTACCTTCTCTATCATACATTGAGTTTAATATAACAGACCCTTGAGAGAATGCATCTGTAAGTAAATAAGCATAAGGTGTACTACCTAGTTCTTCCTTATTGCTGACAGATGTCATAAAGTTATGAACTTCAGATGCTGCATTAGGTCCAATATATGTTTGAGCTCTTTGTCCTTCTATATTAATGTATGTACTACTTACCTCCGGATTAGCTATGTCTACTTTTAACTCAGCTAAATTCAACAGACGTTTAGATAAGTCTAATGATTTAGTAGAGAATATTTTTAAATTCTTAGTATCCTGAATACTTTTCTTTATACCATTTACAGAAGAAGCAAATATTTTCTTTTGTGTTTGATTAAGTAATGCATACTCTTTTGAATTAAAAGGTATACCTAACTCATCTAAGAATCTAAACATATTGTTTAAGGTAGCTAAGGAGTATTTGCCCAACTTAACAGTATCAGGATTAAATACACCATCTGTTTCTTTGAATATACCGTTACCTTGTTTAGACTTAGTTACAATAGAGTTTAGATACTGTTGTTGCATTTGTCTAGATGCTAAAGATAAATTAGCATCTGTCAAAGCAGTTTCACCGTTCTCTAAAACCATCACCATCTTAACTGAAGGATCTTGTAACTTGAAGGTTTTCCAAAGTGCAGTGGCTAATGTAAGCTCGTGTGTTTCATTAAGTGTTCTAAAATCAAATGTACCTTCACTAGCATTTTGTTTTGTAATACGTTTATAAAGTGCATTGTAATTAGGGTCACTGATAGCTATAGATCTAAGTCTTTCTATCATGTCTTCCATGCTAGTGGAAGAAGATAACTGCTCTAGTAATGTAATGTATACTTGTGTAGTTGGTAAAAGTTTAACACCGTTAATAGTACTAGGACTAAACCTTATGTCACCATTATCGTTGACATTAACTATAGGAAGTGTTCCCATTAACAATCTTAGGGCTACATTAGTTTTCTTGAAGTTGTCTATTTGAGTTGCATCTAGATTAAATCCTTTGTTAGACATGTCTTCAGAAGCCATACTCATAGCACCTTCATCAAAAGTAACTCCAAAGGATCTCATGTACTCTTTGTGTTTCTTTACAATATCAGGCCATGAAGTACTGATGTTCTGCATAAGAGAAACAGTGTCTTGCAGTCTTACATCTCTTTCTTCGGACTGTGGTAAAGACTCTAGAGTTTTTACTATTTGTGCAGTTGATGCTAATACTTCTCCTTTTAATCTTGTATATAAAACATCTTCATTAAGTAATGCATTCTTAATATTGAATAAGCTCTGATTGTTTTTAATTAAATCTCTAAGTGTGAGATATGTCATGTGCTGGATAGTGTCATGCGTAGCAACATCACTTAACCCTGCCACTCTAAACACAGCATTGTTTCCTGGTATTGCAAAGTCAACAGTGTTGTTTGAAATGTCTAGATTAAAAGGACCAAGATCTTCGTAAGATTCACCAAAGAATTCAAAACCACCTCCATCAATCTTGTTAAACAACTCATCAGTATAAGTTTGTGACTGTGGACTAATAAACCATTTTTCAATAAGATCCTTTAATTGTTTAAATAATCTAGAAAAGAAACCACCTTCTGGTTTTTTCTTGTCTTGTATATAATCTCTAAAGTCTTCTGCTAACTGTTCTCTCATTTGATCCAGTGTAGCATCTTTATGCTTAACTGTTCTGCCGGTTGGTCTATCTACAAAGCTTCCTCTACGAGATTTAAACTCGTTAAATAGTTTCTCTTTTTCTTGAGGAAATAAGAATTGTGCAAAGACAGCTTCAAATGCTTCATGATAGACTGTACCTACTTCTGCATTTTCATATACATATATACTATTGTTTTCAAAGAATCCCCATGCTTTTTTTCCACCTTTAGTTTTTATTACATTCTTAACTCTGTTGAAATTAACACCAGGTAAATTCTTAGACATCCATGCTCTTGCATCTTTCCAGTTTTCCTCACTCATTGCTTCTACAGAATCAGTAATAACCTCACGTAGAACTTCATTGTTCATGTTATTCTGACCACGCTCTAATGCAGCTTTAACATCATCATCTAGTTGCTGATCTTTAGATTTTTGTAACTCTGCAAATTGTTCAGGAGAAATCTGAACTGACATTTCTGCTTCTTCTTTCTTAAGTTTTGCAAGAGTAGGACTAATATAATTATATACTCTACCTTTTATTTCATTTTTATCTTTACCACTCTTTTCAACTAACGCTACTACTTCTGCTAAGTCACCTCCTTCAATGAACTGTATCTTCTTTTTATAGTTTGATATTGTAGTATCAGCAGGTGCTCTAAAGATTAACTTTTTACCTTCTGGACTAGTATATGTATTAGCAGTTTGACCATCTAATACAATACGTTCTGCATCAGGAGTCACCTTAATTACTTTACTAGTTTGTTGTTCTGTGTCAGCTGGTGGTACTTCAGATATAAAGTCTCCAGCACTATCTTCATTTACAAAGTATACACCTTTTCTATTAACCTCTTCGCTATCTTTTATAACAGGTCTCATTGTAGTATGTAGAGGAAGTTCGAAGTCTTCTCTAACACCACCCCCTGGAATATTTTTAGATAGTAGGTAGGTTTGATAGTTTGGCCAAACGATAGACTCTACATTTCCTTCCTCACTAACTGATGTGATTTGTTCGAACTCTTGGTCTAGTTTCTGTGTATATGCATTATCTATATTGTTATACATCTGCCCTAGAGTATCAATAATAAGTTGTTTACTTTTATCTAAACTAGCAGGTCTTAAATCTATTTTTGTGTTAGGTCCTATTTGTAAAACTAACTTACTAAAAGATAAACCTTTTACAGTTGTGCTTTCTTCTCTTTCAAAGAACACACTATTCTGACCTGTGTCTTTTCTTTTACCCTGAGCATCTTTTGGTATACCCCAATAGGTAACACCTTTTAAGAAGTTCAACATTCTTACAGACATGTCACTATTAGCACCTTGATCTGGATCAACTATTTGTTTAGATAATGTATACAATGCATCAAATATAGCTTCAGCCTCAGATGTAGTATGTCTCCTATTTCTAAGTTTTACATAACCATTAGGTAAATCTAAATACACACTACCTAAAGGTTGACTATATGCAACTGTTCCTTTAAATATGTTCTTGTTTGTAGTAGGAATAAGTATGACTTGATCTTTAGATAGATCCTCTTCTGCAATAAGGTCTGCTTCTACAACAGATGTAGCACTAAACACATCATTGCCTTTAGAATCTTTCTCATACTGAGGAATACCAAACGATGCTTCAATATTAAAAGGTGCACCTATCATAGTCCTGTCTAGAATACCTTTTCTGAATACACCGAACTGTTTTTTAATTTCAGCTGTTTCTGCATTCTCCTCTCTAAACAAACTACCTTTACTGTTTGTGAGATTTGCTTCAGGTATAACTTGGTATATAGCATTGTCTAGCTTACTTTGATTTTCACCAATAGCTTGACCGTTCACATCTACTAGATTACCTGCAGCATCTATCATCACCATGATAATAATACTGTCACCAAACTTATCCATAAGTTCCTGATTACCATCATCAAGTATTCTTTCAACTACACCATCTAGTAATTGATCTTGTGTAGCACGTGTAATATACACACCACGAATTTGATTTCTGTTTTCAAACTTATTTAAGTTTACTCCAAACCTATTAGCTCTAATATGATGATCTTGTACTTCACCTGCAGGTTGTCCTATACTAGCTCTTGGTACTACGTCATTAGACTTTTTAGGAATAGGACTAAATGACTTTGGTTCAGATTCTATAACAGGACTATTAGTTTGTGTATTTAATAGTTGAGCTTGTAATTTAAGATCCTTAGATAGTTTATCTTGCTGTGCCTGTTCTTGTGCATACTCATCTATTATTCTTTGAAACCTATCTGCTATTACTTTCTTAGCCTTGTATTCTCCCCTTAGACTTTCCAGCTGCTCTTCAAGTTCCTTAATACTTTCCATAGCATCAAACACGCCTCTTTCTCCTACACTGGTATCTAATTGTATATCGTTAGTTAGATTAAAGTTTGCCAACTCTTGTTTGAGCAAAGGCCAGACATTAACTAAGTCTTCCCCTTTAGCAGCTTTATCTAAAAGCTCTTTCATATAATCACCATAATCTTGGTCAAATACATACGTGGTTTCTAGAGCACTTCTAAGTAACTTGCTTGCTTCTTTTGCAGCTTTAATTATTGCTGTTACTAACTTTTGATTTTCAGCTATTTCTTTCTTTACAGCCTTTCCGTTTTGTTCTAGTAAATTAATTTGATCTTTTAGTTCCTGTAAAAACTCTCCAGTATTTCCTGGTAGATCTAATAAGTCTGTTTCAAATGCTTCGAAATAAGATATGTTAAACTCCTGCTCTTCTTGTTCTTTAGACAACTGTTGAATACGAAGTGCTGTATCATCTTGCATTTCTGTCAACTTGTTCAGAGCTCTTGTAAAGTTTTTCTGTGCCTTAGAATACTTTAATTTGATTCTAGGACCACCTTCACGCATTTCATATATAGCACTTATATCTTTGTTGACATCAGCTAACTTCTTCTTATCTTTTTCTAACTGTTTGTTTATCTCCTCTAGCCTTCTTTTAGATTCAACACCTAAGTCATTCATTATCTTAAGCCTGTTCTCTCTGTTCTGTGCAAGAGTTTGTTCGTTCTTTGCTAACTCTTCTGCAGACAGGAATTGAATAGTTGCATCTTTTTGAGATTGAGTGACAGTTCCTACTGGTCTTATTCTAGCTTCATTATATCCTTCTTGAGGTGTAAAGAATTTATTTGCTAATTGTTTTTTGAGGACTGTACCATTAGCATCTTTATATACAAACAATAACTTACCATTATCATACTGTAATCTTCCTCTTCTTTTACCACCAAAGTTCTTTCCGAAGTTAAATTCAAATATATTGTTTCTGTGTCTGAAGTAGAAGTTTGCGGTTTTATTATTATTTACTGTTTCAAAAGGTGCCACCTTATAATCTATAAGTACATCAGGAGATATAGTTTTAGTTTCACCAGCTGGTGTTTTTATTTCTATACTACCATCTTCTTTCTTTCCAATAACAGTGAAGTTAGGAATTACCACTGGCTCATCTAGTGGTGTATCTTTTAAGAAGTTTACACCTTGTCCTACAAAATATTCCTGTCCTGCTTGTAGAGTCTTTTCTCCATTCTTTGTTTGAACAACTATGCTTTCAGTTACATCATTAATGTCCTGTGTTATATCTGTCTCTGCCGGTCTTACATCAAATTCCTTAGGGTTGGTTTTTATATCCTCGTACTCTTGGAGAAGTTCTTCTCTCATTTTAGCTATAGTAGCTACATCATTTAACTTTTGTCCTAGTGTATCTTTTGTGTCCGAAATTACATCTAGATTATTTATTTCCTCAACTGCTGCGTTAAAGCTTTCAGCCTTATTGTTTAATACATCTTGAATGATTGTGTTAACATCGATATTAGGCAATGCAGTTTGAAGTTCTTGTGTAAGCTGAGGTATACGTGTGTCAAAGTCTGTAATCATACTAGCTGTATATAACATCTTATCCATTACAGCTGGTCCGTATACACGTCTTTGTTTTCCATCTGGACCCTCTTCTGTTATACCTCCGTATCTCAAGTTTAAAGACTGGTAAAGACTTAATGTACTTTCAGCTGTATTTTTAAACCTCTGCATGCGTGCAAGAAATGCATCTCTAGTATCACCCTCTTGTATCTTACCCTCAGCCTGAAGTTGAGCAAACCCTTGTTCTGTTTGTGCTAAGTTTATAACATCTGCAATCTCTTGTTGCACCATGTCGTATCTTCCATACTTTATTCTAGGAGTTAGATAATTAACTATATACTGTAACTCTAGATTCTTGTAAGCTAACTCATCTCCCATACGAGCTGCTGTTTCTATTTCTTGCCCTATAACCCCTGCTCTATTCACAGCATCTATAGTACCATTTGTAAAATCAGAGAAGGTATAAGGCTTACCAGTGATTGGGTTTAATCTATTAAGTGCTTGTAATGCTGCTTGTGTATTAGATTCTCTTGCACTGTTTCTTCGGTATCTTCCTCTACCAGTCATTATAGAACCAGACAGTCCACCGATTAGTGCATTCTTAGCTCCCTCATCACTAAACACACCTTTGGTCACTGCTGCACCAGCTGAGTCTAACCAAGAGGTTGCTTCATTATTATACTTCTTATTATAATAATCTTGAGATCCTACACTAGCACCAAACTGTCCCACCTCTTCTGCAGCTTCTGTAGCTGAAAAAAGGTAAGGTCTAATTTTATTTACTCTGGCTAATACAGGATGTATCTTACTTACTTTCTCAGTATACTTACCACCTTTGTATACTATTTCATCTGTTTCTCTTACTAAGCTGTTGATCGCACCTTTGTCTCCTTTATATGTGAAGCGTCCTATACGTGGAAACATAACGTAGTTACTTGCACTTAAGATTCCTACATTTGTCCAGAATGAAGCATTCCCTGCACCATCAGCAGCATCATTAATTACTTCTAGTGCTTCAGAGCCTGGTGTTACTCCATACTCATCTTCATATTCTTTTATTAATTTATCTCTAAATTCATTTGAATTATGTAAAGCTTCAATGCCTGCCTCACCGCTTGTTGCAAGACCTGCAACTACAGCTCGTTGTCCTGGGTTTAATATATTATATTGTGTTAGTAAATTATCAGACAATGCCTTCACCTCACCATACACCCCAGCTCCTTTGCCTGCAGCACTTAATCCTTTTTCTGTGGCTGCAACTGTCTCAGCAGCTTTACCTACACTAACTAATTTAGCTGAAGGTATTACTGATGTCATAGCTTTTGTTGCAAGATTTATACCTCTACTAAACACACCACCGGACGCATATGCACCTGCTGCAAATCCTAAGTTTTTAACTACACCATCCCATAAAAAGTTTCCTGTTAGTAAATAGTCAGGACTGTACCACTTAGCATCTCTTTCTCTTTGTGTATAATAGTTTGGAAACTGATCTTCTGACCACTTGTTAACTGAGTCAAGTTTTCTATTAAATTCATTATCATAGAATGAAGCAAACCTACCATCAGAGATTGCTTTATATGTTCCGTTTACTAGCCCCACGGTACTTTGTAGAAATGTATTAACTGCAAGTATGGATCCTTTGGTAACACCATTAACAGCTTTACTACCAAAACTTTGATACTTTGCAGCAAGCTCTTCGTTGTCCACACCCATAGAAGTTGGTTGGAAATAATCATACCTTCCAGATCCTTCATACTCATCTTGAGTTGTTATCCTACTTCCTGCACCTTTATTACCAGGCCTTGATGTTTCTTGAATAAGATTGTTAAGTCCACCTTTTCTAGGTGCCATCATTGGACTACTAGGAGTATATTGAGAACGACCTTGAAGATTAGAAAACATATTAGGAGGAGGGGTATACCCACCAAACTGTGCATCAAATGACCCAAAGTCTAACTGAGGGGTAATAGGACTTGTAGCCATTGGTGGTATGTTAACTCCTTGTTGAGCTTTTTTAAGATCTTTTTTACTTGCCATAATATCTTTTATTGTCCTATTTTACCATCACCATTCAGATCTCTGCCAACAAACTTTTCATAATCTATATTTGTGTTGGGACTTTGTGCTGCTTTAGCTAACTGTTGGTACTGTCTTGAACTCATTTGAGCACCTGGTTCTACAAGCAGCTCATATATAATCTCATCAGTGAGTTGACCTAATAAAGGTGCAATTTGTTCTTTTGGAACCATAGAAGGCCATAATATATTTTTAGATATTCTATCAGATACTGGATCATATATATTAAGTTGTAACCTGTACATTCCATTCTCTGTTTTTGGACTCATGTCACTCACAATATTTCCACTTGCTTTATAATATTTAAGTGCTGGGAAGTCACCTGATTCAGAACTTAAGAATGCATTTTCCAAACTTGTTTTATATTTACTGTCTGTGGCTGTAGTAAAATAAGCATTTGGATTTCTTCTGAATGATCTTTCTCCATTAGACAATGTAAATTCCTCTAGAGGTTGTCTAGTGTCTATCATTGCAGGTAATATTCTTTGATTGAAAGCTCTGACAGCTGGGCTTGGTTCATATCTACCTTGAAAGAATCTTTCATATTGTTGTTGAGTTAAATCTATCTCACTAGGATTACCATCTCCATCCGTTACAATTAATTGATACTTACCATCAGCTCCAGCAGTTACAACATTAGCAGATATTATACCTTTTTCAAGAGCAGTTCTAATATCTGAAGCTACACCACCGCCTCCAAACACTCCCTCATCAACATCTCCTTTATCCATGTCAATAGCTATTCCTCCTAGTAAACCATCAAACTCTGCTTTCTGTGCTGTGTTAGTTAGAGGAATAGGATAGGCAACTGATTGAGGAATTATATTAGTCTTTCTTAATTCTTCTGCAATAAACTTTTCTCTCTGTTGTGTAAGATTACGTAATGTATTTTGAATAGGTTCGCTTTCACTAAAAGATATAATGTCATCATATACAGCACTACCAGAATCTTTAGTAACTCCATACAGTATATCTCTATCCATATACCCAGGAGCAAATAGTTGTTCGAATACAGCCTTCTCCTGTGCAGACAATTCACTCTCTGGACCCATAGCTTTCTTATAATCCCAGCTTTGAATTTCATCAGGGTACTCATCATCTGAATCTTCATATACATACTGTTGGAACTTATCACTATTAAACATACTAATTAATGATTTGTAGTCAGCAGTGTAAGTAGATGGTATGCCACCATCGTCATAATTAATTGTTATTGACTTATTTGCAGCCTTCAGTTGAGGGGGTTCAGGGTATATTTTTAAAGCATCTTCATTAATAGATGTTACTAGATTACTTATTTGTTTATATTCTGCATCAAGTCTACTTAGAACAGATAGGTCCGATCTTAGATCATCTGGTAGAGATGCAGGATTACTACTATTTCTTGTTATTTCATCCTGTAACTGTTTATCAGTGTATCCGTATTTAGTTTTTAATCTTTCACGCTCGGTTATTGTTAGTTGCAGTGCTTCTTCCATAGCAATTTTTCCAGCAGCTGCTACTTGCGAATCACTAGCATCATCACCCTGATTAATAGGAACTCCTCCATATGCACCAACTTCAAGTGTAGCATTCTCTTGTTTTTTCAACCTAGCCATTTCTGCATTATGTCTTTCAGTCTGATAAAACTTAGCATTAAAGTTTGCTTGATCTTGTTGCATCTTAGCAACTTTAAGTTCTGTTTCTCTAAATGGATTACTGTGAATTGTTTCAGATACATTTTTATAAGAATAAGAATTAGTAAAATTCTTCATCCAATCAGTACTGTATAATTGTCCTTTTGCTGTTTCTACATCACTATTTAAAAAACTTGAAGACACACTTTCGTATTCTGATTTTAGAGATTCTGCCTGACGTTGAAGAGCATCTATTTGATCCTGAATAGCATTCTTTTCTGCAGCGGTCTTTGATGAGTCTTGCAAAGCCTCCATGTCTTTTATCTCCTTCTGAAGTCCTAGGAACGTGTTGTTGTATGACTGATTTACATCTTGAGAAAATACTTCATCATCTATACCATTGTATTTAAACTGTCCATCAATAGCCATTTGCTGATATGCATCTGGTGGAAGAGCAGCTTTTAAAGCAGTTTGAATTTTCTCTGGAGTAAGAGCTTCTATCTTTCTTCTAGTGACAGCATCATAATATACAACTTTACCTCTTGAGTCTGTAGTTGCATATATATCATTCTGTGTTGAATCAGCAGCTAAACCTTCTACAACATCCTGAGCCATTTTATTATAGTCTACATAAGGTCTGTATGTTGCATTGAATGTAGAGTTTAAATCTCCCTCCATCCAAGCTTGTACTTGTTTAGAAAAGAATAAATCATTTGATTGAGACCCTTTTCCTTTACCTGTAATTTCTTGTTGTTGTTCTAATTGTTTTCTATATTTAGCTGCAGAACCAACAGCATTTAAAATAACTGGATCATTTACCAATTGTTTAGTCATACCATCAACTGAATTAACAAGTTGAAAGTTTGAGAAATCTGATGCAGCAATACTATTGAGCTGTCCTCCTAAAGCATTAAGCTTAGATTGAAGATATTCTTTATCTTGTGGTCTAACTACATCAAGACCAGCAATGTTATCAATGCTGTCCTGAATCTTTTGTACTCCCTGGTTATATGCTTGTTGCTTGAACAAGCCAACCTTAAGCATTTCATCCTGAGGACGCTGCTCTACATATTCGTTGAAGGTGGGAATGTTATCTAGATATGATGCCATAATTTAACAAATGTATTATTATTTAAAGACTTATCCAAGATACACTAATCGATTCTGGTAATTCTTTATAATCAGATTAGTTATTGTTTTTTGAATTGTCTTAGTATATTACTATTCCTGTGGTTCTTTTTTACTTTTTTATTGATAGGTTTTAATTTTGTTCCGTACTTTCCAACTGCTGTACTTGGATCATTTACATAATCGTATATAGGTTCAGCCCTTGCAGCATCTAACACTTCACCCATTGCGTCTTCATTTATACCTTCATTAGTAGAATTAGTAGTTTGTCCACCTCCAAAACCACCACCAGTTAAATAATCAAAGATAGTTTGATACGGTCCAAAAGCAGATGTCTGTCCTTTACCAGGTATATTAAACTGTGCCATTCCTTGATTAAATAAATCTAAATCTTCACTAAATCTAAAGTTAGGAAATAGTTCACGTAGAACTTTCTCTCTTCGGTTCTCTAGTTTATTCTGCTGATACTTATCAGATATAGACTTAACAATTTCTTGCTGTGTTGCTTTTGTATTAGCTACAGCTTGAGCTTGTCTTTGTTGTTGTTGATCATAAATACCTAAGTTAGTAAGCCTTGCCTGATTAATCGCCTCAATGTTGCCAGAGTATACTTGATCTTTCATTGCTTGGTTCTGTCTAAACTCTTCAGCACCGACACTATTAAGTGCATCAAAGAAAGGAGCTTGTGCAGCAGCTAGAGCTGCAGGATTATTTGCCAGTATAGGATTTTGAGCCATAGCTCTATACTGTGAGTTAATTACATTTCTTTGATCCTGCAAACTTATATCGTAAGGAACTCTTAATCTAGGTTGGTATGTCTGTGCATAAACAGGATCAAGTTGATTGTTTGCAGCTGCATTTATCTCAGGCAGTATCTGGTTATAATCAAGATCATTGTCTATAGGTCTTCTAAATAAGGGTCTAAGAAAACTTGCATCAAATGGTGTTTTTGGTTTTACTGTAGTAGTTTCTGTAGTAGTTGCTTCTTCTTCTACCTCTGCAAATTCATATTCAGCAGGTGCAGCTTCCTTTGATTCTACCTCAGGGGTAAATCTAGCACTAGAAGTTTCTTCACCAATAACACCATCTACATTTACTGACACGTTTATACCTGCATCTTTGTTTCTTTTATTAAATTCTCTTTGGAATCTTTTTACATCTTCTTTCTTTCTACGATCAAAGTTCTCCCAATCAAACCAAGAGTTTTCTTTTACAAACGCTTCATAATCTGCTTCAGTTACATTACCAGCTAATCCTGTTTTATCATCATACTTCTGTCCTTTAGGCATATCACCTATATCAGAACCAGTTGCATCTTTACGATCAATTTTTTCTTTTGCTGGTGTCTTTTCCTTCTTCCACTTTTTCTGCTCTTCATCCCATGTAAAGCCAGCATCTTCAGCTTCTTTTATTGTTTTAAATTTTGTAGGAAGGTTATTTATTTTAAGACCACCTTGGGCTATAGGTATTTCTGTACCATCTTCAGCATAATCCTGTGTGTCTTTAACAGCTTCTATCTCACCTTTAGATAAGAACTTATTACCATCTATACCACGTTCATTAAATGTATCATTTAAGGCTGTTTGAAGATCAGCTAACATTTCTTTCTTATTAGCTATATCTTTTAATTTCATGTCACCACCTTGTACAATTGCATCTGAAGTTGATCTTACCAACTCGCCCCATTTAGTCTTTTGGGTATCTCCAGCATTTTCTACAGCTTTTCCCATTTGTTTATTTATTCTTGCTTCCTCATCATTGAGGTTGTTTACATAGTTTTTAAACTTTTTACCTTTTGCATTATCGTCACCTAACTCTGATATAAAATTATTTGGTATTTTTAAATCTCCAAACACTACTAAGTTTTCCTGGTTCCCACCGTCTTGCATAATTTGAGCTGGTTCATTTTCTACTTCTACCACTGCTTCATTATTAGCAACGGACTGTGGACCATACGCAACACCAATACCAGTTTGACCAGTCTTAGGATCTTTTTTATCATGCGAGTTACCAGAGAAATATAAACTTTCTCCCCCAGCATAAGGGTTATAGGATACAGCATTTACATCTCCACCCCATAGAGTTTTAACATTACCATCACCTGCTACCGATCCACCTTTTTGCATATGAGAAGCATATCCTGCGTGGATTTGAGGACCTATCTTCATGTTGTTCATGTCGGAAATATTTGTATTGATAGCATCTCTAGCTATATCTTGTTTATTATCATTAGTGTCTATTAAACCTCCTATACCACTTCCAATAAAATCACCAATAGCACCACCAAGTGGTCCACCAACAAGCGTACCTATACCTCTACCAACACCACCACCAATATTGCTTCCTGCATCTCTACTAGCTTTATCTCCATAAAGTGAATTTCCTAACGTGTTTCCTATTGCATCATATGGTACTCCTCCACCATCTTGATACGATTTAACTATGCTAGGATTATTTAGTGGAACGTATCCTCCATCCTGAAGAGCACGCATGCTATTTACATTTCTTCTATTAAGCATTCTATTATGTTCTAATTTTTCTTTCATAGTTTCGTAGTAAGGTAGACCATAAGTAAATTCTCCTTTACCAAGAAGGTCATCTCCTTTTAGATTTAAGTTTCTAGGACCTCCAGCTCTAAAGTTATTTAGAAAATTACCACCACGTTTAGCAAGTACGTTTGTGCCTACACCATAAATAGGGAAGAACTCTTCGCCTGTGTTCTGAATATCTTCAGGACGAACATAGTCTCTTTCTATTTCTTCTGGTTTAGTCAGAGCAGCCTGTCGTGCTATTGCACTTACCTCCTGCATTTGTTTAAGATCTTTTAGGGCATCCTTCTGACTTTTTATCTTACTGATACCCATCATGATATCTTTTGTAATAGGACTATTAAGGACTTGACCTAATTCCTCTGATTGTAAAAAGCTTCCCACTTTCTGTCCAAAATTCATAGCAGTTCCATCCTCATTGTATTGCCCTTTACTAAATGCTTTTCCAAACATACCAGATCCATCAGGATTACCATACTGATCTTGCTGTGGGATCTCAAATCCTAGATCCATACTTTGTATCTGACCCAAACCAGTTTGTGCTTTAGGTGCTTCATGTCCCCAACCTTTTTTCTTAAGTGCTAAGTGCTCTTTGTAAGTCATAGCTTTCTTACCCTTCTTAGTCTTAGGATCATACATCATGTGTGGTTCAAACTTTTCAACCTTTCCACCTTTTTTAAGCATCTTACCAATTCTTTCAGCTTGGCTCTTGTGCATATTAGAAGCTTTGTATAACTCACCTTCTATCTTTTTCAATTTATCTTTACTAATTTTAGCACCCTTCTTACCAGCCACCATTCCTATTATTTCTGCATCACCAACTTCTACAGATCCTGTTGGACCACCTTCGCCTCCACCAAATAAACCACTAAGTCCTTCTAGTGCACCTCCCATGCCTTGTATTTTTCCTAATAGACCATCATCTTGTTTTTTGTTCATGTTAGCATACATAGCATCTATCTTTGCTTTGTATTCATAATCTTCTTTCTCCTCTTCAGTAGTCAAAGCATCAACGCCAAGCTCATAGGCCCTATCTTTAAACTGATCAAAGTAATCCAAAGTATCTTTATTTACACTCTTTAGAAGTTCTGTACCGTCAATAACTTTACGGTTATTACCAGCTTCCACATCAGTGTATTCTATAACATCACCTACTGCAGCTTTCTTAAGCTTAGCTAGTTCTTTTCCATGCTTCTTCATAAAAGCTGCCTCTGTAGGAAACTTCTTGTAGAATTCTTTTTCAGACTTAACGCCTGCTATTTTTAATATTTGAGCTTTCATATTATTAGTATTTGTCTAACCAGCCTCCTGGTTGTGGTGTATTATAGTTCGTAAAGTTAGTTAATTGATCTAAGCTGACCAAAGATTCTCCCTGCTTTGCATAACCCATGTTAGAAGATTTAGATAATTTAGTGTTATCTGATACAGTATTTAAAAGTTCCAGTATCTCCTCATCGTTGTATACCTCTTGCAACTCTCTAAACTGTTCATTATCTTTCATCACTTCCATCATGTCAGAGGTTACCTCTGAATCAAAGATGCTAGGCATTCCTTCCTCTTTTCCAATTGGACTAGTTTCATAGAAATATCTAATAGAATTAAGTCTTGCTCTAGTTTCTGTTGGATCACCTATATAGTTTACCCTGTCTTTAATATCTCCTCTAACTTTTCTAGGTGCATCTAATTTCTTTGTGTCCTTAAGAGTTCTCTTTCTATATTTATTAATAAGCTTTTGATCACTAGATGGTATAGTTAATCTATTAAACTCAGCACCTGGTGAGAAATCTTGAGCGTGTGACAACTCATGAAGTACTACATCTTTATCTTGATTACCTATTAGTTTAGGTTCTGATGTATCTAGAAGACTAGAGTTTAATTTAATGTCATGCCTGCTACGATTATATCTACCTAAGAAGTCATCAGCATGGTCATCAATACTAAAATCAACGTTATCTAAATTGTTTATTCTTTTGTAAGTTAGTCTCTCTATATCTTTTTCATCTCCATCAAAACTATTACTTAATAGTTCTTGACCTCTTTTAGAATTTGTCCAGTCTTTTAAAAAGTCAACTTGAGGTGAAGTGTCAGGAACTCTGTTTATATATGGAAAGCTTGATGTCGCTGTTTTAAGTTTAAGTCCATCCTGTGCCATAGGATACTCTGTTACAGAGCTACCATCGTATGTGTAATTCTCAACACCTGGTTGCATCATCTTTGTATCACCAGTGTCAGATATTCCAAGTACAGGATAGTTAACACCCTTCATTGTTATATTGTTGGAGTTTATTTTAGTTATCTTTCCTGGGTGTGCTAATTGTCCTCTATTATCTTCTATCACACCACCTTCTTGAAACTTGTCTAACCATCCACCATCTTGAGCTTTCTGACAACTACCCTTACTAAAAGGTGTCTTACCAGCAACTGTTTTATATCCTGGCCAACATCTTCCACCATCTCTTTGTTGAGGTATACTACCAATAGCAACAGGTGCTGCTACAGCAGGAAGAACTTTAAACAGATTCTTAAATGCTTTTTTATCTTTTATCATTTTAAAGAACCTTACATCCACTGAAGTTTTACCTGCTTTACCTTCCGATATTATTTTATTTATCAAGTCATCAGAAACCTCATATTGTTTATCTGTTCCCCAAAACTTTTTAGGTATGTATTCCATTCTTAACTCATCAATCCTTCCAGCAACTTCTTGTGGTCTAGATAGATATTCTATACTTTCTGTTGTATCATCTCCTAAGTTTTTTATATTTCCATAAACTTTTTGGATATCCTTTTTGTGAGCTCCTGTTAACACCTTTGTGTAATCATCTGTTACCTGAGGAACAGCAGATTGAATTGTTCTAGCATATTCAGGCTTAGTAGCTCTTGCACCAATATCCATTGCATGTTTATTTTCATGTGCAATAGTTCTTGAAAGTTTCCAATTCCTTTGGGATAAATTTGGAAATCTTGATTCAAACCTAGGAAGAGAAATAAGTGACCTATTTTCTGAAGCTCTAAAGAACCCTAGTGTGTTAGGGTTCTTAGCAAAATAGCTTATATCATCAGCACTTGTAGGTGCCATTACTTTTGTAAATCTACCTGTTGCTCCTATTTGATCTACATTCATTCTAGCATTATTAGCGTAGTTAATTTTATTAGCTCCTTCAACTACCTGATCGTTTAACCTTCTTAGTAACATTGCATCATCAGCAAGTCTTGGGAACATTTTATGTATTGCACTTAAAGGTACACTTAGTTCACCGCTTGGTGTAAATAGCTCTGGTTGTTTTGCTTTTAATTGTTCAAGACCTCGTTTGTATAAATTTTGATTATTACGAACTTGTCTGGTTAGACCGGGATCATTAAATTGATATGTAAAATCATCAAATCTTGTTTGAAACCCTGGAGCTTTTTGCCAAGTCTTATTAAAGTCAGCAGCTGCTTTAACACCACTTTCATTAAAACCTCTAAATTTAGATTTAAACGGTCCTCCCTTTAGTAGTCCCATTAATTCAGTAAGACCTACCCTAGTGTCTGACAAAGGATTAGTAAGATTATCTACTCCTCTTTTAAGTGATTGTCTTAGTGAAGGTGCTGCTGCATCAACACTTGCATCTACTAGTCCAGATTGTCCAAGACCTCTATAGTACATGTTTGGTTTGGATTTCAATGCATTCGTAAAAGGTGCCATAAGAGGTTTTTTAAACAAACCTGCACCTATATATGTTGTGGGATCTGTTGCTATATCAAGAGCGATTGCTCCAACTGGATTCTCAATGTTTAATACTTGAGATGGTGTTCTTTGTGTATCAAATGTAAGTGCATTTAAAAAGTTGGCATCTCTACCTCTTAGTGCTTGTATACCCTCCACCATAAGCGATTGAGGAACTTGTAATGCAGATAAAGGTTGTTGCACTAACATACCTGTTACCATATCCCTGGTGTCTTCAGCAAGTCCTCTTTTTGTATAAGCAGCTCTTCTTACACCTCTACCAATCGGACCATCATCATTAAAGTATTTTCTTTGCTCTGCACTTAAATCATTATAGTAAGGATACTTCTCATAGTCTACCCCTGAGTACATTACTACCTCATCTAGTTGATTAGGAACATCAGCAAATGTACCCTCTTCATATGCTTTTTTATATTCAGGAGTGCCATACATAACTGTACCATCCTGAGCTTTCTTAGGTTCTTCAGGAGATGTTCCAGACGTACGTGCATACATCATACCAGATGCACCTGGAAGACTTCCTCCCATAGCAAACTTATCTAACCAACCACCGTTAATTGCTTTCACAGGCGTAGCACCTCCAGCTATAGCACCGAAGTATTTCTTCTGCTTATCAGTCAGACCTCTCCCATGGACAGTTCCGTCTTCTAAAATCTTTCTCGCTTTACCTGGTGTTAATGCCATTACTTATATGATATTTGTGCTGGTGCTACAATAAATTGACTAACTATGTGTGTAGTAGATGTATTATCTAATATATGTCTTACCTTTAAATCCTTTGCTCTAAGTTGTGACTTCTTAAATGATAGGTCACCATAGTTCATGTTATCTTGATTTACCTCCTTATCCAAAGATAGTGATGTACACGGTGTTTCAAATAAAGGAACATTACTACTTTTTTGTAATGCCCAAAAAGTATTATACTGATAAAAGTTATCACTTTTAGTGAATACAATCGTCTTACTGTCACTATTTAATATAGGATATTGTAAGTATGAACTTAGATCATTCATAGGTTTAGGTACAAGTTCTAGTATACCTGTTGATTGTTGTCCGTTATATAATACAGCTTTATTAAAGTATTTATTATCTGTCTGAACTTTACTGTTGTCATCAAATGCCCCAACAGTAGAAGGTATATATGTATATGTCTTACTATAATCTTTTATGTTCTGTACTATTTGATCATTATACTTGTAATCAAATGGATACTCAATGATGTAAGGAGAAATGTCCCCATAGTAATAGTTATATAAACTATCGTTTCTCAAGTGAGTCCACAAACATCCTGTTCTTTTAGGAACAAATTTAGAATTTCTATAATCAAATCCATTTATCTTTCCTTGAACATCAAAAGATTTTACAAACTCGCAGTCCCCTGTTGAGGTTAGCGTAATAACTCTCACTGCATTTTGTACATCATAGGACACACCTGTTATTAATGTAAACAAAGATACGCCTGTAGCTATAGTATTACCTAAGTCATCAGTGATTGTAAACGGTCCTACGTTAGGACTAGCAGATGTTATTTTTATACTTATTGTTTTCATATTTATATATCACAAGCACCTATTAGTGTGGCTGATGGTCCTAGATCACCAGGTGTATTAGTATTTGCACAAATGAAACTAGTCTGACCTGTTGCAACAGATACAACTTGTTCTATTCCACTACAGTCTGTATACCTTATTGCTATTGGTCCAGTAATTTCCCACTTAGAACAATTAGGTTGTATACTTGTAGTAGTAGTTGTTGTTGGAGCAAGTGTAGTACTAGTTGTTGTGGTTGTTGGTCCTGCACTTGGACTAACGCATGATGTAAGTTGAGTTATATTTGTTGGACTAAAGTAGTTTTCGATCTTTCCTTTACCACTAGTAGCTCCTTCTAGAACTACTTCAAATGGAGAGAAAGGTGCCACAGAAAACTGAGCATATGGGTAAACAGGAGTATTTCCTTTACATACAATTATAATGTCACAGTCACACGAATGGATTGTTATATCCACTCCACTAAATTCACTACTAGTAATAGTAGAAACTATCTCTGGAGTTACTACTTGGTTATCATAATCCCACTGAACATATTCAAATGCTCCTGTTGCTATTACTTCTCTAATTGTTATTAGTTTACCTTCAGTTGTGTATAATAAATTAGTAGGGTATGTGTAACCAGTTTGTAAAAGAATTTTCGATGATGGGATTCCACTTGTTGTATCTATTTCTACTATAAATCCTTGAGCTGTATCTATTGCAAGAATTGCACTGTCATCTTTAACTACCACTCCAGCAGTTGTACCAAATGCATTATCAGCGATTACTAAATCTGAATCTGCTACTACAGTCCATGGGCTTGTTGTAATTGTCCATTTCTTAAATGAAGTATTAATACCTGGTGAAACTGCGTATAGAGCAGTTGGGCCAACAGCTAACTTACCAGACGTATAGCCAGGAATATTTATATAGGCATAGTTAACCCAATCTTGTTCTACATTTTGAAGAACTACATTACCATCATCATCATTATAAATAAGTCCACAACATTGATCTAGATCTCCATTAAACATAGTAGTTGTAGTAGTTAATGTATTACAATCACATGGTACTTGTTCTAACAATATTCCATCTTCAACATAATTAGCAGTTTGATAAGAGTTTATATCTACACTAGTATACCAACCATCAGGAACTTTTGTACAAGAATCATCATCACCAAAATAAAGAACTTGTCCTATAGATACGTTAGCACCATTAACATCTGCTCCTGAATATTCGAACGTGAAGTTTATAGGTACAGCCTCATCATTACTATTTAGATTTGCTAAAAATGCTCCTATAGCACAAGCACTTGCTGCACTTGATGATCCTATAATAGGAGCAGGTTCAGTCATAATCTGATAACCTTCTGTAAAAGTAGATTGTGAAAGAGGTGAAGGTCTAGAACAAATTGTTGTAGTAGTAGGACTAGGAACAGTAATATATCCTACACCATCTATGTCACAATTTATTTCTTCTAATATTGATATATCAAGATCACAATCAGGAACATATCCTGTAGTAGTTGTAGTAGTAAATAAAGGATCAGATGAAGTTGTGGTAGTAGTTGTTCTAATTTCTTCAGGTTCTACCTCTCCAAACCATCCATCCAGATATGGAGTCTCTTCCCCTATTTCAGATCTATCAGGAGTTTCTAACACTGCTGTAAATTGTGTACAACAGTTATTTATACCAGAATAGTAAAAGTTGTTTTCACCAATGTAGAAATTAGGTAGATAGGAATGAAAAGATATCCAACTTCTAGTACTAAAGTCAAAAGACATAGTCCAAGATTTGTTACAGAAATACTCTCTATCAAATAAGTATACTTCTTGTTCTTGTTCTGTTTCTCCTACCGTTACATAAAACTTCTTATTTACAGAATCATACCTTACATCATCGTTAACAGGAATATAGTCTAACTTAGTAATAATTACTCTATCAAACCTATTATCATATACACCGTGTAACCCAATGCCATTAAAATGGTTGTCTGTATAAACATCTGGGAAGTATTCTAGAATCTCAAAAGGTAAATGACTTGTCATAAATCTATTTACACCTGATCCAAACTTAGTCATGTCTATAACTTTTGACCCAGCCATTAAGAATATCTGACCTCTTTTTGCATCTGCAGTAACTGCTCCGTATGGAACTTTTAGTAAGAACTTATTTTGAGAACCTACATATCCCAAATCTGTCTCTGCAAAATCTATAGGAGGTGCTCCATCAAACAATCTAGGATTACCTATATATGCTGCTTGAGGATTACTGGTATCAATAGTTAGTAACTTGTTATATAGCAAAGCTTTATTTTCAAACCTTGCCAATACAGCCTTATCCATCATTCCATCTAAAGATGTTAGATTACCGTAGTTTTGTGGGAAGTCATGGTAAGAAAGAGCTCTATATACTAACCAGTTGTTTACTCTATTATCTGCACTGTCCCCTTGTGTATCTGAATAAATTGCTCTGAATGGAAAGAATGTATAACATTCAGCTATCCAATCTGGAGGCAGTTGACTAAACACATTTTCTTTGTTCTGTTTAGAGAATGTTACATTATAGTAATACGTATTATCTTGAGCAATTGGTACATTTGTTTCTTGTAACCAGTCATCAGGAATACCTGAACTTACATGAGGCCAGAAGTCTCCTTCTTTTGTATTAAATGCTTGCCTTAAGTCTGTATTATATACACTCTCACAATAGAAATTAGGAACACCATATGCCCATAGATACATATATCCATCATAAAATGATCTATATGTTCCTGCATAAGACTCTTGATCATTAGGAGGTGGACCAATTAAAGAAGGATCGCTAGGACAATCAAGATTATGTGCTTTAGTTGATATAAGATTGTACATTAACTGATCAGGGTCGCCTGATGTTACATTATAAGGTTCTAAGATAGATCTTGCCGAATGCCAGTATTTAGGATAAGCAACATTACCTAACTCATCAAAGAATATATCTGAATCATCTGGTGCTTGCACTCTATTATCTATAAAGAATGGTAGTTTAGTTTTGAATGTAAATCTAGATATAAATATATCTCCACCAAATATTGTATCTGTCCCTGAAGCTGTAACAAGTTTTTGATAACCAGTGTCAATTCTTTGAAATGAGTTTAATTGACCCCATTGATTAGGAAGAATATTCTTCATAGAAGCATAGTATGATACTACTTTTATATCTTGCTCTTGTCCTGGTTTGTCACAAACTCCAGACTCCCCTATGCTAAATCTTGAGTATTCTACCATACTAGATTCACCGTCTGCTCCAATTAAACTTTCAGTATTTTGAGGTAAAGGAAGTGCTAAAATATCATCACTAATAGTAGTATTAATATATACAGAAGATTCTCTATTCCAATTATTAATTGGAGGTTGGCTATTATTAAAAGATTGTACACCTGGTATAAGGTATCTTGTAAGTTCTATTTCTCTTTGTTTGATACCACCGTTCGTATTATTATTGATAGGAAAATGATAATCATAGTTTGCTCTTGAGTTGAAAGACATTGCATAATTCTTTCTTGTAATACCATTTATGTATATAGTAAGATAGGATTGGTATACTGTAAACATTATACCAGCATTAAATACACCTGAACCCATAGAAGCCACTCTCTCAGAACTTTTTAACGCATCTTCTTGAGCTTCTTTACTTAGAAGTTTGTACTTAGCATTGTCTTTAACTTCTACAAAGTGAGCCTTTCCTGCTCCAAACATTACACTTTCTAACTTAAGTACGCTTCCTAAGAATGGTTGTCCAAAAGATGTGTCTGGTGAATTGAAGATTTGCTTATCTAGAATATCTTTTGCTTCTTCATAGTCAGCCCCATCTAATGGTTTAATAGGTATATCTCTGTCACATTTTAAACAGGATCTTCTACTATGTCTTTTAGAGAATTCATTATTTTGTCCTCCAGAACCAGTATCATTTGCATTTTCAGCTGGAGTAAAAGTATCCCAAGCATTTACTGGAGTTGGAAATCCAGGTCCGCTATAAGCAGCACTCGAAGCAACACTATCATCAAAAAGAGGAAGAGGATTAGTAGGTTGTCCAAATCCAGGACTTGGCCAAGGTTGTACATTGTCTGGATTTTCTTCTACTTTAACACATGTCTGACATGCTTTTGATTCCTGATCAGGATCCGGACATGGGTAATTAGGATCAAAGGTATTTGGAGGATATGATATTATGTCATAGTTTTCTTCTGGATTATCAGGATCTGGTTCAGTACAAGGTCCTGGATAAATTTGAGTTAGAAAAATACGAGGATTTGAACAGCAACTACCAGAAGGTTCACGCCAAGTAGGTGCATAGGGGTGATTTCCTTCATATCCATAACTTGCTCCAGCTGGTGCTCCTCCAGGACTTTCATCAAAATCAATTTGGTTTGTACCATAAACATCAAATTCAGGGTCAGCATTTGTAATCACATTAACTCTGTCAATACCGTCAATAATATCACCACCCCACCTCAGAGTAGCAGAACAATTTACTGTTCCATCAAAATTAAAATTGTTAAATGGATTTTGCCATTTTAATTCATATCTACTACAAGGGCCTTTATCACTAAAAGGTACAGGAAAAATCTGACAGTTGGAGCTATGGTCACCAATCCATACATCAAAGTCTCCAGGTCCTATTGTTATAACACCTTTCAGAGATACAGGTCTTGTTAAGGAACAAACTTCTAAAATACAATTAGGTGAAATAGTGGCTTGTGTTTGTTTACCATTTTCAATACTAGTATATACAAATACTCCATCTTCATCATTTACAGTTATATCTATACCATATGCAGTATACCAAGGTCCAAGAAAAAAATCTGTAGCCTTATCAGGCATATATAAAAGCCATGACTTAGATTTATAATTCCAAGCATTGTTATTCTCTTGTAGGAACGAGTCCTCTCCAGATACTTGATTATATGGGTAGTTAGGGTAGTAGTATTCTTGATCATCTTTTGTATACTTGTTTAAATTTCTAAGAATACCTTTTGCTATTACTGATTTGTTTGTACCACGGTCCCCTCTTACTATTTTAAATGCTACAATATCATCTTTCTGTTCTTGAGTAAGATTAGAAGCTGTTATTAGTCCTGTTATTTGAGTATTGTTAATCTTAACTCCTATAGGATAGATAGCATCAGAGTCTTGCATCGTGGGTACAATACTAGTACCTTCATAAACAATCTGTGGATTTTCTACAATAGGACTTACTAATACATCTGGAAACTTATGATGTCGTATAGGTGTATCTGCAAGGCTTCCCCACAACTCAGTATTACATGGATACTTTTCAGTAGATTCCCAGTATGCAAAGTTTCCGTATTCAAAAGGTCCTTTATAATTAGCTTCTCCATTATACTCAGGTGAAAATCCTAAGTTTGTAGCATTGTTATATATCTTCCAATAAGGACTATAACCAATACCACTTTCAAAGTAATCAGGTTCTCCAATAAAGTCATCATTGGTATTAGGAACATCCGGTTGAGGGTTTAGATTAAGTGGGCCTGGTATGTGAAATGAGTCTGTCTGTTTTCCATTTCGTAAAAGAAATACTATTTCAAATGCATACACTTCATCACGCATGTATCCACGATAATTAGTAGCATTCAATTCATCACTGTAGTCTTCTCCAGGTGGGAGTCTATGTGTTTCCCATTGTAATGTTATTTGACTAGCAATATTCTGATAATTAATTCTATCTACAGAAGCTAAGTCACTCCATATCAGCGTGTCTTGTGCAGAAGTTATATCCTTGGCTACATCATAATATGGATACTTCTCAAAAATATCTGCAATAGATAATTGTATAGGATTTGCATCTGCACCAGTGTATGTAATTATCTGTTGATCTTCAGTAATGTTATATGTACCTACTAACTCTACAGAGGTTATATCATTAATAGTTTTTATTACTGCTAAATTGAAGTAGTTATATTGTCCTGATAAGTCCAGGTTTGATACTCTTAGTTCTATTGATTTACCTACTGGATAGTTAAAGTTTACTGTTGTGTTTAACGGATCAGCAATAGGTGTAGGGTTAGTAACTGAATAGTAAGAAGTAAGATCGCTACCAGCTGCATCTGAATACTGTACAGCAAATTGATATGTTCCAGCAACCAGTGAGCCTACGTTTAGTATATCGTTTATTTCTAAAAAAGGTATGTCGAAATTAGGTTGTATCTTAAGTTGATTACAATCCAATTGATCAGTATATACAGGATCACATCCAGGGTCTGAGTTAGGATCAATAACATATGGAATGTTATCTATATCTAAATATCTCCTAGCATTAAATCCATCTGTCCAGTATATCTCTGTACTGCAATTTGTTATTCTATGCACTACTTTATGTATAGGATAATCTATACTAAAGTTTAAACAAGGAGCATTTACTAATGTTTGATATTGACAATCATTATTAAACATGAAGCCAATTTCACTATCACCAGTTAAAGGATCTGTTAGAAAGAATATGTTTTTCTTTTTCTCTGGAATTGTATATTTTCCAATGAGTTCGTACCCATCAGGAAAACTTAAACAAGGCTCATTACCAGGTTCATTTTGATAGTTGACTGAACTAGAATCAAAGTTCTCTATAGTAGCATTCAATGCATAGGTAAGACTTCCTGTCTTTACTTGATTGATGGTGCTATCCATGTTAAGACCAGTAGTAGCTTGATTATATTCAAGTCTAACTTGGCCTTTCTGAGCTTTGTCATCTTTTTTAGCAGCAGCAGCTTTTTTAGCTTTTGCGTCTTCCATTTCTTTTCTAGTAGCCATATGCTATTTGTTAACTCCTACCGTTACCTCTCCACAAACCATATCCATATCTGTTTGAATATCTTCCTGACACTTGAGATTTTGCATCAGGTAATTCATACATATTATTACGATTGAGATCAGTAATAACTCTTCTTTGTTTTTGATATACTGTTTCTTTCTTAAGTTCTGTTTCTGCCATAATCCAAGACTCATCAGACATTTGTTTATAATAAACTAGTTTTTGTTGTAGCTGATTAAATGTTTCATCATTTGTCTGATTTGTTAGAGTTTCAAATACCTTAAACTTAATAAACGATTCTATATATTCTCTTACACGATAATTATCTGGAATCAATTGATTTCCTATCTTGTCATAGTCTGTAGAATAGAATACTAAATGAACTACTCCTTTTCTAAAGTTAGTAACAAACTTATTGTCTCTTACATCAAAAGAATCGTAAGAAGAAGATCCTGGAGTGAACTCACGTCCTGATAAAGCTAACTGATTGTATTGGTCCCAAGAATCTGTATATGCTAAATTACAGCTCTTTCTAGCTGAGATGTTACCTGGTTTAAGTAGGTATGTTCTTCTATATGCTCTAGGTATTTCACTGTTTGTTTTATATACAGCTTGTACTATCTCAGGCATACATGTCCCATCGCAACTAGGATGTTGACAATCAGGATTATTACAGGGAGTACCACCAATAGTTAAAGGAGCAATTTGAATAGTTGTAGCATTTGCAGCCTGACTATAAAAAGAAGATGCTGCAGGATAAGGGTTTCCTGGAATAACTGCACACATCCAAGCTTCTCTCACAGCATGAAAGTTGTCTGGTAACCTTGCTTCAAAGTCTTCTATAAATAGAGCCTCTGTAGTAATCTTATATGTTGTTCTTCCCATTTTCCTAAGACACTTATCTAAGTATGTAGGAAATAGTAAATCATCTACAGCACCAGTATCGAAGTAACTTTTAAGCTCTTCTTTTACTGTAGCGTATAGTGGTTCTGGGGATACAAAATCGTATTTATAATAGTATGACATAACTTATTTTTTCCATTCGTGATAGGTCTGTTGATATTTAGGATCTGCTTTTATATAATGAGAAAGGTCTCTGGAAGTTCTTCTAGATGGTTTAAAATACCATAAGTCTGAGTTTCTAAATCTTGCTGTAGATTTAAACCACATCCAACCAAAAAAATAACCTTCTGTATGATAGTTAAAGTTATATACAACTTTTCCTTTCTTTCGTGTCTTCTGCCAATCAATAGGAAGATTTACAAACTCCTTTCCATTGATGTCTTTAGTTTTTCTTCTTTTCTTCTTATTAATCGAAAACTCTCCAAAACCAGTTGGAAGCTTTTCTTTCTCTCCTGTTTCTAAAATATAGTGTTTGAATGACTCATTGAAACCATACAGGATATTTCTCCACTCATCAAAAGTTAGAGATATTAAAGGGTGCTTCTTACAGAAGTCCTCGTAATTCTTTTTACTTGCACTTCGCCAGTCAACTGCTACTCTTGACATATATAATTTATTACTGAGTTGGTTGGGCATTTGGAGCTTGTCCATCTATGCCTTCGTTACTCATGTCGGTTTTAATTTGGAAGTATGTAGCTAAGAGTTTTTGTGATACTAATCCTAAAGCTGAAGACTCTAAATAACCTGGTAGAGCATACTCTTTATCCAAAGGGTTTTTACAATATTCTTCATCTGTAACATCCACACCACCACAATCACAATCTGGATACATAATTTCACTAGGTACATCTTCTTCAAAAAATGCAGATAGTCTGATTGCTTTTAGTAAAGGATTGTTTACATATAAGTATCCATTAGATATCCAGAAGTAATAATCATTTTTTACTATTGGTAGTTTCAATAAATTCAAATATCTATTTATAGTTATCTCCTTTAATTTAGTTCCTCTTCCTCCCATAGCATCTACAGAATATACACCCTGTATTACATATTGGTAGTTACCTTCCGATATTCTAGGTAGTTTATGTGCAGTTCTGGATACATTACACTCGTCTGCATACTCACAACATTCTGAGATGGGAACTTCTTTCATCTCTAGACAAGGAATAGTGGTATATAATGTATCACTAGCCCATAGTTTTCTTAAATTGGTTTCTCTTTTTATCAACATTTGAGATGTGTTTCTTATCTCAGAAGCAATAACTCTATCCGTTATCAAAGCATCTGTTGATAAAATCTTATGTGTACCTCTCACATCCGAAACCAATTTTCTTAATGTTGCCATTGTTTTATTTTTTATAATTACCGAAGCCTTTTATTCCTCCCTCTTGGTCAGCCTCTCTCATATAATTCTTTTTCATATTATAAGGACGCACCTTGGGAGCTTTTACATTCTTGCCTGGTGTAGGCTTTCCATACTTTGTTGCCATAATTATATTCTTTCTTCAAATTCAGCAACCTTGCCAACTTTACTATCGTAAACTAAAGCTAAGGCAGCTCGTACACTATGTACAAAATTATTATCTTTATGCCACCTATCTGTTCCAGATAAACTAGGCATTTGTTGTATCCTAACTCCTTTTATCTCTTTGGCCATATAGTGATGTTTATCACCTGTATGAACTTCTCTATATGTAGCATCACCAAACCACTTACTATATTTTGGATGCGTTGCAAACAATAATGGTAATGCATCAATTTTACAATTACCATGATGGAAGCCAATGAACGTATTACCTACTACAGTAGCTTTTACTAAACCTTCTTCTCTTACAAAAGATATATTCTTATCTTCCTTAAAATATATGTCTAACGCATGAGCTAAGTAATATGATTTAGTTCTATCGTGATTACCTTGTACTAAAATAACCTCAACATGTTTAGAATTAGTCTTTAACATTTTAATAGTATCTACTAAAAGATCAAATCCCATCTCGTACTCTGACGCATAATCTAATATTATATCTTGAGGAGTACCATTAGTTGTAGTGTTCTGATAATTATCTGTATGAAAGAAATCATTAGATATAGGAAACACTACTTTATTTATATTGTAAATAGATCTAACTTTATGAGTTAAAGCTTCTGCTATTTTCACAAATCTATTAGCTCTAGTTTGTGGATCATTATCTCCATCAACATATCTTTTAGCTAAGTGATAATCTGATAAAGATAACTCAATATCTACCAGAGGTTTCAGCTCCATCTGAGGAGCAGGAATAGGAATGTAGTTTGACTTATAGTTCTCTAGGAACTTGCTGAAGTCATCAGCTGTATAATCTTTTGGACCTTTTCTTTTAGAAAAGATTGAAGATGTAAACTTCCCAGTGGGAAGAACCTTAGACCAATAGTTAGTAATTATATACTTTTCTAGATCTATCTTGTGTAATTGTGCTAACTCTATATCACTTTTTGGTTCGAAGTCTAGAGTTATTGTACTTTCAATTGTGCCCTGTTCATTGCTAACTTTTCTTACTGCTTCCTCAATCTGTTTACTATTTGTTGCCCCATCTAGAAATTTATTACTGTCGTCATATTTCTTTCCTTTTAGTTCCTTTTTCAGCTCTTTTACTTCATTAACTGTAACGTTTAGCTTTTCTGCATACCACTCTTCACTTCTTTTTCTTGTTAACAACTCTTTAAGTTGATTAAGAAGACTCTGATTCTCAGACATATGTATCGTATTTAATTAGAAAATATCTCAAAGATAGATAAATTATTTAACTTAACATAAAAAACTTAACCATGAGAGTTATTCTTTATAACTAATTTGGTTATATATAAAACTCCCTAGGGGCGTTTTGCCCCTGGGAGAAGTTCTCTAAAACCAACAAAAGAGAACTTTTTATTCTATCTCACATCACTTCCACAACATTCGTCATAGATCCATGAAAACTCAAAGTCATCTCCAGACGATCCTACCCACTGAAGATCTTCAATAAAACATGGGTTTACTAATGTATTCCCTGATATCTCGTAGTTGCGTATTGATAATGTACCTTGATTACCGTTTCCATTATTTTGTGTGTTTATCATTTGTACAGTGTTTCTTAGAGTTATTATATCTGGATCAAAAAAGAACAACTGCATGTTGCTCAAGGGACAAAGAAAGTCTGGTTCAGTTATCACTAACGGTGTATTGCTAGCAACAAATATCGATCCCACTTGAGCATTTTGATTTAGATCTAAATTCCCTATTAAGCTCCCATTTAGAAATACATCAAAATTGTCATCTCTTTCTGAGTTCTCATTACAAACCTGAAAGACAGTGACAGTATTTGGACAATTTGGAGGTGCGTCTATTTCTCTATCTAGATAAGTATCACAGTCAGGACTAGTAGATATAATTCTAACTACAGCAGTTCCAAAAGGAACGTTATATGAAACAAATCCTGCAAGTAGTTGATTGCTTGTTACATCTACTTCAAAAGCTTCAGTAAAACCATCAACCTGAGAAAACAAGTTAAAAGGTCCAGCATCTGCTCCTATGTTACTAGCTTGTATTAGTATTGCCATTTTATATTTTTATTTTATTGACAAAGAGTAGTACAACATAAAACTTCATATCCATTTAAAGCTATCTGTATTGCTGCTACACTTGTGTCAGTTGCACTCGGTCCTATTTTATACCATCCTGCATCCAATTCTAATAGACTTGCTGTTGCTGGGTTTGGATCATCATATAAAAAAGACCCAACAGATGGAACATAATTAAAAGTATCACCATTGTGCCAGTACTCAGTTACCGGTAATATAGATGCATCTGAACATGCATCTGTAGCATTATTGTGAGGTGCTGGAGCATCAAAAAGTCCAAATCCAGATGTATATTGTGAGACAATTGATGCGTCAACATAATTATCACAGTCAGCATTGTTATTTTTTATTCTCACAATGGTAGTTCCACTAGGAACAAGACTTGTAGATATGTTATAACCTAGTGCACTTGTTAGAATAGTTATAGAAACGTTCGTAGCAAAGGGTGTTGTATAAAGATCTGCATTTGAATATAGATCAACTGGTCCTGAGCAACTGCCTGCGGATTCTAGTTTTATTGTTAGTGTTGCCATTTTATAATTTTATTTTATGGATCTGGACAATCCTCAATGTTAGTAATACGTCCATTTGTATCAATTTTTATAAGCCAAGTTCCTGGATCAGCTGTAGATATAGACATTTGAAACTTGTACCATTTGTTGTCTCCGTTAAATGTTTGAAGTGCTGGAAATATTACATCATATGTAAAATCATTTATTTGTGGTTCAGCAAGTGATCCATTTTTCCATAGGAATGCAGCAAGGTCAGCATTACATAAACCAATATTTAGATTTGAACTACTAGTTATTGATCTTATACCAGCTGCAAGAGATGCACTAGGTGTTGTACTAGTAGTTGTCGTAATTGGAGTTTTAGTTGTTGTAGTACCAGTAAGTGTTACGGTAGGATTATTTAAGGAACAATCACATGTAGTAGTAGTTGTTGTTGTTGAAGAAGAGCTGGTACTAGTTGTAGTGCTAGTAGAACTAGTAGAACTAGTAGTTGTTGTTGTAACTTCTTTATAAGTATCAGCTATAAAGGAGAAGTCTACATCAACTCCTGCTCCAGTATAATTAGGACTTAGGGCACTTACAAAACTATCAGTACAGAAAGTACACACATCCTGTCCTTGATATAGTATTCCGTCTTTTTGAATTGTATTGATAAAATTGTAAACTCCGACTCTGTTACTATCTATTGTAGCAGAAACTACATCTCCTGGTAAGATTTGAATAGTTCCACTTTGTGAAGATGCATTACCTGTAATAGTTGCATCTACAACATTAGTTCCATTAACATCTATTTTTAAGTTACTGCTCTGTGGATCTGCCGCAATTAGAGAACTTGGAGTGTTTGTTATCAACTCCCAATTAAATCTATTAGGTGGTTGATCTGTTGTAGTGGTTGATGTTGATGTTGAAGTACTTGTAGTAGTTGATGTACTAGAACTACTTGTTGTAGTTGTTGTAGGACAATTAGTTGGTAGGTCAATACAATTATCACATGTACCAACAGAGCAGACTCTTATAATAGTTGCTCCTGTAGGAAGTTCAATAACATATCCATTAGTTAAAGTTAAAGCAGGAACTTGTGTTTGAAATGGATTAGTATATCCATCTGCATCTGAGTATAAATCAAAAGGTCCAGCAGAGCCTCCTGGGGGTATGGTTATGTTTATTTGTATCAACATATCTTATGGTGTTGGTGTTGTTGTGGTAGTTGTAGTTTGTTCTAATACAATATCAAAACTATTTTCACATAATGAATCTGACGTTACTCTTATTATAGTAGTAAAATCAGGAACTACAGTACTAGTATAGCCAGCTAATAAATTAACTTTAGTTACACCAGTTTCAAAAGCAGCAGTGAACCCATCTACATCTGAGAACAGATCGAAGGGTCCAGTATTGTTTCCTGCAGTTGTTAGTTTAATAAATGCTTCCATTATGATCCGCAACAAGTATTTAGTGTGTTATTTATATTTATAACTTGCTCTTTTATAGCAGAAATATCTGATGTATTAGTTGCTTGTTGAGTCTTCAATATACAAAGAAGTTCGTCAATTTTAGACAAAGCAACGTTTAAATCATCACAAGGTTCTACATTAGAACAAGGTAATATTGGTCCATTGTATGTAATAGATTTTGAATAATGTATTCCAGTTTGACATGGATCATTACTTACAGAAGTAGAACAACCACAAGTAGTGTTCACTGCTATATTTGTACAACAAGGATTAGTGGGTAAGTATGCCATTGTTTTTAGTATTAAGGTATGTAAATTATATAATATGATCCAATTCCAGGTTGATAATTATTATGTGGTAATCCTCCACCAGTAGAATTTATTGTAACAGTTGTAGCTACACTTTGACTAACCTCAGTAGTTTTTCCTACAGTAGCTGTATTACTTGCTCCTCTAAGTGCATATCCTAAGTTACCACCTGTGCTTTTTGACTGGCGAATATAGTTATTGCTTGTAGGAGGATTTGTTTCATTTGAACTTCCCATAGTTGCAACAAGGTGGGTGTGAGAAGCTGGACTAAGTGAAGCTACTACAGTATTAGTGTGTGTATGTGAAGGTATTTGTGCTGTTGTTAATACAACTTGATTTGTTCCAGTAAGGTCATTTACGTTATATGTAGGATTTCCACTAACAGACGGATCAACTATTTTATCCATAGTTTGACCTGGCATATCAGTAGCTCCAACAGCTACTCTTCCTCTCATATCTGGTGTACCATTGTTTCCATTACATAGAAATATTCTATCCCAAATACCTATTCCTGCACCTGATGCATCAAATGGTGTTAAGTCTCCAAAGTATGGCTGTGCAGAAAATGGAACCATTCGATTACTAATAAGCTGTTGCTGAGGATTAGTGTTTAAATAGTTTTCTATATACGTATTAATATCAACAATTCGTACGTAGTTGTTTGTAACATCAGTAATAAAAGTGTTCAGTGACTGCTCAACTTCACACAACTTATTTATAGTTTGTTGTAATACATCTGATGTACTTGTAGTATCTGTTACTCCAGATACACAGCCTACATCATAGTTTACATCTGATCCTGAACCACCTTCTATCTCACTTACTTCTTCCTGTAATTTACAGATAGTTTTGATTATACCTACTAGGTAGTTATTTAAAGTTAATGGATTACAGTCATCTAGATTAGCCTGCACTGCAGGGCATATATCTGATGGGGGAACCACAGGTGTTATACCTGTTCCGTCTAGTGTAGATCCTAAAAAGGTAATAAGAGCTTGCTCCACAAATGATAGGGAGTCTCCATTCTTTATTCCTAGTATAGGAACGTCTACACCTGTATATTTAACGCACTTGTCTGAAGTAATTTCAGTACATCCGTTATAACAATTTGAGCAATTTTGTGTTGACATAATTTTATTTATTTGTTTATCACACTATGGTGATGTTTGTGTTACGCTTAGAGAAATAGCACCTGTTCCTGTTACAAAAAAGTTTCCAGCTACTGGACCTATTAATGTTTCAGCAGCTCCAGTATCGGTATCAGTAAAACTAGTAAATCCACTAACTTGAAGACCACTTGCTGTTAAAGTGCAGTTTTGTCCTGGGTTACTTGATTTATAAGTTGCTTGTAGATCATAATTCTTTCCGTTTACTAAAGTAAAGTTGTAAGTTCCATTACTGTTTGGATCAGCAGGATAACTCTCTGAAACATTACCGTCTTCACCATCAAAAGATACAAACTGAACTCCGTCTCCAGGATCTTCAAAGTCTATTATAAGGCTTGCAGGTGCAGTTGCAGTAGTAATAGTATCATAAAGCCAAACACTATTACTTACACCTGTTTGAGTCCAGTTGGGAAAGACAAATGTATAGTCACTAGATGCAGATACAAGACTTGTATCGAATTGCGTTGGTTGAACACTAGTGGTTAGTTTGTGTTCAACAAAAGTAGTATCGCTTGATAAATTTTCAGTTGTCATTGATGCACTAATAACGTCACCTACTGCTGTCATTATAACACCACCGTCTGATGAATTAGTTGTGTTTATATTAGAATTTACAACTGTTGTACCATTAATTACTATCTTAAGATTCGCACTCCTAAATAGACTTGATCCACTTGGGTTAGAGTCTCCAGTAAACACCCAATTCCATGCATACGATTTAGGATCAGGAGTTGTACTTGTAGTAGTTGTACTACTTGTACTTGTTGTTGTAGAAGTACTTGTAGAAGTACTTGTGGACGTACTAGTAGTACTTGTACTTGTGGATGTACTTGTACTTGTGCTTGTGCTAGTAGAACTACTTGTAGTAGTGGTAGTAGGCACAGGAGTAGTAGTTGTTGTTGTTGTAGGTATAGGTGTGGTAGTACTAGTAGTTGTACTAGAAGTGCTAGTAGAACTACTTGTAGTAGTAGTGGTTGATCCACAATCTCCATATGCAGTAACTTTATAACCATCTCCAGTTGTATGATCAAAGGTAGAAAGTATTGATGATAAGTCATTACCATTTGCATCTATCTTTGAAAATTGGAATGCACTTGTACCTGATAACGGACCTGAAGCAGCGTTAGTGCTAACTTTACCATAAGGAACAGTAACTGCTCCAACTCCAACATCAAGAAGTTGATACACTGCTGTATAGTCTACTCCTCCTATATTAAATACTACATCATAGTTGGTATTTGGAACTTGAGACCAGTTGGTATAACTTGTTGTGTTTGTAGTTGGTCCAACGAAAGATGATCGAACATATAGAGAGGGGGTATTCACACCTACAGGACTTGGTGGGTCTGTATACCAGAAGTTATTATCTGTAGTAGTTAAATAGTCAAACTCTAGACATCCAACTAGTGGTGTAATAGTTGTTGTTGTAGTTGTAGTACTAGAAGTGCTCGTAGAAGTGCTAGTGGACGTGCTAGTAGATGTACTAGTTGAACTACTTGTTGTAGTAGTAGTTGGTACAGGGGTAGTAGTACTAGTAGTTGTACTAGAAGTACTTGTACTGGTACTGGTACTGGTACTTGTACTAGACGAACTTGTTGTAGTTGTTGTTAGCTGATCATCTGGACATAAATAAAAATCAAGAAGGCAACCTGCTAACTTATCTCCTACATGTGTAAATATTAGTTCATTAATTCTATCACCATTGTTTCTAGGAAATATATTAAATAAAGCACGAGCTGGTTGATCTCCTGAATTCAACTTTGCTTTAAATATCACACTACCATCTGTCTCATTAGAAACTATAAAACTATCAGGATTTTCTCTACATACCTGTATAAATGATATATTAAGATCTACGTCAGATGTTACTCTCACTGTTTCATATATTCCTGGATTAGGATAATACCCTATACCAGTACAGTAAAATGCCATAGATGATATTGAGTTATCAAATGACATTGTAGATGAAGCACACTTTCCACCACCTAGAGCATATGTACCCTGATTATTATATTGATTATTGTGGAAACCTTGTAGTTCACAATCTGGATCAGTTCCATTATTTGCAAGAAGTTGCGAAGAAGAACTTGGAACATATGTTGTCTCACAATCAGCGTTATCAGATGATAATGTCAGTACAAATCCATTACTTAATGTTTTAACTCCATTTCCAGTGCTTATTCCTGGGAATCCCTCTGGAGCATCAAAGTTATAAGGTTGGCTACAGTTACCTGAAATAGGAGCTGAACTAGTGGTGGTGGTGGTGGTTTCAGAACCACAGTTATTTTCTAAACTACCTGTAAATCCTACTTGCCAGTACGCTTCACTTTCACAATATATTATTTTCTGGTCACTTTGTCCATCTATAGTTATATACTCAATTGTATCTGGATCTACTAGTGGACCAGGAGTAACAAACTGCTGTATACCCATTTGTTCTGCAACCATATCTATTCTACAGGCATAACCATATAGATAACAACCAGCTGCCACCTGAGCTCCACCAGCATAACATAGTCCTATTATCTTGATAGTTCCCTCTATATCTGCGAGGAGGAGTGATCCTGAATCTCCTGAATATATAGGATTACAACAATATTCTGTTGTACTCGCATTATCAGGATCTTCTTGAGGAGGTTTAATAAATCTAATAGCATCAGTAAACTTACAATTTACACTAGTTGCTTGTGAACTAGGATAAGCTATATTTTCAAGCGTAGCATTTATTGATTGAATTAACATAGGACAATCTGGTACAATACCTTTAGGTCCAGTAGTTCTTCCAGTACTATATACACGAGGGTTTGTAGCTAATATATTATCTATTTCTAATGTAGAAGCAAACGGTGGTGGATTACTACCTAGTATAGACTCTAGTCCTACTTGATTCCATGCAATTGTTGGATCCCATCTTGTCGGATCAATGGAAATTATAGCTGCATCTACCTGATTAAATAAACCTGTAGACTTTGCATGAATAGGAACATACTGTAAACTTACACCACAGTTATAACTTGCAGGTGTGGATGCACTTCCAAATTCTCCTTGTTGGTATACATAATCTACTGGACTATATTCATTTACAAGAGCTCCAGTAACACTTCTATCAGATGTATAAAATGCATCTTGAATAGTAACGTGATTATTTGTTAAACCAACTGAACAGCCTGTTTCTGAATGTATAACTACACCTCCAAGAGTACCTACACTAGTTCCATTATTTCTACTAGAAAAAGAAATACCACCTTGTAAATGTTGAAAGAACTGTCTGTTTGCTAGTGAAGTGTTATTTGTTTGTCCACAAGTTGAAGAACACGTACCTATAATTTCATGCTTCGCTATTTCTATTACATCTGTTTTTATACTTTTTCCAGATACTATAACACGTGATGGAATATGTTCATTTATTGAAATCTCAGAAAGAGGCTTCTTTTTTTCTACAGCTATAACTATAGCAAAGTCACCTGTCCACGTTCCATTAACAACTTTTCTTCCCCAAGCAACACTAGTTACATTAGGAAGTTGCTGAGACAACTCTAATATTCTATCTTTTATTTCTTGTGTTAATAGTCCTTTCATATCTATGTGTTATGCTGGTTCTGACCCTGCACTGAATTTGGTAAATATTGTTCTTACACCAGGTATAGGTGTAGTAGTGGTAGTTGTTGTTGTTATATCAGGATCTGTTGTAGTAGTGGTAGTTGTACCAAGTACTGCAAATCCATCATTTGTTCTACATAATGGTAAACTTCCTGAACTTCCACCAAAGTATTCATCTTCGTTTGCTACTTCTTCCCAAACATGTGTTTGTAGATTAACTCTATATAATCTAAATCCTCCTGTAGTAATACCTAAAGTTACATATAAATAATCATCAACTACAGCCATATCTCCACCACTGTTCCAATTACCAACTGGTCCTGGAATCTCTACTTCTAGATTACCTGTGTCATAATCAAACTGAGCAAGTACATATGGTTGAGTTCCATAATTAGATTTGACTGCTATAAATTTATTTGGTGTTCCATCTTCTTTAAGGGTAACCACATGTTCACCAGAACCATTAAATGGTTCAGGTATAAAGAATTTAAGTGCAACTGCTAATGTTGTAGATCCATCTACAAATTCAGCTTCAATCACTTGTTGACCTCCTCCAGCAAAGGAAGAGATACCATACGATAGTACCATTAAGTTGTCATTAACCGTACTTACTCCAAAAAAAGTAGGAGGAAATATATTAGGTAACCCACTTTGATCTATAGTATAAAGTATACCCTCCCATGTAAAGTTTGAAGGTGTACCACTTGGTAATGTGGTATCATAACTCCATCTTGTAAATTGTGTAATTCTATCTCCTTCTGCATTTTTATTGTTAACTTGACCAATAAAATAATTATTAGTAATATCTGAATTAGGTAGTTGGAAATAGCTACCTCCTGGAAGAGCAATTTCCTCTATAGTATTTGTTACAGTATTTTGTGAATAAACTCTACTATAGGTTCCATTCAAATTATCAGGAGCACATATTCCATCACTACATCTATATGCAACGTTACGAGTAAATATTCTTGAACAACTTAAAGGAGGGGTGACACAACCAAGCAGAATTGGTCCCCCAGTTGGTGCATTACCGGATATAGTTATAACAGTAAAGTTGGTAGGAGTTGTTACAATAAACTCTCCATCACCTTCTGTATTGTAATCTGGCACACCTCCACCTATTCTATTTCCTTGTACTTGTACATTACATCCATTACTTATTGATATAGAAGGTGTTCCTGTATTTGTAGTAATTTCATAAACGTCCCCAGCACTAAAGTCAGGAGAAGTGTTAAGTACAGCAGCTCTAATAGGAAGATTATTAATAGGACTTTCAAAAGTTAGAGTAATACTAAAATCATTACCTTGAACAGTTGTTAACTTATTAGTTGCAGCTGGATTAGATAATCCACTACATCCGCTATTAGGTATACCTCCAACTGGATTTCCTGGTAGTAATGCTAAGAAGTTATCGTCAGCACTAGCTGTAACCTGAATTCCCTGATATGTAAAAGTAACAGGCCCAATATAGAAGAGGTTATTTTCAGCATCTCGTTCAGTTAGTGCAGGTATCCAAGTAGCCTCACAATCAGGATCTGTTAATTTAATACCAACATTTGCACAACCAGTTGATGTATGTATCCAAACACTATCGTCAGCCACTGTAGTTTCTAATGTAGCATTATATGGTGCTGTTTGACTTATGTTATATACTTCAAGTGTTTCTGGTTGAATTACTTGTATTAATCCATTTACACCCCATACAGGCATAGCTTTAGTTGAACCAGTCCATGTAGATGTAAATTCAGGAACACCAGAATTCTGTAAGTTGATTATAGGAGTGTTAGGATTTGGTGACCAACTACCAGATGAAGGTAAGCCTGGATATTGTTTAATTCGATTTGAGGCATTGAAATCACTTTGGTCTTCATAATATCTACTAGAAAGAATAACATCACCATCATTAGTAATAAACATACCTGTAAGCTCTGTTGTGTGTCCAAAGGTATTACCAAAGCTAACAGTGACTTGATCACTATTATTAAATTCAGTTAATTCAATATCTCCAACTGTAGAAATGTCCCATTCGTAAACACCCATAGCAACATTTCCATTAAATCTATCGCTAAACCCTACAAGTAATGTTTTATTATCAGAGGTTGTAGCTATTGTAGATATTTTAGTTCCCCATATACTTTTGTAATTAAGTGAACTTACAGCAATCGTTATTTCTCTAACATAAGATAAAGTTGGTGCAGAACCAGATAGAACTATGTCCCACTCTCTAATGTATGCCACTGTATTATCAGTTGTAACACTAGCCAACCATAACTTATCTTCTGTAGAGCAGATAGGTCTGTTGATTCCTACAGTAGTTGTAAAGTCATTAGGTACAAGCACAGGACTTGAAGAATTAGTATTAAAGTCATATACAGCTATTTCTCCAGGGTTACCTCCATAAGTTGACCATGTACATGGTGAGAATGCTGGATAATTAGTACTTGTTGTAGTACTTGTTGATGATGACGTGGTTGTTGTTGTTGTAACATCACAAAGAATAGATCCAGAAAAATCACAGTTTGGTGTAGCACAAGAATAAATATCTGTTGTATTAGGTGTACACAATGCACCCAAGTCCAACAGTCTAACAGTTATAGTTCCATCAGGGGCTAATGATGTTTCATACCCAGACAATAGATCCGCTTTACTCACACCTGTCTCAAATGGAGTAATAAACCCATCTACGTTCGAGTATAGATCAAAAGGACCTGTGTCTGCACCTGCAAAACTTAATGTTATTATTATTGTCATCTTTATCTACAATTTTTGATTTTACTAAACTCCATATCCAAAGCTTATTAATGTATTTCTTATTTCATCATACCAGTACTGCTCTGGGTTAGCAGGATTATTATCTAGATCCGCTGACCATGCAAATCTTGCAGGACTTGCACTTGGGTAGTTTACTAGATTATCTGTAGAACTGTTGTAAGCACTAGCAGGAGCATTACCAATACTTGCAACTACAGCTACACCATTATTTCCTGCATTAAGAAGTCCTTCAGGTGAAACTAGAGGTTTTATTGTTGAGAATGTGTACTGACTTGTAGCTGCTGGATGGAAAAACTTAGCTCTATATACATTAGTGTTACCTTTTGCATTTTCTACATTCGTAACAAAAGTTCTTACACTTGCTATATCATCTACTATTCTTGAATTTGTTTGACTCGCTCGAGTTGACCAGGAGGTCCTGAACTTGGGTAATTACCATCCATATTATATCCTATACCTGACTCATCACCAAATGCCATAATTACTAAACTATCTGCATCAGGAAAATATCCTGTTGGGTCTATAGTGTCCCCAAGACCTTTGTTTGAGAGCATTTGAATTTGTCTCTCTTGACCACTATGACACCAGTATACACGAGTTTCAAACTCATCACTACCATTGGTAGCTCTGTCTGTATTTCCACTTGCTTCAGTTCCACCTGTTGCATAAAAATCTTGAAGTAAGTTTCTTAAATTAGATGTGTTTTGGTAATCAGCAGTTTTCTGAGCATCTGTTAGATTAAACGTGACAACACCATTAGCTCCCTGGATTAATATCTGCTGTTAATGCAACAGGGTCTCCATTACTGTCTACAAGATTAAATGTTAGAGCATTTGATCCTACAGTAATAAAAGTTCCTGCAGGTATTGAAGGATGTATAGCTTCCATGCCAGGTACCACACATAAATACGCCCCACCTGTAGTGTTTCCACTAGGTTGTTGCACGGTAACTTTATTAGCCTGATTACCATATGACAGTTGGATTTGTGTTGATCCTGCTGGTGCAGTTCCACCAACTAGAACTTTTACACCTGTAACACTAGCTATTTTTGCTGTCACTGCAATTGTGCTATTCATAGAACCTGAAACATCACTCCAGAAAGTAAAGTATGAGTTTCCTGTGACTGGTATTAGACTACTAGTAGTTGTAGTGGTAACAGGATCAGTAGTGGTAGTTGTTGTTGTGCTTGATGTACTTGTACTAGTTGTACTTGTACTAGTTGTACTTGTACTTGTGCTAGTTGTACTTGTACTAGTACTAGTAGAACTAGTTGTGGTAGTAGTTGGTGTTGTAAAACATCCTTCCACTCTACAGTCTGGATAGATTGTACTAGTTGTAGTAGTAGTTGATGATGTACTAGTTGTAGTAGTACTAGAGGTACTAGTTGTTGTTGTTGTTGGATTAGGACAAGGTTTGATTGCACATGTAGTTATTTCACATACAGTTGGTTCGTTACAGAATGGTACACAACCAGCTGTAAGACGTATTACCTTACTTGCAATGTCTTCTGTAGATACACTGTTGCAACCTTTTGCATAATGACTGTCACAAAATCTATGTTGTAATATACGTTTATAGACTAACAGTTCTGAAATCTCACTAACAGCTATGGGTCTGTTTAACATAAATACAACATTGTTGTATAAGTTATTCCCTAGCTCTGCAAGTTTACAGTCTATTTTTCGTAATAGATCAGGAATGTTTGCACACTCCTTACAATTCGTTAGTCTTGGTGAGATCATATGTCTTACTTTTTACCTTGCTGTTTTTCTAACTTAGCTTTACAGGTAGCACATAGACCATTTGAAAGTCTACAGCCACACCCCACTTTTGCTCCACATCCTGCACACTGTGCCATAATTAAATAAAGTTTATTTGGTAGTTGTTTCCAGTACAACCACAATTTGATTTTATAAATGTATCAAGCATATTACTAGCTTGATTGTATAGTTTTAAAGCTTCTTTCTCAGCACAGTTATTAGCAGCAGCTAATGACCCTTGAATAAAGAAGTTAATTGTATTTAAAGTAACGTTAGACTGTGTTCTCAGAGCACTGTCACACTCCATCATATTTAACTTTAAAAACGCATCGTCAAACTTTTGTTGAAGTTTATCAATACGCATTATAGTCTTTTCTACATAATTCTTGTAGGCAGGTGCCACAGAGTATTTCAGATAGTATATACCATCTGGAATAGGTTGTTTGCATCCAGCTTCAGTAATTCCTAAAGTATCTGACGCAAAAATATTTGTTTCTAAGGGTTTGAAAGGTAAGACTTTTGTTCCAAATCCAGGTATCTCTATTTCAATCGTAGGTGATGAGACCAACGGTGGATCATCTGGATACACTGATGCATCAGTAACTGCTAGTAAATTAACACTATAACTAGGAGGAACAATAATATCTAACTGTAAAATAGCTGACATAAGAATTATTTAAAAAAAAATACCAGAGGATTGAGTATTTAATCCTCTCACCTCTGGTATTATAGGTTAGTATTGTTTTATGTAACTCTGTCTATTAGGCAGCAGTAGTTGTAGTTGTAGTTGTAATACAAACATTATTATCAACAACATCTCCAAGAGCAGCCTCTAGGACAGCAGATACAGCTGTAGATAGTCCAGCAGAAGAATCTTCATTAGGTACAGCAACTATTACAATATTGTCCATGTGGATATAATCACCCCATTGGTAAGCAGCTTTGTCATATTCATTGAATCTGATTGTGTAGCTATCGTACACAGCTCCATCAGTTACATAAGACTCAAAGTTCTCATTGTAACCACCCATTCTATAAAGAGATTTTAAATACCCAGCTTGGTAGCTATAGTAGTTAATTTCTGCTTGCTTCCATTCAGTAGATAATCCTGAAGGGTAAGTAGAATTTTGGATGATAGAAGAAGTTGCAACAATGTTACATGCATCAGCTACGATAAAGTCAGCAGTAGTAGCTGGTCCTTCGTATACAAATGCATTAAAATACATTCTGTCATATTCAAATGGGAATGCAGCGATATCACATGGTTGACCATATTGTGTTAATGGTTTTCCGTGGATTCTAAGTTTAGTTCCACCTACATTTTCAAAAGTATAGAAACTGCTGAAAGAAATATTGTCTGGATTGTTACCAGGAGCTTTCTTGTTAAAAGCAGCAATAAGTGAATTGATTAATGCATTAGTGTCAACATCAGTACATACATCACCACCACACTCACAACATGGAGCTTGGACAGTTACTGAACGTGTAAATCCGTTGAAGTATAACGTATTAATATAATTTGAAAAAGCTCTAAGCGTTACAGTTAGTATTTCACCACATTGTACTTTGAAGTCTGTGATGTCAGTAATCTGATTAGCTGCAGTTGCACAACCAGAAACTTTATACCATTCTGTTACGTTAGAGTTACAAGATGCACCAGCTGTTGGGCATCCTTTAATTTTGTCAGATCTTTTAGATCCTTGCAAATAAGTATTTGCTCTACCTTGTGCGACATAGAAATATGGTGAATCAGCAATATCTGTAGCATCAACTGCTGCATATGTATTGCTAAAAAAACCAACTTCACCAGCGGTCAAGTCTTGGGTAGATTTCGAACCAGAGCTAGGTATTGTAGAACCTACTGGCACCACGAATAACGTGGTTAATGCGAATGTACTCATAATTTAATTTATATTTAAGGGTTAATAATTATTCATTTGTTTGAATTCTAAATTGTGCACTTTGTACAGCAGCAGCATTCTCTGTGTACATAGCTAGATTCTGAACTGTTAAATCTACAACTTCATCCTCTAGATATTCTTCTAGTTCACAATTTACGTCTGTAGATGGTGTACCATCTAACATAATATATCCTGATTTATTTATATATACAGGATATCTCATATACATTATATATATCATTGTGGGGGTAAATGTACCGTCCGTATAGACACTTAGACTATTAGAAGACAATGAGTTCATTGTTTCCTGATACTCGAAGCTTGGTTTATAATGATCATTGTTAAGTAATAAGGAGATGTCTCCATGTTTACTTAGATCTTTATTAATCCAAATCTTACGATCTTTGCATCTTCCTTTATCAGCTAGCAAATAACTATCTACATAGAACATGTATTTAGGTTTGAGTTGTGTAAGGTCAGCATCCCACTGATGTAATTGTGTATTAGTTTCTACTAATTGTAATGGTTGGTTTGTAAAATCTACAACTAAGTTTTGTAAATCCTCATACCTTTTTTTAAACGCATCAAAACCTAACCTGTTAGGAATTGGAAAACCATCAACTTTTTGTTTTATCAACTTAATCTGAGCCTCATTCAAACTCAAGATTTTGTCTTCTAGTGCAATTTGTTGATGCTCGTTAGTTGATAGTTTATTTAGTTTTTGATCAATCTTGTATAATAAACTATCGACTGGTATCATATTTAACTAGTTTTATAAAAAACTAGCTACTTATACTGCAGCTAGTTTCTTAGATTTTAATTTCTTTTCGAGTACTAGTAAGTCATCTTGGTGATCTTCATCAATTAGATACTTAACTAATTCATCTTCATCCATTGCTACTTCATAATCTCCTTCGTATATCTTACCGCTCGGTTTGATTCTATAGATAGAATGTTGAATAGCTTGTTTAACTAAATCTTTAATATGTAGTAAATTATCTTTCATGTCTGCAAATCTGCCAAACACTTCTACAGGATTTAATCCTTTGAAAGAACCACTTTTAACTTCAGATTGTTTTAACATGTTATCAACTAAATTATAAACAACTTCCTCTTTGGAATCTGATGTAACTGGTAATCCGAGTAGTCTTGCAACTTTTCTCTTCTTCTCCATACTCATGCCATCGAACTTAATGATAGCTTTATTAATTTGTTGTTTCTTTTTATAAACTATTTGACTTTCAACCTCATCATTTACAACATAAAACTGTGTATCTGCTGGAAACTCACCTCTTTCCCACGCTTGGTAAGAAGATGCAATGGTTGGATGTACCCTTAACCATGCAAAAGAAAGTTCTTGAATAGGTACAGTTAAATCGTAAAGATTATCTCCATCTAAAAGTTTAATTGCTTTTACATGTAAGAGATCTTGTGATCCAGTTGATAGTCCGTAGTTCCAAAACTTTGATCTTGGTCCTAAATCTATATCTCCTAGAGCAGCTTGAAGTTTATCTTTAAGCTCAGTAACTCTTTCTATCTCTAGTTCTTTTTCAAGAGGATCTTGAATCCTTTTAATATACCCAGCTTCAGGATCTAAACCTGTTCGGTACTTACCATCTAATTCCTTGTAAGGGTACTTAAATACCCCTGTTCCAGGAATCCTTGTCATACCTTGTTTAGATAGACCACTTTGAAGGGTCTGTAGTTGACTGCTATTATACTCTTTCTTAATCGTAGAGATTTTTCCTAATTTACCCATAATGTAGTTTAATTAATTATTCTTTTTGGTTTTATTTTACTTAGTAGAGTGATCCAATTGAATGGGTAGAAACTTAATTCGTCACTCTGATTGAGAAGCCTGTCCCCTCTGAGGAGGGACAGTGTGGGTGAGGGGACTACTTCTCTGTGAAGGGTGAGTATTACGCTAGCAATAATTCACCTATTCTGTTTTTAGAACTGTGGAATTTCTTCAATAAGTACAGTTCTTGATAAATCCTCGATAAATACATCGCATCTATCTTTCATCCAGATTTCGTATCCTGGGAATTTATTAGCAGACTGCATTCCTTGAGACTTAGCAAAGCCTAGGTGGGAACGAGTTCCGTCAATATAACCCCAAGTCATAGAAGGAGCACCCTTCATACGAACTTCTCGGATGTTGTTTACCATTGCACCATCAGATAGTGGAGAAACATCAAACACCATAAATACTGGAGTAGATTTCATGTTTTGTCCAAACTCTAAATTAGTTTGTGGTAAATCAAGTTCTTTCAAGTGAATTAATTCAACTCGACCTGTCTCTCTTGTAACCATTGCATCGAATGCAAAGTTATAAGTGATATTTTGTCCTTCTCCTTGCATGTATCTGTTTCCAGAATCTGCAACGAAAGTAAGACCTGAATTAAGTGCATCGTCTTTAAGAGCTTGTTGGAATACATCGAATCCAGCCTCATTAGTATACATCTTAACTCGTCTATCTTTAACATCCACTCGTCTATAGAACAAGTCTCCAAATACTGAACGAATCAGGTTTGCAGAGAACTCACCTCTATTGTATTGTACTAAGTTTCCGTTATTTCTCATTCTGTGGTATACACCAGCAGAAGTTCTTTTTAAGTTTTGTTGTGAACCATTAGTTTTAACAGTACCTGGAGAAGCCCAGATCATTCTTTTAACTTTTAGTTCTAGCATAGACTTACGCATCCAGAACTCAATAAATGGCTCCCACTTAACATCTTCTCTTCTTAAAGGAAGTTGATTACGTCTTTGTGGAGCATATACTAAGATATCCAGTGGCTTACCAGCAGAATCACGCAACATTTTGTCATCAGCCCATTCTGTAATTTTGTGCTCATATCCATATGCAGAACCTAGTGATTCAAACATAGTGATTTCTTCACCTAATTTAGGAAGGCCTAATAGATCTTGATCAAATTCACCGATAGCAGCATCTACTAATTCTAATTCAACACCTTGTGTTAAGAATGTAGGATTAACAAAGTCTACAATTGGATTATCACTTACTAGTGTGAATTTGTAAATCCATCCCATGTTCCATGGTTGTGGATCTTTAATTACGTAGAAACGTGGTCCATATTGACGTGTTCCTACAGAGATGATAGCATTCTTGGAGAATTCGTTAGAACTTAAGATAAGCTCAAACTCTTGTCCATCAACACCAACTTTACCTCCAGCATCAATCACATCTTGTGTAGATTTTGGAATGTCAATAATTTTAGGGAATTTGTAAGGAACTGCGATATTCCATTTCCATGCATCGCTGTTATTATCAATAAAGTAAGGTGTACTCTTATTGATCATGTCTAGAAAATCATTGCTATACAATGAAGATTGAGTATACAGACTGATAATCTTTTTATCATAGTCTGCAGGCTCAGTAGAGTGAAAAGACTCTAGGTGGTTTGCATCTGTAAGTTTACCTACAGCACGTGCGTCCATAGACGCTACACGAGCATAAGTAAAACCAGTTAAACCTGGGATTGTTTGAATTGCCATTTTTATTTGTTTTTTATTATTAATTAAAATTTACAAGAACCATGAATTAGGTTTCTTATTGTTACTACTTTGTTTTTTAGAAGCAACAGTTTTAGCTTTCGTAACTTGTCTTGCAACTTCTCCAAATAACTGGTTAGACTTTTTAGTCACACCTGCTCTTTGTATCGTAGATAACGTTGGATCTTTTTCTAACACCTTTAGTAGTAATCCCACTTTTACTTTTAATTCATGATTCTCTGGTCTTTTCAAATCTAAGATAGAACGATCAAAATCTGTTAGGGTATCTCCACTTGGTGTTTTCCATTTATCCACTAGTAAGAAGTCTTGTAGTTCGTTTGCTAAATTAGAGTTGATAGGTATACCATCGAACTCTTTTTCTTTTACTTTATCTGAAAGTATAGTCTGAACATTAGTAACATACTCTTGCTTAATAGCATTTTTTGTTTGTAACTCTTGTTGAGACTGTGCCTCTAGTTGTTGAAGCTTTTTAGCTTCCTTTTTTACTAGCACCTTATGGTGTCTAGTTGATACGGATTCTAGATCACCGTAATTTTGTAATCTTTCAATTTCTTTATCTATGTCTTCTGTTTCGAACCCTTGATCAGAAAGTGCTTGTTTCATCACTTGTTTTTGATTGTTTTCTTTGCTCAAGTCCATTTCAGAAAAGTTAACAATATTATTGTAAGTTCCGAAATATTCTTTTGGGTTTACACCTTTTACAAAGATTGATTCAAACGCTTGTTGATAATCTTCACCAAATTGACCTATGAATTGTTGAACTAAATCTTGTGCTCCCTTTTTCTTTTCAGATTCAAAACGAGCTAAGAAGTCTTCTGGTGATTCTATGTTTACCTCTTCATCTTCTTCCTTGTTAAATACTCCTAGTTCAAATAGGTCATTTGCTAAAGCTTCAAAATTAGGGGCAGTTGCATCAGATTCCTCATCTTCCACCTTATCTAGAACATCAGGTTCTGGTTCTGGTTCAACCACTGGAGTTTCCTCTGTAGTTATTTCTTCCTCTTCTGTATCCGGACTATCACTTAAGAAGTCAGCAATTAGAGATTCTCCAGTTTGCTTTTCTTCTTCAGTCTTTCCGTCTACACTTTTAGGAGGAACAATATCTTTACCTTTGGGAGCTGTCTTTTCAGGGACAGTATCTTCTACCTCTTTGACTATTGGCTCTACTGCTTCTGGATCTGCTTGAGCAGTCTCAGGAGCTAATAAATCGTTTAGTAACTGGGTATCACCAGCTCCACCAACAGACATGGTATCTTGTATGCCAAAGTTACCTTGTGCTTGCATATTATCAGACATATGTAGTTATTTTTATTATAAATTGGTTTTACTTCCGTATTTTACTGTAAATTTAATTCAGTCAGTTCGAATTACAAAACTTTATTTATCTATTTTTGTAAATTCTTGAAATAATATAGCATTAATATTTTCTCTTCTATAATGAAGATAATTATTTAGCTTTTCTTTCTTCCTTTTGCGTTCTCTTTTGCTACAGCTAGATCATTTGCTTGATTGTCACGAGCTAGTTTTATTTTGTCTCGTTCAAGTTGTAGTTTCTGCTGTGATAAAGAGTTTCTATTGTTGATCTCTGCCATCTTTCCTTCAAACTCTTTATTTGCTTTGTTTGTTTCTGCTGACAGTTTAGATAGTTCTATTATATCAGGAGCACCTGAGTTATCAATGTCAGCCCCTACACCTTGTGGATCTTTAGCCATAGCATTAATAAGAGCTATCTCTTTTTTATTAACTCTATCAAGTTCATTTTGTCTATCTGCATTAGCTTGATCTTGCAACTTCATTTGGGCAGCTTGTTGTAATGCAGCCTGGGCTTGTTGTTGTTGAGCCTCTTGCTGTTGTTGCTGCATTTGAAGTTGTTGTTGTTGTTGAGCATCCATCTTATCTCTGAGATCCTTAAATGTTTTCTTCATCTCTCTCATTGATTTGGTGCTGTATAATTCTATTACATCATAAAGCGTACCACCGTTTTGAATAACTGCTTGTGATAATTGTCTAAGCTCATTAAACATTTGAGTGTCTTCAGGTCTATTAGTTAAGAATACTTGAAGATCACGTAATGATAGGTCTGTACCGTTAACTTGCACAAATGCAGACTCACCTTCATTAGTTATATATGATAATGTAGATTGTGGTTTCTGACTTTCTATATATAGAGCTGAATCTACAATTGCTTGATATAATTGTCCTGTTACATACTCATGAGCAACGAATAGAGGCTCTGTCTGAGAGTAACTCTGTTGCATTGCTGTGTTTGTAGCTGTGGCTGTTTCTGATGCAGCTATAGATCCCATACGTTGTTTCGACATACCAATGAGCTCCCAACATTCTACTTTCATTTGTTGTGCTAGGGTATATCTTGATTGTATTTCCTGTGTACGTGTAAGATCTAGTGATGTGAACTGGTTAAATGAACTTGGAGCTTTTAAGTTCTCTGGACTATCATCTACAAATACTACACCCCTATTTCTTGCTTCCATTTCCCACATCTCTAATGCATCTTGTGAGTCTCCATCTTTAGGAATAGGAATGTGGCGTAAAGACATAAGCTGAACTTTACCCATCTCCTTCTCTAGTAACTTATATAATTGATTCATGCAAACATTATAGATAACCTGAAAAGGTTTCATTAAGTCTACTAAAGATTTAGCTTCTGTATTCTTCTGCTCATAAACTGTACCTATAATAGGACAGTAGTCTAGTAGTTTATAAGGTTTAACATGATAGATGTCTGCACCTATTTTAATTCCTTGATACCATTGATTTACCCATCCCCACTCTAGTGAGATTTGTGTAGGCATCATACCATTCTTGTAATTTTCATCTACAAGTGTAGATTGTTCATTACCTAGTTCGTCTAAATATATAAGTCTACCAATTTTCTTTTTAGAAACCCAATAGCTTCTGAGAACTACATACTTGTATCCAAACGCTGACACATTATTAGTTAGACCTAAAAAGTCTCTCAACCCATCATCGTTCTCCTTCATTTCAGACTCTATAATCATACGTGTCTGTAATACTAAAGGATCATAAGTATCGTAAGTAATAGAATCAGCACCTGGTGTAACATCTGGATTAGTAAGGTTAGATTCTGAAACATTTAACAGTCCATAGTTTTCAAGAGATGATCTTAAGTGATCAATCTCTTCTTTAGTTAGTTCTGGAACTGCTTCAATTATTTCTGATAGCTCCATTACTTCTACTGTACCTGCAGCATATGCTCCTTGTTTTCTACCTGTAGGATCAGATATATACTTCTTATTAGGTGTAGTTAAATACCAAGTATTTCTAGGATTACATACTTCTATGTTATATCCTGCCTTAGAGTTATCTTCATAAATGTGATAGAATTGACGTGCAGATATTAGAAGGTCTCTAAATGCTTCCTCTGACTTTTCTTTCATATTAAAGTCTGCTTTCTGTGCAGTAAGGACATGGTTGGCCCACTTTTCTGCTACAGAGGTGTAACTATCAAGTTGATCTTTTACTTGATCAAATGTAAGTTTCTCTAAATCTTCTTGACTTATTTCTTCTCCAGCAATGGATGCTTTTTGAACAACTTGTTCTTTTACTTTTCCTACAACGTACGCTTTTAATGTGTCTGTTTTAAATTGTAGCTCCTGAGCTTGACTGTCATCATCAAATGCCTTCACTCTAAATGAATCAGGACGTTTTGATATCTCACCTACAAGTTCGTTTACTGGAGTAGTTACAATAGAATACATCTTTACATAAGCAGGTAAGTCTGCATCTGAAACTAATTGATCTGTAAAGCTTCTTACTTCTGGCTCCTGATAAAAATCTTCTCTACGAAGAATTCCTTTCATTAGATCATAGTTCTTTACAAACGTATCCCTATTTCTTATATACATTGCATATGCTTGATTTGCAAAGTAGTCCATTGTGTTCTTAACCCAACTGTCATCTTGTTTCTGCTTCTCAGTTTTAAACTGATCAGGAAATATATTTAAGTACGCATACTTAACTGTTGAATCGTTTGAATATCTTATAATTGCCATTATGAAAAAAGTTTATTTCTTTTTCTACCAAAGAGTCCCCTTGACTCTGTAAATAGAATATTTTTCTTATTTTGTTTACGGAATGATGAAAATCTTTCATCTTCTTTTGCACCCACTTTACCTATCATTGGATCTAGTTTCATTGCTAGTCCTACGGCTAATTCAGCTGCAATAATTCGGTCAAAGTTACCTGACTCGTTATATTGTATCATTTCTTCAAGCAGTACAGGGTCTAATATTTTAGACATACCTTTTACCTCTGATACTGTTTCTCCTTCTTCATTGGTTTCTGTGTGTACCACTTCTTCAGTGTATTTCTTCAAACAACTATGTAAGAAGTCTCGTATCTTTTCTGAAGATCTATGTATACCGTAGTCACGTCTCACGGTAGTATTTGGTACTATTTCTTTTAACCACTGTGGTTGTTTTTCTAAATAATGAGCATCTCCTTTGTTAATCATGTAGTCAATAAAGGATATCTCATCATTTTCACACAATGCTCTTGCATTGTAGTACTTTATTAGGTATCTAGCTTGTTCTTCCCAGGTTTCTTTCTTGTCTGGACGTGCACAATAGCTTGCAACAAACATATCTTGGTACTTTTCTCCAGATATAGCATGCATACGCTTATATATGTATACAGAACCTAATGATGAGCTATATGCTGATTTACCCTGTCTATATGGGTCAATACCTGCAACATATAAGCCATATGGAGGATTTTCTATAGGAAACTCGTATATAATCACCGGTGCATCCTTCATATCAGTCTGCTTTAGTGGAAAGTTAGTTATAGGAAGCTTATCTGTAAAATCATGCTTTACTCCTTCTCCATCATCGTATAATATAACAGGTGTACCTGTTTTTTCTTGTTCTGATATTCTGTACTTCTGACGCTTGGCTGCTTCTATGTCAAATATGTTTGTATCTTCATTCAAGAATATATCATCTACGTCTTGAGGATAATACATCTTTTCTTTTAAGTAAGCAACTCTATCACCAGCCTTCTTTAATCTTTCTAGGATATCGTTTGTGATCTCTGTTGCCTTCTCTTCATTTGATACTAGCATAGGGATCTTAGAAAGGGAAGAAGACTTTTCTTTATTTAAGAAACTACCTAATGTAGATTCTTCTTTTGCCTCCATTCTATATTTATGTGATATGAATAATCCATGGATACGCTTCTCATCTTTTTGGTTATTGTACGTAAGAAAGTTAAAATTATCTACGTCAAACATTAATGACTTTGCATCCATAAACATTTTCATGTCACCACCTGTACCTGTAAGAATGGGACTACATCCCCATCCAAAAGGTGTGGTAAATCCTGGTATTGCAGCTTGTAAGCCACGTAAGAAGTTACCTTTACCTATCTCATCAATAATAAGTCTACGAGGTTTTGTACCTGCAATAGCTTCTTCATTATTACCTCCATCCAAGTTACGAATAAGGATCTGTGAGAATGGTATTCTTGTACCAGATTTAGTTTTTATACCAAGTGTTACTTGATTTTTCCAGTTATCTTCTACTCTTTGCCATCTCCATTCTTTTGGTAAAAAGTTTAAACCTTTATCAATCTTATCTGTAATCAACTTTATATCAGGTGCATTCAAACCTGCAATAATGTTTTGAGAGTTTTCATCAAAGGTAGCACCATGACCAATATAACTAGCTTCTATCACTGACTTAGCAAAACGTCTAATTCCTAATATCACTAGACCTTTCTTTTCTTTGTGAGCTCTATCTATCTCATTAGTTACCAACCACTCATTGTCACGTAATAATGGATTTGAATACTTTTGATTAATCCTACCGTACTCATCAATTATATCTACCTCTGTGTGCCAGAAGTTTAAGTGCCAATATAAGAATGGATTTATATATGTACCATCTACTGTACATCCATTCATACACACCTCCTTATGAAAATCAAAAAATGCTTTATGCTCTTCTGAGTCTGGATCTGGAATTCGTTTCTGATTTATAAACCACTCAGAGTATTGCAAGTTTTGATAATCCATTAATCTCTAGTTTTTAGAAAATCTTCAGCCATACTACCTAGTGCTGCACCTCCTCTTGTTTCCACTTTTTTAACTTCCTTCTCACGAAGATTGTCTACCTGACCTAATAAGGCTAAGTAGTTTTTCATGGTATCTTGTATAAATTTACCTTGTGATTCAATAGAAGCTACAACCATAGGTATAGATCCACCATTTGCAGTTTGCTTATACTCTATCCTGTCTTTTAAAGATGGAAGAGGGTTTGCATCTACATAAGCTTTCCATTGGACCAACTGTTGTTCAGCCCAATCTAATTCTGCATTTATGTATGTAGTTTTCTTTACTGGCATTCATTTTTTATTTACCTATTGACATTCCGTCTTCTATAATTTTGTTTAAATCAAAATTATCATCAAGTAACTCCACTGCATCCAGTTTAGCTTGGTAGTCATTTAGGAGATTATAAAACTTTTTATCTGAGATAGACCATACATCTTCTCCATCTAATGCTGTGGCAATATGTTTGCCTATGTTCATTTTAGGGTGAGTCTTTTTAAGCAGGTCTATAATATTAATTATCTTTTGTACGTACATTGGTTTAATCAATTAGGTCATTTATATCTTCGTCTGATATAGGGGGTAAATTTTCTTCGTAATCTTGTTCAGTAACCATATACTCTGGATCAGTGTCATACATTTTGTTTTCTTCTGTTTCTTGATCGACATAGTACTCAGGTTTAACTGTAATCTTAATCATGTCTTGATCTGAGTCAGTTGGTTCACCTTCTATATCTATAAAGTCTGCACCATCATCATATATCTTCTTAAGCATATCTATTAATGCCATAATAGACACTTTTCTTAGTTTTGTAAATCTCTTTGCACTCATAACTCATATTCTTCAATTACATCTTGTTGTTCATCATTTAACACTGCCAACCATTTGTGTATAGGGCATTCGCAAGATAGGCATTTTGTTTTAGCTGACAAAGTACAACCGCAACTAACACAATGTGCATCCGGTCTAACCACTTTATGATTCTTTGAATGGTTAGGACAATCTTCACATATGGCCATGCGTTCTGCACTCACCAAGTCTATCTGCTCCACCATATCGGCATCAGGGAGTAGCTTATTCTTCCATCCTTCGTATATCTGACCTACGTTGATTTTTAGATTTTTATACATTAGTCCTGTAGTTTTGGTTTTATAGAATTCAATGTTAAGTTGAGATTGCTAAGTTTACTCTTTATCACATCTAACTTTTTTGTTGGCAATGTACCTTCGGCTAGTTGCTGTTCGTAAACTTTTTTTATTTTTTCTAACTTCTCAACATGCCTGTCGGCCTTGGATTTGTTAAATATGAACTTTCCAAATCCGGAAATTTCTACACTGTTGTTTGTCTTTGTAGCATCTTCAGCAGAATTAAACTGATGTGTAATCACTTGACTGATCACTCTTTCACTCACTACTAGACCCACTGCCATCTTCTTCACTATATGTTCTCTCAGTGTCGTTACTGTCTTGTCTATCTTCTTCATGCTCTAGTTGTATGAACAAATTAATATGCTTATCAAAGTCTAAAACTATTACAGGGTTTACCTTCACCTTACTATCTTCTTTGATGAATATACCCACTTTCTTCAGCTTGCTCACTATATTATTGATCGTAGCTGTTGTTGTGTTATACATCTGACAAAACTCTGTTCTAGCATTAGCATACGTGATTGTACCTTTTATAGCTGTATAAGCTACCAATTGTATCTCTCGCTCTGTAAGCTTTAAGTTGTTAAGTGCAGATAGCAATGAATAGTACTTCTGTGCAAGCTTGTACTTATCACTGTGCTGCATTGCTAGTTTTTGAACTACCTTATTATTCTGTGCTTCCATTATTTAGTTATATTGGCTTTATACTATATGCAAATATATAAAAAAAATATTTGACTTATCAAACTTATCTTTGTAGAAAAGCTATATTATGTATAAACATTCATCGATTCACTGGTCCACAGGAGCATCGATAAGAGGAATGCTTAGAATCACTAAGCCCACCCACCCACCAAAGGTATAACATTATATCCCAAAGTTCCAAATTTTTAAATGCCCTTTTTCTAAAACACCCTCCCCCCATCGTGTGTGTGCGATAGGAGACCCCTTCCCATTGAAACCCCACTAAAAAAAAGCGTGGTGGGGGTAGTCCCCCTTTGACAAAACACGTAACACTAAATACATAATACAATGAGTAGTACATTATTAAACTGGAACACCTTTGTTCCAACAGAAAGAGAAGAAATCGGAATGGTTGCAGAACTGTGTGGCCCAAATGGAACTTTAAACCTTGTTCCAAGCAACTTTGCTAACCCTGATAAGCGTGTTGTGGTTGTGCTTAAACGTGAGGACGGTACATCAACAGCTATCACTTGTTCATCACGAGTTAGTGAGGGTGTTAGAGCCAAGGACATTACTATTAGCAATCTGTTTGGCTTTACTGTTTACAAGCAAATCAATAGCACAACAGGCGAAGAATACGCTATGATAGGAATGCCTTCAGGTAACTCAACTCTCATCAGCTTTAAGAACGAGGGTGTTGTTGACTATCAACCAGAACTTGTTAACACCGATGACTTAGTAGCATTCTAATAACTAACCAATAAGAGCTTGGAGTGGGAGCAATCTCACTCTAAGTTACTTATATATAGGGTGGGAAAGTTAGGGTTGGGCCTTATATAAGGAGAATAACAACAAACAAGGGTAAAGTTGTACATGTTTTACGTGTGTGTGAACACAGTAGTGTACTCACTACCCACTTTAAGCCACTTTTTACCACCTTAGAATATATCACACCTATAATATACATATAGCATTAACATGACAAAAGAAGACAAACTATACAGACAAGGTAGATCAGAACAACAGTATGAATCTGCTATGATACTTACAACTATCTCCTATATAGGTTTGATAGTTTCCTTTATACTAATACTAATAATAAATACAATAAGATTATGAAAACGAAACCAGTAGGAATGGTACATCTAAAAGGTATCAACGATAAAGAGTACGCTAAGTATAAAGCTAAGCTAGATACAAGTAAAGACAATCACAACTTAAAGCTACAATTATGAACCGCAAGATTAAACTACTACCTACAGCATTTCATAAGTTCAGACAGGTTGCATTTGCAGCTGGTCTGTTCTTTATATGCAGTATACAAAACTCAGAGTACACTGTTGAAGCAGATGACTCTCAATTAGAACAATTAGGATATTAACAATAAGGGCTGGACTAACAATCGTGGATTCTAGATAACTATAAGTGTAGGTAGTCTAACATGCCAAGTCACTTACCTCAACGCTGCAGGAGAGCAGATGAAAGGTCCTTTATTGAAACAAGCTTAGAGCAATGAGTCAAGCAATACCACTGACTATTCTGAGATAGTGTCAGCCATTGGACAACTAAAGCATGAGACACATGTATAGTTAGTCAACATTAGATCTACTAGCGGATCTATAATAAGATGGATAAGCACTCTAAGTTATTTGTTTAACTACTAAAAAATCGGAAAGATGAAAACATTACTAATACTACTAATGGTCGTTGATGTGTCAGTTACAGCAACGATATATCATGCAGTGCCAGATCAGACAGACAGCACACCATTCATCACAGCATCCAACAAGGTTATCAATAAGGATAATCCTGGTGCACATAGATGGATTGCAGTGTCTAGAGACTTAGAAGCTTTGGGTTATACATTTGGCACAAGAGTATGTGTTGACAATGCAGGCCCAATGAATGGATATTGGGTGGTGCAAGACAGAATGAATAAGAGATGGAAACACAGAATAGACTTTCTAGTTGATGAGTCTATGAAAGGTGGCAAGTGGGAAGACGTAAAAATATACATAGAATGAGATTCAAAAAGACAAGACAAACTATCAAATACAATGGGATCTATTTAGATTGTGTGGGGTACTACGAACCAGGTGAAGCAATGACATACGAATATCCAGGTAGCTCAGCTAACTTTGATGTTCATGAGGTGTTTGTTGATTCAACAGATATCATGGATTTACTTGATGATACACAGCTAGAAGAGATAGAAGTAGAAGTATTGGATGCTATTGATGATAATGATTGGTAGTTTAATCAGTGAGTGGTGGAGGTCAAGCGTGGAAAAGAAGCGTGCAGGGTTACCGAGTCCCAACCTCCACTTACTCTTAATAATAAATAAGAACTTTTAAAATAAATACAATGAACAAGCAATACCCAGAAGAAATGACAAGCAACAAGCAGCCACACATAATGTGTCCGGAATGCTTTAAAGGAACTGTAGTGATGAGCTACGCACGTAAAGAGGGAAGCTGTGACAACTGTGGCACAGAGTTTCACCTATTAGCAGGTAACACATTAAGATATAAATAGCATGGGAAAAGAAAGAAACTTAGTGTGGATAGCAATAGAGCTTGTTCTTCACCATGACTACGATGAAAAGATACTACCAGAAACGTTGTTTATGAACATTCACTATCCTGGTAGTGACAAAGAGTTTGTAGAGGTTTATCCTTTAGGCTCTGCAGCATATAAAGTTTTTGAGAAAGGTATGATATTACCAGATTCATTTGGATACCCTGTTAAGCCACATATTATTGATGACAATGGAATAACAGTTGTTCATCCTGATGAGATAGGTTATTTTGATAACCCAAGAACTGATGATGAGTATGAAATGTTTACAAGTAAGCAGATGAACATCATTTTACAAGACTTTGATGGTATATGTGAATTACTTGTTTATGAAGATGAACTAGAAGATAACTTTATACAACCTGTATACATAGGTGATGATAGTTTGGTTGTAATAAGAGGACTAACGCCCAATGAAGATGATGATGAGGCGGACTAAAAACAATATTATGAGTAAGAAAGAAGAGTTTTATGACTATGTTTGTAACTCGTGTGATGCAAATTATACGAGCAATGAACATGAAACTGAATGTTTCTATTGTGGTGAAAAGACAATAGTGATTCAGGTTAAAAGGCCAAGTATAATTAGAGTTAGAAAGAAAACAGCACGTCAGGAGCTTGATGAAGCTCTTGATGCTATGTCTAGCCCTGATTTTGATTGGGATTACGCAATAAATAAACACAAATGACAAAAGAAATGTTATTAAATAGAATTGAAAAAATAGTAAAAAGAGTTAGAAACGAAAAAGGACATACAAATGGGCTTTACGTTGCAAGCGAAATACTTAGAGAGATTAACAAACTTAGATAAATATGGGACTACAAGAAAGATCAAAGAGAAGACAAGCATTTCAGAGATGGATGCTTATGATTAATAATAAATACATTAAAGACGAGAAACAGATGCTAGCAGCATACAAAAAAATCAAATAATTATGGGAGTAGATATATACGGTAGAAAAACAGAATGGAAAGGTGAAAAACCAGAGATAAACTGGAGTGAAGACCACACAGAAGAAGCTAAAGACGAATTCTTTAAACTATTACATGAGTTTGAAGAGGACAATCCTGGATACTATTTCAGGAGTAACTGGTGGGGCTGGAGACCAATAGTCATGCTAAGTGAGATAGCATCAGCAAACGAAGGACTAGAGATAGACTTTGAGTATTGGGGCTCTAATGATGGTAATGGACTAGAGACACAAGAACAATGTAACAAACTTGCTGATGCAATTGAGAAGCTTATGGCAACAGATGGTGGATTTGTAGAAGACTTTGACACATTGTATGTTAATATGGGATCATGGACCAATTCACAAGGAGGATTTGTAGACCAAGCTACAAGAGAAGAGCTAAACAAGACACTACCTGAAGGTAGAGTTGCATTTACAGGAGTTGTACATGATGAAGGTGTATTCTATCCAGCACATAGTGCAGATAAAAGACACATAGATAATTTTATCGAGTTTTTACGTGATTGTAATGGCTTTACTATTTGGTAATATAACTAAATTTGTTATTTTTGTAAAACAATTCACACACACATAATGAAATTCATAACCTTTCTAATTAGATGGATAAGTCAACAGCTGGCTATACCATTCTGGATAGTTGGACACATACATTTGTCTATTCATAACTTGCATGACCTATACGAAATACTAAGTAGTGTAGGTCTGCATATAATTGTAGGCATTGGGTTCTATTTAGACTATAAAGACTATAAAGACCAACCGGATGTGTAGACCTATTATCAAATGTAGTAGATGTGATGAAACATTCTGTACAGGTTTAGATTACAGATGGCATTACGATAAGCATTTAGATGAGTGGTGGAAAGCAGAAGATAAAGATAAATACATAAAACAAACAACACAATGATTGAAGACATAATTATTTATGATATAGAAACCATGCAAGAGTGTTTTATAGTTGTATGTATGCAACCAGGTAAGACACCTAAGAGCTTCACTGTCAGCAATTGGCAGAATCAACTAGATGCATTTGTTAAATATACAGATGAACACAAGGATGCACATTGGGTGGGTTACAACAACTTACGCTTTGATGCTCAGGTAGTTGAATGGATACTTAGGAACTATGAGCACTGGCATGATTGTACAGGACTAGAGATATGTGCTAAGATTGCACAGAAGGCTCAGGATGTTATACATGATGCTAACTATGATGTGTTTCCAGAGTATAGAGAATGGGAACTATCGCTTAAGCAACTGGATCTGTTTAAGATACATCACTATGATAACAAGAACAGGCGTGTTAGTCTGAAGAGGTTAGAGTTTGAGATGGACTTAGAGAACATAGAGGAGATGCCTATACATCACACCAAGACAAACATGACTAAGGATGAAGTATTTCAGACACTGCAGTATTGTTTTAATGATGTAGATGCAACCTATGAATTCTATAAGGTAACAATAGGTGAGACGGACCACCCATTATACAAGGGTAACAACCAGATACAACTAAGGCTTGATATACAAGATGAGTTTGGTATAGATTGTTTAAACTACTCAGACAGTAAGATTGGTGATGAGATTATCAAGAAGTATTACTGTCATGAGAAGAACATTGATATCAAAGAGTTACCAAGAAAAGGCTTCTTTAGGAAGAGCATTGCATTGAAGAACTGCGTTGCACACTATGTTAAGTTTGAAACAAAACAGCTGAAGACATTCCTTAAGAACATTAAATCAATAACACTTGGACTTCAGGATGACTTTAAAGAACACATAAACTTCTACGATAATGTATATTCGTTTATGCGTGGTGGTTTGCATACAGAAAACAAACCAGCAATATTTGAGGCTGATGAAGATTACGAAATCATTGACTGGGATGTAGCTAGTTACTATCCTGCTATTATTATTAACAACGGTAAGTATCCTGCACACTTGGGTAAGCAATTCTTATTCGGATATAAAGAAATGTACGAGAAGAGACTAGCTTTAAAACAAAGTGGGACCAAGGATGCTAAGACAATGGGTATTATAGGTGCACTTAAGCTTGCAGTTAACTCTGTATACGGTAAGTCATCTGACATGCTTTCATGGATCTACGATAGGCAGTTAACTATGTTCACTACAATTACTGGTGAGCTTAGCTTGATGATGCTTATAGAACAGTACGAACTGAATGGCATACATGTGATATCTGCTAACACAGACGGTGTAACTGTAAAGGTTAAGAAAGATCTTATACCTAAGATGTACGAAGTTAATAAGGAGTGGGAAGAGACTACTCAATACATACTAGAGAGAACTGATTACAGTAAAATTATATTCTCTACGGTTAATGACTATATAGCTATCACACCAGATGGTTATATCAAGAAGAAAGGGGACTTCCTAACAGACTTTGAACTTCATAAGAACAAATCTGCTAGGATTGTACCTCTTGCTCTTGAACAGTATTATGTAAACGGTACTAATGTAAGAGATACTATTAAACAGCACAAGAATCTATTTGACTTCTGTATAAGAAAGAAAGCCTCAAAGGACTTCTTCTTTGAAGGGGTACATAGAACTACAGGTGACAACACTAAGTATAACAAACTAATTAGGTATTATGTATCACAGTCAGGTGAGAAGATATACAAGGTTAGAAAAGAGGAGTCTACTAGTAAAGCTGTTAAGAGATCTCAAGCAGAAGCTGGTGATTGGTTATGTACTGTTTGTAATTATCTTCCTGATAACTCAGTTTTAGATAACGTCAACTATACATATTATATACATAAGGCTGAGAAGCTAATAAGTAAGATTAAAAGTGGTGGTAAGAGAATAAAAGTAAAAGTAGCACCTAACCAATTAGATTTATTCGCATGAAAAAGAAAGTAAATAGAAGTAATGTCATGAGACATTTGATTGAGTATCAATTAGATATGGTCGGTAAACGATTAGTTGATACTCTTGATGATGACAAGTGGTATTTTAACTGGACAATGACTAGTGCTCAACGTATAGAGTTTAATAAATACGCAATTCAAACTATGAAGAAAGTCTTTAAGTTTAATACAAACAAAGCTAAGGACTCTCTTGCATGGTTTCATCAACAATTCGGATTAAGAATCAAAGATTAATATTAATAATTAAAATCAAGTAAAAATGGAAATTTCAACAATTCAAGTAGTAATCGCAATCGTAGCAATAGTTGCTATATTTGCAGGAGTAAGAGGAGTAAACAAGACTCCAAAGAAGATCGTAGCACCTAAAGCTACAAAACCTCGAAGAGGTAGACCAAAAGGTAGTAAGAATAATACTGCTAAAGTGGTAGTTAGTAAACCAAAGCGTGGAAGAGGTAGACCTAAAGGTTCTAAAAACAAGCCAAAGGGTGTCAAAGTTAATTAACGAAGACTGGGAACATGCAGCATATGCTAATGATGAAGTGTATGCTGCAGAACGCCAGTACCTGATGGAACTAGAACATCAGCAGTGGGAGCACGAGCAAGCTAAGAAGAAACAGAAGCCTGCAATTATTAAACTATCAAAACCAATTAAAGATGAAGCTACACATAACCCCAGAAAAGTTCGAGGAGCTCATCAAGAAAAGCTATAGTTTAGATATTATCTATTTACTTAAGTTGATTGAGGCAGAGTATGACGTAGAACCTCTCTATGAGAATAGTATGCGTATCTCTGCCATCTATCAATCACTTAGACGAAAAGGACTAATAGCTGAAGATGAGAACAAACTAACTACAGTGGGACAAGACTTGCTTAAGTACTTACATCCAGAAGAAACTAAAAGAAAGTTCGTAAAGAGAAAACCTCAGGCCACAGCATTTGAAGAGTGGTGGAAAACATATCCTGGTACTGATACATTTACTTATGAAGGTAAGAAGTTCAGGGGAACAAGGGCTCTGCGTAAAGACAAGCAGGCCTGTAAGATTAAGTTCGATGCAATATTATTAGAGGGAGATTATACATCTGATCAACTAGTACAAGCTCTAAGATACGAACTTGAGCAAAAAGTATTGATGTCAATGAAAACTAAACAAAACAGACTTACGTTTATGCAGAACAGTCTAACTTATCTGAATCAGAGAACCTATGAGGCTTTTATAGAACTTATAGATGAACAAGGTTCAGACCAAGGAGGCAGTGTACCAAGTGGGTCTACAGATATATAAATTATAATTATGGGAAAGAAGAAGAGTTTGTGGAGGAAAAATAGATACGGAAAGTGGTATAAACTTAAGGAACCTGAAGGTAAAACAGTTAAGTTTATACCTTGTGACGAAGATAAACAAGTATATAACTGGAGTAGAACTAACAAGAAGGCTACAGAGAACTTCAACGGTGGACCAACAGGTGCAGTTTGGAGGAAAGAAAGAGGGCCTGTACATGAGTATTTAAACAGAGATAAAGAATTCCTTATCTCAGATAAGGAAGATAAAGAGGAACAAGCAGAACAAAAGGGACCAGACTTAAAGGATGACTACCCTTTCTAAAAATAAATAAATGGAAGCAATTAAATTAATAGTCAGTATTATAATATTACTCTTTTTGATAAAGTGGGTCGGTAAGTTTATATGGCCAGAGGATGATGATGATTGGCATAACCTGCAATATTGAATCATGAGCTATAAACCACTACCTGAGTCTTTAACTATCAAAGACTCTAAAGTGCACGGACTAGGTCTGTTTGCTAAACAAGACATTGTAAAAGGTATAAGTCTAGGAACAACACACGTATACAATGAGAATTTTGACAACAACTACATTAGAACACCACTGGGAGGTTTTATAAACCATAGTGATAACGCTAATGCACAGTTGATAAAGCTAAACGATACTTTAATGTTAGCTACAACTCGTTTTATAAAGAAGGGAGAGGAGATCTTCACAACTTACAAACTATATAATATAAAAGATGGGATTTAAACTATTAAAAGAAGAGGTAGACAAGGGTCTGGCTGGTAGAAACGGTGGTATACCTATGGGATTCGACAGACTAAATAGGTATGTTGGTATCCGTAGGTCTATGTATTACTTAATAGGTGGACTAACCGGTTCAGGTAAGACTAGCTTTATCGATGATGCATTTGTACTGAACCCAGTAGACTGGGCCCTATCTAAAGAAGGACGTGAGTCTGGTATTAAGGTGAAGGTGTGGTACAGATCTATGGAGCGTAGTCAGACATACAAACTAGCTAAGTGGACCTGCAGGAAGATCTTTCAAGAAGAAGGAGTTATCATTCCTGTTAACAAACTACTGGGCTGGACAAGCAAGATGACAAAGGATGAACATGACTTATTCCTTAAGTATGAGGACTATATGAATGAGCTTATGGAAATAGTTACTATTATAGATGGGCCAGAGAATCCGGTTGGTATTGCTAAAGAGCTAAAAGCTTATGCACTAGAACGTGGTGAGATAAAACAGTTAGATACATACAACAAGATATACGTTCCTAATGATCCTAACGAGATAACACTAGTTGTGTTAGATCACATAGGTCTACTGAAGACTACCAGTGCACAGCCCACAAAGAAGCAGGCTATTGACAAGATGAGTGATGAGCTAAGATACGCTCGTGACTTCTATGGTTATTCACCAGTTGTTGTTAGTCAGTTCAACCGGTCTATATCTAATCCTATCAGGATAAAGAATGGTGATGTTGAGCCACAGATGGAAGACTTTGCTGATAGTTCTACAACACAGAATGACTCAGACATATGTATGGCCCTATTTGACCCTATGAGGTACAAGGTAGAAGATCCATCAGGCTATGACCTCAACAAACTGAAGGATGAGTTCGGTGGTAAATACTTTAGGAGTCTACGTGTAATAAAGAATAGCTATGGTGAAGATGATATCAGGATTGGTCTTGGTTTCCTTGGCCAGATAGGTATGTTCAAAGAGTTACCTAGACGTAGAGATATAACAGAATCAGACTATCAGTCTGTAATTAATAAATCATTCTTTTTATCATGATAACAGGATTCACTGCAGGTAACTTTGACTTGCTACACCCAGGATACATATACACATTTGAAGAAGCTAAGAAGCATTGCGATAGATTCGTAGTGCTACTACAGCGTGATCCTTCATTGCATAGGAAATCAAAGTATAAACCTGTGCTGTCATTACACGAGCGTTACAAAGCCTTAATGGCTATACGTTACATTGATGAGGTGTATACATACCAGACAGAAGAGGAGCTTTATCATCTTATACAATGGCTTCAGCCTGATGTAAGAATACTAGGAGAAGACTATGTATGGGAAGGAGAAAATGGTAAACCTAAAAGATTTACAGGAGATGACCTGAACATTAAAGTTATATATACTACTAGATCTCATGACTGGTCCACTACTAAGATAAAGGATTTAATAACAGAACAAACTAATAAACAAAATGACAATAAGAGATAAAAGACAAAAAGAGTTTGCACAGGTGTGGATAAACCACGGTAGGTTTGGTATCCTTAACTTGTGTCCAAGGTTTGGTAAGATCAGAACCACTATACATATATTGAATGAGTTACAGTCAGATCAAATACTTATAGCATATCCAGATAATAAGATTAAACAGTCCTGGATTGATGAGTTCGAGCTAATGGGTTACAAGAATGATAATATAACTTATACAACACACAGATCAATAAACAAATACATAGACGTTTATGATCTTGTAATTATAGATGAGATACACTTGTTATCACCTAACCAACGAAGAACATGTGAAGAGTTGATTCTATCAAACAGTAATGTTCTTGGCCTCACTGGTACATTATCTAAGTGGACCAAGAAAGACTTACAGATGGAACTAGGTCTGCAGGTTATGGCTGAGTATCCAATAGAGAAAGCAATTGAGGAGGGAGTTATAGCAGACTATGAGATAACTGTAATACAGGTGCCATTAGATAACACTGTGGTGCAAACTTACACCAAGAAGAACATTCGTAAGACAGAGCTACAGCAATTCCAGTTCTTAAGTGGCATGATTAATAAAATGATGTACTCTGGAGCTAACACTATGTTTCATAGACTAGCACGTATGAGAATTATACAGAACAGTCTAGCTAAGCTTAACAAAACAAAACAGATACTTCAGGATAATCCTGATGAGCGTATCCTTGTATTCTGTGGTATAACTAAAGTGGCTGATTCATTGGGAATACCTTCCTATCATAGTAAATCAAAGGATAAGGAAGCGTTGCAGCGTTTTGCTGAAGGTGAAGGTAACCACATGGCTGTTGTCAAGATAGGTAACACAGGTGTGACATATAAACCACTCAATAAGGTAATCATAAACTACTTTGATAGTAACGCAGAGAATCTAGCTCAGAAGATCAATAGATGTATGGCCATGGAGTATAACACTCCTGATAAAAAGTCTCACATAACTATTATATCATCTAAGCAAAATGTCGAAGAGAAATGGCTTAATAAAGCTCTTGAATTCTTTGATAAAAGTAAGATTAAATACGCATAAATATCGTATATTTGTAAACCTAATATTAATAAATAAATACATAAAAATGAGTTCAAAATTAATTGGAGTTGTTGGCGAAACAGGGACAGGTAAGTCAACAGCAATAAAGCACTTAAACCCTGAAGAAACTTACATTATTAACGTTGCAAAGAAAGAGTTACCATTTAGAGGTTCTCAAAAACTTTACAACACAGACAACAAAAACTACAAAGAGGTAGATGATCCGGTAGAAGTAACTAGACTTTTAAAAGTTATTTCTGAGAAAGCACCACACATAAAAACTATTGTTATTGAAGATAGTAATTATCTTATGGGCTTTAGAATGGTAGAGAAAGCTACTGAGACAGGATTCACAAAGTTCAGCATAATGGCTAAAGACATGGTTGACATGTTTAGATCAGCTAGAGCACTACGTGATGACTTAGTTGTATTCTATTACTCCCACCCTGAAACTATTGAGGATGCAGGAGAGATAGTAGGATACAAGATTAAAACAGCCGGTAAATTAATTGACAACCAAGTTTTGTTGGAGGGATTATTAACCGTATGTTTGTACACTAATATAGAAGAAGGTAAGGATGGTAATGTTACGTACAGCTTTCTTACTAATCGATATAGAAAAAGACCAGCTAAGAGTCCTGATGGAATGTTTGAAACAACAAAGGTCCCAAATAACTTGCAGCTAGTTAGAGACACAGTAATGGAATATTATAACTAAATAAATAAATAAATATGAGTACAATAGGTGGAGTAAAAAGAGAATCTACAAACACAGAAAGTAAATTTAACAAGAAAGTAGGCCTGTTTGAGGCTAACGTTGTTGCTATCAACCCAACAAATGAAGAGTACAAAGATGTGCTTGGAATAGAATTGAGTGAAGATAGCAAAGCAACTAATTATCTAGGAGAAACAAGAGATGGTAATACATATCTCCGTGTAGATGTATGGTTGCAGGAGGTAAAGAATCAAGAGAACTTTAAAGTATCATTCTTTCTAGAAGATAGAGAGCGTGAGAATAGGGACCAAACTAAGAAACAATATCTAAACAGTGTAGGTATGACATCTTGGGCTGATGATGAGAACAATTTATTTGACTGGTTCAAAGAGAACCGTGAGTATAGAGTTGCATTCATTGGTGAGGAAGACTTATATGATTTCTTACGTACTTGGTTGGGACAACTAGACTATAGAAGTGCAGAAACTACACTAACCCTTGACTGGAGTAAGCTTATGCGTGGTAACGTAAAAGATCTTAAGGACCAGGTAGATGGTGAGTGGTGTAACAGCATTGTAGCACTAGCTACCGTAGTTACTAAAGAGCGTGATGGTGATACAGTAGAATATCAAGGTGTCTACAACAAGGCATTCTTGTCTGGATACACTATGCGTCAGTTTAGACTAGTAGATTACACAGAAAGCAGAATTGTAAATCAATTGAAGTCACGTAAACCTAGAGAGCTGAAGCCACATGAAAGATTTGTAGTGAAAGTTACTGGTGAATATGGTTGTAAAGATTACTATCAACTTAAAGAGATAGAAGATTACAATCCTGATGAGAACTTAGTAGCTTCTGATGATTATATATCTGAGGACGGAGGAGATTACTAACTAAGTATTTAACTTTAAACAAAAGCTCTGCAGAAATGTAGGGCTTTTTTTAACTAATAAATTATGGCAATAGGAGGAATAAAAAGAACAAAACTGAACAAACAGTCTATACTTGATAAGATATCTGAATATGATGTATTTAGATACTATATGCCAAATACTAACTGGAAACTGAATGTTAAAACCCATTCACCGTTTAGAGAAGAACGTACACCATCATTTATTATTAGTCAAGGTCACAATGGAGTTAGCTTCTATGACTTTGGGGACACTAGTAAGAAAGGAGACTGCTTTGCATTTGTAAAGATGCTATATATGTGTAGTAACTATGATGATGTTCTTAAAAAGATAGATTATGATTTTGGACTAGGTATCTCTGGTAGTAAGATTAAAGACTACAAGAGAATAGTTGCTCAATACAAACAGCCTGAGAAGGTTGTTAAGTCATACTCTTTTATACAGGTGAAGACCAAACCTTTTACTACTGAAGAGTTAGATTACTGGAATCAGTATTATCAGGATGAGGATGACCTTCGAGCAAACAACATATATTCAATTCAAGAACTATTTCTAAATAAGAAGAGGTGGGTAGTAGATCCTACTGTGCTAACCTTTGGTTATTTATATGATGGGCACTGGAAGATATATAAACCGTTTGCAGACAAGAAATACAAATGGGTACCTAATAATGTTCCTATCACAGCTATGGATGGTAAAGATGACATAAAGAACTGTCACACAGCATTCATAACTAAGAGCAAGAAAGATTATATGGTAATGAAGAAGATCTTCCCTACATGTTGTGCAGTGCAGAACGAAGGGATAGGCTGCTTTGATGATGATAACGTAGAATACATCAAGGCTAATTCAGATATACAGATACTATCATTTGATTCTGACACTACAGGTGTAGAGAATTCAAAAGCAATTACAGATAAGTTTGGATTTGATTACTGTAATGTTCCAAGGAAATACCTGGCAGAAGGAATAAACGACTGGGCAGACTTGGCTAAACATTACGGATTAAAAGTTATAGAAGATTACTTAATAAATAAAAACATAATAAAATGATTACAGAAACAGTAAAAACATATGAGTCCGCTGAGGACATAATGTTAAAAGCACAGGTTCCTATAGAAACTAGGACATACAAACCAATTAGTCACAGACAATTAGTTGACTTAACTCTAGAGAGTGTACTACAGTCAGGATTCACAGTTGATAAACAAAAGTATTCAGTTGGGAGCAATGGTAATGTAGCATCCGGTAGATACACCATTTCTAATGTAAAGGATGAAGACATGCAACTACAGATTGCTTGGCAGAATAGTTATGATAGAACTACAACCTTAAAGTTTGCTATCGGTGTACAAGTATTTATATGTAGCAACGGTATGGTATCAGGAGATCATGGATCTTTCGCAGAGAAGCACATGGGAGGTATACAGCAGTTCGCAGCTAGTACTATCACTGAGTATATCAAAAGATCAGGTGATGCGTTCACTAAAATGCAACAGGACAAAGAAGCTTTCAAAGCCCATGAGATATCTAAGGAACGCAGGGCTGAACTATTGGGACTTATGTTCGCACATGATAAGTTTCTAAAGTCAACTCAATTGAATGCGATTCAGAGAGAGTTTACTAATCCAACACATGATTATAAATCTCCTAATACATTGTGGGAGCTCTATAACTATACAACTTTTGCAATGAAAGAGATTCATCCAACACTATGGATGAAGAATCACATTAAGTGTCATGACTTCTTTGCAGCTCAGGCTGATCTAGAACACGAGAAGATCATACACCAGATTCAACCAGCTAACCAATTAATAATGGAAATATGACAGTTAGAAACTATATAAATACCCTCGTAGAGATGGTAAAGAAGAATCCAGAGATAGAGCACTATGAAGTGATATATTCTGCAGACGATGAAGGCAACACCTTTCAGAAGGTAAACTTTACACCAACAGTAATGATAGCTGATGGTCTAGATAACGCCTATATAGAAGTTGAGTCAATAATGAATGTTGACGAAAATGCTAATGTTTTATGTATTAACTGATGAGAGCACTTGTAACAGGAGGAGCAGGTTTCATAGGAGGTCACGTAGTTAGAGACCTACTAGATAGAGGCCATGAGGTTATTATATTAGACAATTTCTCTACCGGTAGTATAGCTAATGTTGCTACCGGTATAGAATCCTTACACGTTTATACAATAGGGAGTGATGATCCATTTCCTGATTGTTTAAACTTTGACACACTTATACATTTAGCAGCACCTGTGTCTGTTGAAGAGAGTATTAAAGAGCCAGTTAAGTACTATAACGAAATAGCATATGGAACAGAAAAACTATTTAAGTGGGCTACAGATTGTGGGTGTGACAAGTTTGTAGTGGCCTCAACTGCTGCAGTGTATGGTAGTACTGACAATGTACCTATTAAAGAGGAAGCTAATATATATCCTGAGTCACCTTACGCATCAGCTAAAGCACTTATGGAATTAATGATAAGTGGTTCTTACAAAGCTGACGTAGCAATACTTAGGTTCTTTAATGTGTATGGTGAAGGCCAAAGAAGCACTGGTGGATATTTATCAGCTATACCTATATTCAAAAAACAATATGAAAGTGGTAAATCTATAACAGTTACAGGAGATGGCGAACAAAGCAGAGACTTTGTTTATGTTGGTGATGTAGTATCAGCAATCTTTGCAGCTATTGGTAGTAACGGTACATGGAATATTGCTTCTGGTATAGAGGTTAAGATAATAAATATAGCAAAGGCTTTTGGTGATGATATAAAATTTATCAAAGCTAGAAGAGAAGTTAAAAGGTCATTAGCTAGCATAGAATCTGCTAAGTACTGGCTTAATTGGAAACCAAAAACAAAACTAGGAAACTGGATAAAATCAATAAAAGATGAATTGGGATAAATTTAAACAAAACTTTCATCCTTCTTGGCATGCAAAGATGAAGCCCTTCGTAGAGAGCGAAGAGTGTGACTTGTTGTATGCACACCTGAAGAAAGAAAGTAAGAGAGGGAAGCAGGTAGCTCCTCTCTCTAGTAATGTGTGGAAAGCATTTATGCTTACACCTATGGACGATCTTAAGTTTGTGATGATGGGAATGTCTCCATATCATACGTTTAAGAATGGGTTACCGGTAGCTGATGGACTCATGATGAGCTGTTCAGTTACTGAATACCTTCAACCTTCACTGAAGCAATTGTATAAAGCTTTTGAAACTGAGTTTCACAAAGGTCTTAACCTTAGTTATGATCCTACACCTGACCTTAGTTATCTAGCTGAGCAAGGAGTGCTACTACTAAATGCTTCTTTGACTGTAGAAAAGAATAAAGCTGGTTCTCACATAGAGATATGGGAACCATTTATTAAATACTTGTTTGAGAATGTAATTGTACCACTAGGTATTCCTGTTGTGTTTCTAGGTAAAGACGCAGGCAAGTACCAAAAGTATATGGGAATATTCTCACACTCCTTTGTTGTATCGCACCCAGCCAGTGCATCATACAAAGGTATAGATTGGGACTCTGAAGGAGTATTTAGTAAAATAGATCAATTATTAATGCAAAACAATGGATTTAGTATTGAATGGCTTAAAGATGCTGAACCACCATTTTAAAACAACAATTATGAATATAGAACAGGATTTAATTACAGATTTTAGTCAACTCAAAAAAGATGATGTTGTGCTAACTAACAAAGGAGCAGAATTAGTAGTATTTAAACTTATGGAAACACCTAGATTAAGTGCTACGAAACATCAGTACTCAGCAAATGGCTGGAACAGTAAACTGCCTAACGGTCAACCAAGAAATAGATATATTGCAGTAAGATGTAAGGTTCCTACAAGAACCAGAACCTCTACTAATGCTTCCTATACCTGGAAAGAGTACGAGTTTAGAATGCCTAGAGAAGATGATCAAGTAGAGAAGATGGACTTTAACTATAAAAATGTTTACAGAATAAAAACAATTAATAATTAATAAATAAGTAAAATGATAATTAAAAAACAAAAGGAAGCGAAAGTTCTCCAGGTTGGAGAAACAGAAAGCAGTACTAAGATGTCGTTAGACATGGAGTCAGCTCAGATCTTAATGCAGATGTTGAGTAAGAATCTATATTCTGATGAGATTGGTTCTGCAGTGCGTGAGTGTGCAAGTAACGCACTAGACAGCCATAGAAGAGCTGGTGTAACAGATCCTATCGTAGTATCTCTACGTGTAGTAGATACAGGATGGGAGTTTAGTGTTGAAGATTTCGGAATAGGTCTGAACCATCAAGATGTAGAGAACATCATTAGTAAATATGGTAAGTCAACCAAGCGTGACAGTGCAAATGAGCTTGGTATGATGGGTCTAGGATTCAAAGCACCACTAGCCTACTGTTCTAGCTTTTATTTTATAGCTAGAAAACATGGTATGGAGCGTAAATACATGATGTACGAAGGAGAGGAAGTAAATACTATTGACCTTTTGTACTCTAAGCCAACTTCTGAGCGTAATGGTGTTAAAGTTATTATACCTGTTAAATCTTGGGACCAGCATGACTTCAAGACTAAAATTAAAGAGCAACTATGTTACTTTGAAAACGTGTACTTTGATGTAGAGGATATAGATAACAATTTTGTTATACATAGAAGTGAATACTATCAGTTCTCAGAGCTATGTAATGAAACTGAGATGCATGCTTGTTTAGATAATGTTTATTATCCTATTGATTGGTCTAAGTTAGACATGGATAGAATCAGAATGCCTCTTGGTCTTCGGTTTAGTCTTACTGATAATTTATTCCCAACACCAAATAGAGAAGCTCTTAGATATACACCTGAGGCCAAAGAGGTTATTAAGTCAAGAATTCAGGACGTAGCTAATCACTTTGTAGACAAGTATAACGAAAGTGTTGAAACAGGGACAGACCTGAAGTCTTTATATGAATATTATAACAATAAAGAAAGATACATTAAACACCTAGGTTCAAATTTGAACATCAGTGAGTTAATTAAGTATTCTAACAAGACAATTGTAAAACCAGATATGGTTGGTCTTAATTCTATGACGTTTGAAGATTTGTATAACGTTAAAGACCATTGGCTCAACTGCTTCAATGTGAAGTTTACGATGAAAAATAGTAAATTACATAATGCTGATAAAACATATGTAAGTAACTGGAGCATAGGTAGACTTATTGGAGCTGCAAGTAGATATAATTCATCACCTCAGCCTTTGACAGTTTATTACTATGCAGATCGAGTTGGTGGTGTAATGAAAGACTATTTAAGGTCTCAACATTCCAATGATGTGATGCTTGTTAAAATTAAGACAGACGAGATTCCTATGTTTGCTTCATCGACTCTTGACCCTATAACCTGGGAAAGGGTTCTTAAATTAACTAGCGAACCAAAAGATCAATGGCCTCTTAAGATAGCTGACTTTAAGACTCTTATTAATCTAATTACTGAAGATTGGATAGATCTAGACTCTATGGTAGTCCCTCAAGACTTTTTAGATGCTAGAAAGAAGAAAAAGATACAGAACAAATCAAATAAGCCTGGATTAAAAGGTGACTCTGGAAGACGTAAAGTATCAGGTGAGATGAGTTGTAAACAAGCCGTTGATCTTCTTAGATATAACGATGGTAGAAACTGTAAGTTTGAGTCTAATATATATGACCTAAAGAGACTAATGAAAGGTGGTAAGTATTTTATTTATACTGAACATGAGAACTTTCTTGATTTAGATGCATTATACAAACATATAAATCACGACACTACCAAACTTATTACTTTATCTCCTAGAGAAAAAGGTCAAATAGAAAAACTAGAAATACATAATTTAATATCATATGAAGAATTCATGAAAGGGAAAACTAAAACGTTCAAGAGGATTGTAACCTCAGCAAAGATAGATACGTTTATTAATAAGTATTCAGATATCTTTGAGCATAGGAACACAACAATAAAGAAAGCTTCTAGCGATCTTTCTATTAAGTTGAACAACTTGGCGATCTATAGAGACAAACATTACAGAAGCCATGGATGGGGTGACCGTGAGAAAAGACTCTATGAAGCTATGTATGCTGTTGCAGATAAACATGATCTATATGATATGAAAATTTATCCAGAGTTCTTAGCTATGGAAGAATTAATAACTAATACTATACCTTGGTTAGATATTCTACTCCGTAGATTTCATACAGCGAATAATGATGAAGATAACAAGATGCAGGTGTCTGTACTTGTAGACATGATGAAATATTACAAACAGAAAGTAGAACTTGAGCACTATATTACTATAACAGATGAAACAGAAGATTTAGAACCTGTTACTGATGAGCTAGTAAGAGAATCAATATTTTAATAATTAATAATAAATAAATAAATAAGTATGAGCAGTAAATTTATGTCTCTTGATTGGTTCAAGGGAAGGGTAGAAAATTCTATCGACAGAGTAATAGCTAAAAAGCTAGATGATGTTATGGGTGAAGATAATTCTTCATCCATAGACATTCGTAAGATTAAGTTAGTTAACGATCAGCTAACTGTAGTACTAAGTGATGGTAAAATGTTTACTAAAACTGACGCTAATGAGTGTGACTTTGATTCTGCACAGAATGCAACAACAGAACAACAACTGGAATGCATTATGATGACTAGCGAAGTTGCTGACCAGAAAGAACAACAACGTAGAGATATCGAAAGAAATAAAGCTATGCAAATAGGTATCGATGCACTAGTTGAACTTGATGACTTTAGAAGAGAAGGTGACAGTTGTTATCTATCAGGCACTAACAGAACTCTACCTGGTTTGTTAGTAGAGAAGTTTATTGAAGTGGTATATAGAATCAAGCAGAACCGCAGTGAATACAATTCACTACAAGAGCTTTGTGATAAAGATGATGAGTATCAATCTCTAAAGAACTTCTTTATGTGGTGTTGTCTGAATCCAAGAGCTGAGGTAGCTAATGAACTATATAGGTTCCTGCATGAAAACAGTTTCAGAATAACTAAGCAAGGGTTCTTTGTAGCATTGCGTAATGTAGTAACGTTACACGGTAGTCCAGAGCTTGTACACTTTATATCTAATACATATAATAAGGTGAAAGCTGTATGGGGTAATGATCCGGATGACTACACTGTCTTTATGGAGGAAGGTGAATACAAGATTGTTCACAAGAACGGTCTGTATGAAACCAAAACCGAGTTAATTGAAGAAGAGTGGGATGATTATGAAGAGTGCTATATAGAGTGCGAACCATATGAGAATAGTTACGAAGTTCCTATTGAGTATGGTGAGAAGATAGGTAATCTTACAGAGTTGTATCTTGATTTACCTAATAGACATGAGAACAGATTCACTGATGATTGGACTAAGACGTTTGACATCAGAATTGGTAAGCCTGTTAACATGCCTAAGGAAGAGTGTAACTGGTCAACACAGGATTGTGCTGCAGCTGGTTTACACTTTACTTCTGATCAAATACACTATGTAGGATGTGGTGATCAATCTGTTCTAGTTCTAATTAATCCAATGAAAGTTGTTGGTATTGGTGAACATAAAGGTAGATGCTATGAGTATCTTCCAATTATGACTGTACCAAGAGAAGAGGCCACAAGTATATTACATGACTTGAGGTTTGATACTCTACAATTGGATGAAGGTTACGCTATTAGAGAGCTTGATAATCTAGAGGAGAAAGCCAAAGAAGGCTTTACTACTGAGGTAAGTAAACATGAGTTTAATATACCTCATACAACTTATACTGAAATTAAAGATGTTGTTGCTAGTCTTAGCAAAATGAAAGACACAATTAGTGACAGAGTAAGTGCAATAGAGTAGTTTTAATTAAGGTGATGTCTCATTTATTTATTATATTTGGGACATCACTAATTAAAAACAACAACATGGCAGTTAAAAAACCAAGAGTACCACGCACACGAAATGCTGGTACTATGACAGAAGCAGCTTTCTGGTCTATGATCAGAAGTGCTTTAAGACAGAAGAGTAGATGGTGGAAACCTATTGCTGAATGTAAAAAACTTGCTAGAAGGATTAGTAAATCCAAGAACAAGCGACAAAAGTGGGAGTATCAATGCAAAAAATGCAGTAAATGGTACAAAAGTGATCAAGTTAATGTTGATCATATCGAACAAGCAGGAAGCCTAAGATCATATGACGACTTACCGGGATTTGTAGAAACATTATTCTGTGAACAGGATAATCTACAGGTGCTTTGTAAATCATGTCATGATGAGAAAACCAAACTCGAAATACAATTAAAGAAATTTAAACAGAAATAATGATACAAGGGACAACAAAAACAGAAGAACTATACAGAGCTGTGATGCTGGATAGTTCTAGCTCATTGAAGGACTTTTCAATGGACAGAAAGAAATATCACAGAAAACATATATTAAATGAAGACGTTAAAGAGAAAGACTCTGTAGCTGCAAACTTAGGTAGACTAGTAGAAACTATGCTATGGGAGCCAGAGCTATTTGATGACAAGTTCTTTATGTCAACAGTTGCATACATTCCTACAGGACTTATGTTAGAGTTTGTGGAGCGTTTATATGAAGTAACACTAGATTCTACAGATGAGTCAGGTAACATATCTCGTAGCTTTACAGAGCTAGCAGAGGAAGCATACACACTATCATCTTTTAAGATTAAGTTTGAGCAAGTGCTCAAGAAGTTTATAGGTTCTGATGCAGAGTTGTACTACAATGAGATACGCCAGGTACGTTCTAAGAACTTAACTGTGGTGGACACACAACAAGTAGCTACAGCTGAGAGAATTATAGAGACACTAAAGACTGACCCTAACGTTAAGCATGTAGTTAACTGTGTAACAAGTCAAAGATATGATGTCAAAGATCAAATGCAGGTAGAAGACTATGCTGTGGATGGCCATCAGTTTAAATCTATGATGGACCGTGTTATAGTAGATCATGAAGAAATGACAATTCAAGTGTATGATTTAAAATGTACGTGGAATGTTGAGAACTTCTATGAGGAATACTATTTGTATAGAAGAGCTTATATTCAAGCCTATCTTTATATGAGAGCAGCAGAGTGGATGTTTAGAGAACATGTTGATTACACTGTCTTAGAACCTATATTCTTGGTTTGTGATAGTGCAAACTACTTTAGACCATTGCTTTATGAAGTTAGTAGTGCTAATTTATATGATGCATATAATGGATTTGAACACAAGGGTAGAAAGTATCCTGGTGTGAAAGATCTTATAGAGGATCTTAAATGGGCTCATGAAAATAATATATGGAATATTTCAAAAGAAAACTTAAATAATAATGGAACAGCAATTTTAAGATGAAAAAAACAATAACCACTATCTTTATGGTTCCAACATTGAATATACCTAAGGGGGCACTACGCCTTCTTGGGTTTATTAATGCATACCAACTGGACATGGACCGAGAGTTAGATTATGGTGAAAATAATGTAATTTACCTTCTCTTTAAGCCGGAAGACATGAGTTACTTCAGGGAGTTTCTAGATGCTGAGTATCAAAGGACCAGCAAAATTATAGAAGACTATGATTATCCTGAAGGCTATGTGATTCTGATTTATAAGCTTGATGACAAGTGGAAGAGAGATTTTAAATTAATTAAAGCCGGTAAATATTCTACTACATCTCCTGGTTTTCAAAAGATGTTTCCTAAAGTAATCAAGATAATGAAGAACGGCTTACACAAAGATGAGATCAGTCTTCAGTATAGAGTGTTTAATAAAACACCGGATCTTGTAGAGTTTTGGGAAAAGAAACTAGGAATAGAATGGTCAGATGACATGGAGGTTTGGAGTGGATGGGACGAAGCCACAGAGATATTAAACATGATGGAAATTAAAAACAAAGAAAATGAAACAGCAAATAATTAAATTATTAAACAAGAACCCCCACTCAACTAAAGAGGTGCAGGCTTGGTTCTTGAACAATCTACTAAAGACAGTAGATGATGATATGCCAGAGGAGTTCAAAGAGTTTGTTAAAGCTCAACAGATAGACGATGATAAGTTAGCTACAATGATCAAAGAATCCCCACGAGGTTTACTAGATGTATTTGACGAGCATGAGATTTATATAAACGTTGTGTATCAAGATGAAGTAGGTTTTGTTTGGCACCTGGGACACCCATACAGTGAGGGTGGAGCTAGCGTTCCTTACAACACACGTAAGAAGGCTGAGCATAAAGCTATATTTAAGGCCATTGAAATTCTTGATAACAAATTAAAACCTAAGAAAGATGAAAAAACCAAAGAAAAAAGTTAGGTCATTAGCTAAAATTGTTTTAGATTTGCTAGCCGCAGAATTGATTAATAAAGATGAGGCTTTGACTCTTCTTAATCAAGGCGATCCTATTCGATCTCCAGGTGGGTGGTGTACAACTTGCACACACGATATAAACATCCACTATGAGAACAATTGAAGAATTTAACGGAGTATGGCATCTCATCATTGATGGGCCAGGACTAGGTATTGATGTACCTCAAGTTGTTGCGTTTATGAATAACGTAATGGATGACCTTTCTACTATAGAAGGATTTAGACTTAAAGAAGTTTCTACAGTACGTGGAATTCCTAGAGTGCAGAGCAATTTGTCTGACATTATGCCTTGGGTAGCTAGAGTTATTCATGCAGAGATCGAAGAAAAACTTATGATGATACTGAAAGTAGAGTTTGAGTTGGAACAAAGATTACAATCAATTGGATTAAATATTAATGGTAAACCCCTACAACATGAATAAGAACATTTTCAAACCTAGAGTAAATATACTTCCCTACGAATACCCACAGCTGTTAGCTTATAAGGATGCAATTAGACATTCTTATTGGATTGACACAGAGTTTAACTTTACTGAAGATATACAAGACTTCAAGATTACAATTAGTGATCAAGAACGTGATGTTATCAAAAAAACTATGCTTGCTATAGCACAGATAGAAGTAAACGTTAAAACATTTTGGGGTGATTTGTATAAACGTATGCCAATTACAGAGATAGGTGATGTAGGATTTACATTTGCAGAGTCTGAGGTTAGACATAAAGATGCATATGCAAGACTGTTGCGTATACTTGGTTTAGAGAAGGAGTTCGAGAATGTAGTAGAGGTGCCAGCTATAGCTAATAGAATTAAGTACTTAAAGAAGTATCTAAATGGTGCACGCTCTAAAGACGACAAAATGTATACTAAGTCTGTTTTACTGTTCTCTTTATTTATAGAACACGTAAGTCTGTTTAGTCAGTTTCTAATTATGATGAGCTTTAACAAAGATCGGAATGTACTTAAGGGTATATCTAATGTTGTTGAGGCGACTAGTAAAGAAGAAGAAATACATGGTAACTTTGGAGCTGAGATCATTAACATTATAAAGAAAGAGAACCCAGATTGGTTCAATGATGAGTTTAAGGAACTAATATATTCTGCGTGTAAGAAAGCTTATATAGCAGAGTGTGGTATACTTGACTGGATATTTGAGAAGGGTGAACTATGGTTTCTTCCAAAGGAAACTATACAACATTTTATAATGAACAGATTTAACAATTCACTGAGAAAGATTGGTATGGACCCATTGTTTGAAGTTGATGACAATTTATTAGAGTCAACAAAATGGTTTGATATAGAAATAACTTCTACTAAGGAGGGAGATTTCTTTTACAAGAAGTCCGTGGATTACAATAAGAAAAGCAAAAGTATAACAGAAGACGATTTATTTTAATTATGGAATATACAAGATATTACTGGCTTAATAAAGACAGTAGACAGTTCTTATCCAGAGGGTATATAGATGAGGAGCCGGAGCAAAGAATCAGGGACATAGCTAACGTAGCTGAAAAGTATTTAAAGATGCCTGGTTTTGCTGCTAAGTTTGAAAGCTACATGGCAAGAGGTTTCTATAGTCTATCTACACCAGTTTGGATAAACTTTGGTAAGAGAAAGGGACTACCGATCAGTTGTTATGGATCTAATGTAGATGATACACTAGATAGCATATTAAATGCTGGACGTGAAGTGGGTATGATGTCTAAATATGGAGGAGGTACAAGTGCATTCCTTGGTAACATCAGACCAAGAGGAACAAGTATTAGTACTGGAGGATTGGCAGATGGTCCTATACACTATGCAAGAATATATAACACAGTGGTGGATGTTTGTAAACAATCTGAAGCTAGACGTGGTGCCTGTGCAGTTTATCTACCAGTAGAGCACAAGGACATAGATGAGTTTCTAGACATAGGTACTGAAGGTAACCCTATACAGAATCTACAATATGGTGTTACTGTTACAGATGCATGGTTAAAATCCATGAAAGCAGGAAGTAAAGACAAACGTAAGACATGGGCCAAGATCATTCAACACAGGAATGAGTTTGGATTTCCATATATTATGTTCTATGACAATTCAAACAACAACACACCGTATAAGAACTTAGGATACAAGATCACAGCATCTAATCTATGCTCAGAGATACAACTACCAACAGACAGCTTTAATAGTTTTGTTTGTTGTTTAGGATCTATCAACTTATTACATTGGGATGAGATAGTAGAGACAGATGCAATAGAGGTGTACACACATTTCTTAAATGCAGTGATGGATGAATTCATACAGAAAGCTGAGTACATGGCCGGTATGAAGAGAGCCTGGAGATTTGCTTCACAACATAGAGCAATTGGTGTAGGGGCACTAGGATATCATTCCTATTTACAATCAAAGTTGATAGAGTTTGAATCCATGGAGGCCAAGATGATTAACACTAAGATCTTTAAAACTATTAAAGAGCGAACGGAAGAAGCATCTCGATGGTTACACGATGCAAAAGGATATAAATCAATTAGAGAAGGTTATGCTAACACCACATTAATGGCTATAGCACCAACTAAGTCTAGTTCATTTATACACGGTGCAGTATCTATGGGTATTGAGCCTATCAAATCTAACTACTTCGTTAAGGATCTTGCAAAGTCTAAGACTGTATATAAGAATCCATTCCTTATAGAAGAGTTAGAGAAGTATCAGTTGAATAACAAAGAGACCTGGGAAAGTATATTAAAGAAGGACGGTTCAGTGCAACATCTAAACTTCCCTACTAAGAAAGTTTTCAAGTCTTTTATAGAAATTAGTCCAAAGGAGATAGTGATCCAAGCTGCTTCACGTCAGAAGTTCATAGATCAGTCACAGAGTTTAAACTTGATGATTGATCCTAGTGTACCAGCAAAAGATATCAATCAATTGTATCTATTTGCTCACGAACAGGGAGTTAAAACACTATATTATCAGTTCAGTCAGAGTTCAGCTCAAGCGTTTGCACGTGACATTTTAGAGTGTGCAAGCTGCGAAGGCTAACTAACTTAGTTAAAAAAGTTCATCGATAAGGTTAGAATTGTTTAGGTTTGTCCGTATACTAATTGTATATTTGGATCTGAAAGAGGTGGAAGGGTCCACTTTAAAAACAATCAACCCTAGAAAGAGGACCCTTTGTGGTTTCTCATGATTATTTGAATTAAGTATTTCTGTTCTGTTTTTTTAATTGTTGAAGAAGAGCCTTGGATGTAAATCCAGGGCTTTTTTTATCAGCAATATCACATAAATTTCGTATATTTACACATAACATTTAAACAATTAAATATGGCAAAGAAGTCACAAAAAGCGACAGATGGTGCAAACACTTTTGAAGATGCACTAGAAAGATTAAACAAACAATACGGTAAGGGAACTGTATTATCATTAGAAGGTAAATCTGAGGGGACGTATGATACATTCAGTACAGGATCAATTGGTTTTGACTGGAAGACATTAGGCGTAGGAGGATTTGTGAGAGGTAAGATGTATGAACTCATGGGCTGGGAAGGTACAGGTAAGTCTACTATATGTGGACATGCTGTAGCTAGTTGTCAAGCACAAGGAGGTAAGGTGGTATATATTGATGGCGAGCATGCTGTTGATACAAATTACTTTAAAGCTCTAGGTGTAGACACAGAGACTATGATGATTGCACAACCATCCTGCGGTGAAGAAGGTTTCAACATTGCAGTAGAACTAATGCAAACCGGTGAGGTAGATCTAATCATTATCGATTCAGACTCATCACTTATACCTAAAGCAGTACTAGATGGAGCTGTAGGAGAACATGCAATTGGTAAAAAAGCAAGACTAAACAGTAGTGCATACCCTAAGATTAAGTCTATGTGTCATAACACTAACACTTGTGTCATTGTAGTGTCTCAGTACAGAGAAAAGATAGGAGTTATGTTTGGTAACCCTACAACTACTCAGGGTGGACATGCACTTAAGTTCTATTCAGATGCAAGAATAGAAGTTAGTAGATCACTAGCTAAAGATGCTGGTCAGGTGTATGGTAACATTACTAAGGTTAGAGCTATCAAGAACAAGATGACTCCTCCTTACATACTATCAGACTTTGAGGTCCTATATGGTGTAGGTATTGATAAGGTTGGTGAGATGATGCAGCTACTTAATGACTATGAGTTAGGTAGAAAGTATGGTAAGACTATGACAGTCGATGGTGTTAAGCATGATCTTGAAGAGTTTAAAGACATGGTACGTAATGATCAAAAGTTCTACAATGAGCTACGTATGAAGATCATTACAGCTATCAAAGGTGAAGAGATGCCTGAAGAAGAAGAAGAGTCTCCCATAGTAGAGATGACAGATATGATTAGTCAGATAGAAGTGGTAAAACCACAAGAAGTAACACCACAACTTTTTGATACTGATGAACTGTAAAGTTTGTGGTGCAAAAAGTGAAAGTGAATATTGTTTTAGGCACAAGCCAAGAAAACCATTAGCTGGTACTACTACTCAACCAGCTATGAGGAGGAGAACCCTTAGATCTAATAAGTCTAAGGGGAAACCTTCACCTAATGAAGATCATTTATTTTTTACAAAGATATGGAAAAAGAGACCACACCGGTCTGAGATCAGTGGTACGTATCTAGGAAAAGAAGCATCAAGTGCTTTCTTCCATCATATACTACCTAAAAATAAATATCCCAAGATTAGGATGGATGAGGAAAATATTATACTTTTGACGTTAGATGAACATGCTGATGTTGAATCAGATATGTACAAATATGATATAATAAACCAACGTAGAACCAAACTATTAAAAAAATATGAGTTATACTAGAAACCAATTCTTTTATAAAAGAAAAGAAGCAGTGGAGGGAACAGACCCACAAGAATTTACTGAGTTCACAGACAGCATTAACCTTGATAAGGTTATAAGATCTGTACAGATGTCTACTGATACTATTGTAGTGTTGTTAGATGATATGCATGAACGTATACAAGAGGTACCTAACATTAATCCTAAGAACAATAAGGTGATTGGGACAAAGAAGAAGACACAGGTATTTCAAACTGAGGCATATTTATCAGGAGATGATAAAGAAAGATTTGAGAAACTAACTAATATAGAATTATGAGTAAGAAACCATATAAAAGACTCTTAGGTAATCGTGTATATGTACACGTACCTGAAAGAAAGAAAAGTAAACTTGAAGTAGATGCTAACACTAAAGAAGCTCTACAGAGAGAAATGTTAAAAAAGATGTCTAAGCTTTTAGTTTATGATGTCGGAGATTTAGTAACACATTTCAAACCAGGAGATGAGGTCTTAGTAGATCCAGGTAAATTAAAAGATGCACACTTGATACCTCTTACCGATGATCAAGAAGTTTTACTCTTATCTCCATTTGATGTAATACATGTTTGGTAATGGCTTACGATATAATATCAGGAACAGAAGCAGCTTATGTCATAGAAGACAACGATCTGCCTTTCATTTCCTGCAAGTGTATAACTTACGGAAGAACAGATTTATTAGTAGAAGCCTTACATAGCTTCCTTATTCAGGACTATCCAAAAGATAAGTGTGAACTAGTAATAGTTAATGACTATCCTCTTCAAAAGTTACACTACTCTCACCCACAAGTAAAGATATACAATCTTGATACCACATTTCCTCTAATAGGAGAGAAAGAGAACTATGCTATTGAAAGATGTCAAGGTCCTCTCATTGCTGTTTGGGATGATGATGATGTGGCCTTACCTAATCACCTCAACAATATAGCTAGACACTGGAAGGATGATACTAATATTATTCACTGGAGAACAGGTATATACTATAACGAACCATCTATCACTTCTATAAGTGGTGTAGGTAACTCCGGTATTGTGTATAGTAAAGATGTATGGGAAAGAATAGGTAAGAGTCCATTAGAAAATGCTGGTGGTGACATGACATTAACTGGAAAGATACACAAGTTAGGTGGTGTAGTAGAAGCTATATTACCAGACAGTGAAGCTTCGTGGTTTTATATGTGGGGAGGTAGAGGTTATCATCAATCCGGTATGGGTACAGATGATGGATCAAGACCTGATATCATTAAACGTCACAGTGCTCATGTAGAATCACAGCGTAAAGCTGGTAAAGTACCTACAGGTGATATACATTTAGTGCCTGCATGGAAACAGGATTATAAACAAATGTTAAAAGACTATCTTAAAAAATGAAGGTTTTAGTAACAAGTGCAAATTTTCCAGGCCAATTATGGAGTAAATGGATAGATCAGCAATCTTCTAAGTACGAGATAGTATTTAATAGAATAGATGAGACCACACACTCTGCTAGAGAGTTAGCAATGCATCCTAGATTACGTGCTAAGATTCCTAAAATGTTAGCATGGGAAGACAACCCAGGGTATGATTACTATATATGGATGGACTCTAATCAGTCACTAACCTCTCCTAAAGCTATTGAGAAGATGGTAGATCAATGTATAGGTAATGATGCATGTTTCTTTAAACACTCAGGTAGGTCCTCTGTACAACAAGAGGTTACATTTGTTTTAGAACAGATGCTAAAGGAAGATGAGTACTTACTGGATAGATATAAAGGAGAATTAATGGCAGAACAGTTAAGTCATTATCTTCAGGATGAGAAGTGGAATGACAATCTTCTTATAGAGTGTACTGTTTTTATATACTCTAAAAATATTGTAAAGAATAGAGAGTATAATTTAATGAAAGAGTGGTTTTATCATAATTGTATATGGTCAGTTCAAGATCAAATAAGTCTACCGTACTTACTTAATAGGTTCAGGACTAAATATAAGATCTGGGATCAAAATGTATGGAGTAATGATTACACCTACTATAGTTAAAAGATGAAAATAGAAGTATCAAACGGAGAAATATTAGATAAGCTTACTATATTAAATCTAAAGCTAGACTTTATCAATGATCCAAATAAGTTAGCTAATATTAGAAAAGAAGCTGCAGAACTTAATCCTATAGCAACTGACATGTTTCAGAATTATGGAGAGGAATTAAGGGACCTTTACGAAGATTTGTCAACAATAAATACCAAACTTTGGTATATAGAAGACTGGATAAGAGATTTTGAGAAAGAAGAATCCTTTGGTCAAGACTTTATAGACTTAGCCAGGTCAGTGTATATTACAAATGACAAAAGGAGTGAAGTTAAAAAGAAAATAAATATACTAACAGATTCAGAATTCATAGAAGAAAAGTCTTATGAATAAACTATTTAACATTATAAAATACACTATAATATCTTCACTTCTTTTGCTTGCAGTGAGTGGAATATTGTTTTGTATAATACAAGTTATTATTGACCCTGCATTTAGAATTGACTAATGAGCATAGAAGACATAGTATATAGTGCTGAAGAACACGGTAGAAGAAATCTTCTATTCAATGAAGTGAGCATATTAAGAAAAAAAACTCCTAATAGAGATCTAACAGAGATATATGAAGAGGCTTATAGAACAGTGATGAATACCTAAGATATGAAAGAGAAATATATGAAGATTATAGCTTGGACTATAGTAATAGCGATCACAATAGTTATATGGAGCAGTTTATATAACTTAATAATGGGATAATGAAAAAGATAAAAGCTACATGGAGACCACTACTTAGAGCAATGGTTAGAGACAGAAGATTATCTCCTATAGAAAGACTAGCCACAAGATTTGGTTACATGGGTGTGGGCTTTCTTATAGCAGGTCAGTGGACCATCAATCCTGTATTGTATATGCTGGGATTCTACCTGTGTACTTATACAGGTTTCAACTAGAAGACAGTGGAATCTAGTGATACTACAACTTAATGGACTACTAGCGTGGACCATTCACTTCATAAACTCTATGTAATAAAAAAGCCTCAATTAAGAGGCTTTACTATATTACTTACATCCCATTTTGCACTTACGTGTTGAGCCACCTTTTTTCATATAGGCTTTACGTGCAGTCTTTCTAACCATACCTTTCTTGGTACCTGACTTTGCATAGCCCATTTTATTACGTACAGCTGTAGCTAGTTTCTTAAGTCCTTTCTGTGAAGGTTTAGGTGTCTTTAATCCAGCTTTCATTGTTTTACCTTTTTTAGCTTTCATAGATTTACCGTATCCAGCTTTTTTTACATAAGCTTTACGAGCTGTTTTACGTACCATTCCTTTTTTTGTTCCCATTTTATTTAGATTATTTGAGGTTTAACATTTCCACCTGCGTCTAGCTTGTCTTATTCTAGAATTAGGATCATTTTTAGTTTTTGCACTGCTGCGTTTTAACTGCCCCAAACTTCTAGCACAGTAAGATTTGCGTCTCTTAGCTGATTTAGATCCCTTTTTTACTTTACCAGTAACGGCTGTCTTTAGCTTACTACCAGGATTAGCACGCCTGTATGCTGCTACTCCTTTCTTAGTCATACCAGCTCCAGACTTAGTCTTCCGATAGTTACCACCTTTTCCGGTAGTCTTACGAATTGCTTTTGCTCTTTTTCTAGCCATTACTTTTTCTTTTTACGTTTAGCACCCATCTTTTTAAAAGTCTTTGCAAGTGCTTTAGCTCTCCCTGTACAACCTTTCTTGGTTATAGGAGTGCACTTACCTTTGGTGCCTCGTTTTTTGATAGACTTATTTACTGACTGTATCCAGTTTTTCTTCTTAGCCTTACCACCTTTTTTAAGTTTCTTAGCTCCTTGTTGCATGTTAGATCCATACTGAGCCTTTTTCTTTCCATACTTTGTGTATGTAGCTTTTTTACGTATAGGCATTACTTTTTCTTTTTAGATTTACGTTTACGAAGAGCACTTGTTCTTCTACCCATACCCACTCTTTTCTTCTCAGCTACAACTGCAGCCTTACGCTTGCCCACACCTTTCCAGGTTACTGGTGTCTTCTTGCTAACTTTTTTACTAGGACGACATTTCTTAACGCCTTTATTTTTGGAAGATCCACAGGCATTACCTTTTTCATCTTTCCATTTCTCTTTAAACCAACGTTTAAGAGCAGCACCTTTCTTTGTCTTTCTAACTGCCATGATACTATTTCTTTCCAGCTTTACGCTTTCTACATTTAGCAATAGCACCACTAGCATAAGCAGAAGGGAAGACTCTATACCTAGCCTTGACACTGTGATAGCACGCATCATGATTAGGTTTAGAAGACTTCCCTTTTTTAGCCTTGACTACCTTTTTACGTACTCTCCCTCCTACTTTAGATTTCCGTTTAACAGCCATAATTTGTTTTGTTTATTCCACAGCCTGTAAAGTTGGTTGTGGTTGTTCAGAGTTTTCTTCTTGTGCTTCTTTAATCACACCGCCTTCAACTCCTTGTTTCATTATCTTTTCGATTACATCATTAGTTTGCATCATCAACTGGTATTTACCAGCTTCTTCTGTTGCTAAATATGATCTAACCATGTTCAGTATTAAACCGAACTCTTGTCCTGAAATTTCAAACTTATCCTCAGGTTTCCAAGTGTACCTGCTGTTAGGATTGTACTGTGCATTATCTGCCATTTTATTTGATTTTAAAAGTTAATATAGAAACAAATGTACTACATTTTTACTCTCCAAGCAAGTTTATTCTAAAAACTATCGTTCCGGAAGACTTGATACTCTTAGACAGATCTAACCTAATTTTAAATAGGTTATGTAGTTTAAGTATTTCTTGTAATAAAGACTCTCCATACCTGGGCATGCTAGGTGCAATTCTAAATATGTAGGACTCACCACTCTTAGTAATTTGCATACTAGAGTATTCATCAATAGAGTCGATCACTCCTTCTAAGTGAGCAAAGTAAACTTTGTCATTCTCACGCATTATTTCTGGAAAGAATTTTCTGTGTATCTCCATCGATTAGTATATAAACCCAGGGACACTGGGTCCCTGAGCTATATAGTTTGTAGTTAATTTACGCACATAGATTTACTGCAGTTACAATTCCGTCAACTGCTACTTGTACATTCCAATCTTGTCCATCTGTACTTGCAACTCTGTGATATGCTCCGTCTCCATCATATGGATTTTGTCCAGATGCATCTCTGTAGATTATGTCACCAATAGCTATAGCAGGACCTGCTGCTAATTTAAGATAGACAGTAGTGTCTAGTGTTAACGCACATGCATCAGCTCCATCAGAGGCTTCAGAAATTTGTCCTCCTGGATATACGATTGCTGCTGTTGTAGTTGATGTTGTAGTAGGATAACAGCACTCGTATGCTATATCTTGTGGTAATTGCTTCCAATTTCCCACTTTAGGTATCTTGCGTCTTAAGACAAGAGAACCAGCTACTACACGTCCAGATCCATCATATCTGACGTACGCATTCAAAGGTCTTTTGTTAATGCTTCCCATTTTAATTTGTTTTAAAGGGTTAGTAATTTAGGTTATATTTAGTTTTTAACTCATGTAATTTCATTGCATAAAAACCAGTGCAATGTTTCATACTTTTCTCGTTGTTTAAAACAACGTCTAAGTGAGGGTCTGCCATAGGATCTGATCCTGAATGGTACTTCCCTTTGTAAAAACACGGATACCCACCTTGCTCAGTGGATACAATACCAGCATTGTGGTATATAGGGTGTGTCTTTAGTTTAGTTACTGGGTCTGGTCCCCAGGAGAATCCCATTTCTGGAATCACTTTAACTTCTTTTTCTCTTACCCAAAGGTTCCATAACACGGCCCACATGTCTGCACACCATGATTGAAATCCAGCATTTTCATCTTTAAAGAACTCTCTGTTTACTTGCTGTAGATAAGTTCTAATCAGTATACAATCATTCATAACCTTGCTCCAGAAAGATGCATCTATACCTTTAATTAGATATTGTGCACCGCCAGAATGATCTTTGTTTTCTTCAGCTAATTCTCTGCTTATACCAACTACGCTTCCTATCTCTGCTAAGATGTCTCTGTTCTTATACTCTTCAACCTTGTCCGGTAGTACTTGGTTCACCTTACTGTCAAAGTAGAAGGAATTGATATAACTGTTTGTATCTGATACATAACATACATCATCTTCAATGAAATCATCTACGTTAAAGTCTTCTGTCCAAAGGATATCAGAGTCACAATAAAAAACAGTAGCGTCCTTCATCTCTGGGTTTTCTGACCAGTACTTCCACAATAACCAAGGTCGTAAGACAGGTATGTATATACTAATAAGATTATTAAGAGCACCTTCTTCATCTTTATAAAAGTTGAATTCAGCTTCTGGATATAGATCAACAATCTTTTTCCACTTTTCGTTAAAAGGTCTAACTTTAGGTGTATAGACTAAAACAATTGCGTTGTGCACTTGTCCCATTTCTTTTAAACTTTCCAGCCACATGTGAACTTGCCATGTGTAGTACGTATCATCCGGTTGAGCACAGATGTATTTCATTTGTTCCATTATGTAGTTATTGGTTTTAGTTTATGTTACGGTGCAGTGGTAGTGGTAGTTGTTGTGTTAACTTTTCCTGTAACATTGATTAGTCTTTCTAGCTGCTTGGATATTCTCCAAAGCATTTGATCTGTGTAGCCTGAATTGACAGGTCTTGGAGGTATTGCCATGATGTTTCTTTTTTAACAAATTTATTAATATTTTACAAATTATTTCAACATTTTATCAAATTAAAATAATCACTTTAATTAGAATATCTTATATCTCACTACAATACCATAACCGCCTGGGTTATTAGGCTGTACAAAAATTCTAGCACCGATATCTATTTTAGATAGGCCCACGGTAACTTCCCCAAATAGTATGGGATTGGTGAGTGTAATTTGATCTGTCTGGACACCTAGATAGCCTCCGAAGTTTAGCTTCTTTTTAGCATCAATGATATCCTGCTGTGTTGATATGTACTCTTCCTGGGACATGATTATCTTATCCTTGTTCTCCAGGCGTTTAAGAAAGTCTATCTCTTTATTCTGCAAGAGTGATATCCTATCTTCTAACTTTTTAGTTATTAGTTTTAGGTTGTCGTACTTAATTAGATCCTTTATTATCTGTCTAGCCTGAGTTTCATTCAGTACTACGACTGGGGTATCTGTCTGTGAAAAACTCTTGAAGCTCACTAATAGGCATAGAATCAACCACTTTAATTTGTACATATTCCTTTTCTTTGATGGTTTGTATTTCTTTCACTACAACAGCATCAGCTGTGTTCAGAGAATCTATTTTCTTCTGGAGCTTTCTGTCCTTCTCTTTATAGATTTCAATCTGATTTTCTATCTTCTCTAGTTTTAACTTATAAAGTTCAACTTCTTTTGAAGATTCATAACTTGTCCATAACAGAACAAGAATTATAAAAATGCCAAACCATTGGTTTCTTATAAAATTTATCACTTGCATCATACGATATCGTTTGATTCTAGTAAGGTGTATGAAAACTTATTACCCCATATATCCGCAGCTTTCTTGCAGATACCTAGGAATTCGTTCCAGTCTTCGTTAGAAGCAATCACTTGACACCCTGCAGACCATTTGTCTACACGCCAAGATCTACCACCTTTTTTAGCTGTAGCCCTGTGTATGTTTATACCGAACATTCCTTCGTGTACATGTTCTTCTGTAAGATCATACACGTGGTCTTTGTTCTTGTCTCTATACACCTTAACAGGGGCTCTTTGACATAGAGCATCATATTTACCTTGATGCTTGTTAATCTTGTATGCACCTCTGTATTGCCCAGGCTTGAGCACAGCTACACCTTTTTCATTAAGAAGGTTGGCCATCCAATGTGTACCTGGATCTGTTGTACTTTTATAACAGTGCATCTTCCATTCACCTTCTTCTTTATAAGAGATGGTGATGCAATCATCAAAAGCATTTGTCACTCTGTTCTTTGTTGCAGAGTTTCTTACGCCTACAATATTCACATCATAATCACCACCATCGAAATACTTGTATCCGCAGGTAATCATTGCATCTTCTATTTGTTGTCTGGTGTAACAAGACATAGGCTACAATATAATGTTTTTAATTCTTATTGCCAAATGTTTTTTCTATTCCGGATATACCGAAACATCCGAGCGTAACAATTACAAAGGCATCATAAACAAATTCATTTATAACCAGGTCTCTCCCAATCACACCACTGACTAAATCAGCAATCATAACAATACACATAATAAGGAACGAGATAAAGCCTACTATAGACTTCTCATTCCATGTATTGTCATCTTTGAATATGTTCTTCCAGCTGTTCATTTAACACTGTTCTAAATGCGAACCATCACAGTTTCCTTCAGGATCTTGTGTGTGTCCGCATGTGCATGTTCCAACTTTACCTGTTAATATATCTTCTATTGTTTTCATATTTTTGATTTTATTGCAGACTTCAATAAGTCCCAATTTTTATGTGCAAAAATTCCGAAGGCTACGCCAGCCCAAATCTTAAAGCCGAATATCCAAAGACCAATACCGACCAATAGGCCAGCAGCTCCTTCAATACCGTTTCCGATTATCCAATCTTTTATTGTGTTTACTACTTTTTTTATTTTACTCATCTTTCTATTGTTAGTTCGTAAATACGTTGTTCTAGCTGCTCCACTTTCTTAAGAATAAGTTCTACATCCCCTTGGGTATCCATTATAGCTGCTCGAAGCAGTTCATCTTTAAGATCATACTCCACTTGAGTTATGATGGGTTTTGGTTCCTGCATAGCAACTGCTATTTCAGACTTTAAAGATATGTACACTGTTGTTAGTGATACTGCAAATGATATAAGGATTCCTATTGTTTTGAAATCTGTTGTGACCTTAGTGGTTTCACTTATGTTTTTACTCATGATTTTCCTTTTTAGGGATAAGAGGTTAATGATACAATTGGATGTTTGTACCCTTCTTAGAATTATTTGAATTGAAGTTGGTTTATAACGCCTGTAGTATGTGTAGCGTATAAACAAATATACAAAAGGTATCTCAATCACCAAACATTTGATTCAAATAATTTGCTTAATATAGCATAAAACTTTACTTTTGAACTAAAATCAACAGATATGCCACATAGTTACGACTTCTTTAAACAACAAGTAAAGGATTGGATCATACAACATGTTCCTAAACATAAAAGAATTCTAGATGTTGGACCTGGTATAGGTACATATTCTAAACTAATTAGAGATCATGGATACAGAATCGATGCTGTAGAAATCTTTGCACCATATATAGAAAAGTATGACTTGATCAGTCAGTATGATAATGTATTTGTAGGTGATATCTGTAAGTTTGACTTCAAAGATTATGACTTTATTATCTTAGGAGATGTTCTAGAACACTTACATGTAGAAGACGCTGTTGATCTATACAATAGGATGATAGAACAAGATAAAGAAGTATTAGTTGCGGTACCATGGGAAATGGAACAGGGTGAACATGAAGGTAATATTTATGAAACACACCATCAAACAGATCTTACTCCACCGGTATTAAGAAGCAGATATCCAAAATTGAAACTATTATTTAAGAATGAATATTATGGTTACTATTATAAATTAAATCGTAAGTGGGAAAAAGCATATGTGCTCTATGCAAATTCTGCATACTACGATACAGTATGTGCAGCTGTTAAATCAATTAAAGCTTTTAGTAACATACCGATAATCGTTTACTTACTAAATGATGAAAGAACTGTACCAGGTGCTATTGTAGAGAATTGGAAGCATGAGGAGTTAAGTGTAGAACAAAGTGAGTACATAGATAGAAACAACAGTGATATATATAAGTTACTTATACAAAGACCATCTATAGTTAAGCACGCACTAAACAAGTACGCAAAGACAATAGCATATATTGATTCAGACAGTGTAGTAACTTCATATATAGATAACATATTTAACTACATGCCTGAAGATTCTTCTTATCCCTATTTTACAAAAGGTATATATGACTACCTGTTTATAAATGGTAGAGGTGGTGTAGAAACTAGAGAGGAGTTACATAAAAGTTTAGAACATCCAGCTTGTGAATTATTTGGTGTAGACCAGTCTGTTCGATCGAAATATCATCAAACAGGATTTTTTACAGCAGGACAATCATGTTTTGATTTCCTTGATGAGTGGGAGTGGATGTGTAACCATCCTAAGGTTTTAAGTAATCCACAGTACTATGCTCCTTACCATGAAGAAACTATAGCTAACGTTCTTTTGTGGAAGAATGATGTACATGAGGGTTTACCTTATATGTATATAAACTACACAGGACATATAGATGTTGATGACTTACCTTTTACTGGTGAGGATAATTATTTATCAGAGTGGGTGAGATTACCTAAGGTTAAAGAAGAACTACTTGTACTACATGGAGAGAAGAGACCTGAGTACATGTTAGAGGTTCTAAACTCTAGAAAGAAAAAGATATTATTTTTAGCTCCACACCTGTCTACAGGAGGTATGCCTGCATTCTTACTTAAGAGAATAGTTGCATTGAAAGAAACCTATGAAATATATGTAGTGGAGTTTCAGAATTATAGTAATGAGTATGTAGTTCAGAAGAACAAAATAAAAGAGCTGGCAGATCACTTCTATACATTAGAAGAAGATAAGCACGAACTAATGAGAATCATTAGAGGGAATCGTATTGATTTAGTACACATAGATGAAATGTCTGAACACATGGGTGATGACACTGTAATAAAGGACTTATATTGTAACTGTAGATCTTGGAGAATAATAGAAACATGTCACAACATATCATTTAAACCAGAAGAAAAAGTTTATAATCCTGATGCTTATGCATTTTGCACACCTTATCATATGTCTACATTTAAAGATACTCCAACACCTATTAAAAAGGTATTGGAATTTCCTATAGATGAGTTGTCTGCAAATAAACTAAGTGCTATGACACAGCTAGGTTTAGATCCTATCAAGAAGCATGTGGTTAATATAGGGTTATGGACACGTGGTAAAAACCAAGGAGAAGGTGTAGAGTTAGCTAGACAGTTACCAGGAGTACATTTTCACTTTGTTGGTAATCAAGCTGTTAACTTTAAAGACTATTGGGAACCAATCATGGAAGATATTCCTAACAATGTATTTGTTCACGGTGAAAGAAATGATACACACTTATGGTTAGAAGCAGCTGATGTTTTTATGTTCAATTCTACATGGGAGTGCAACCCTCTTGTACTTAGAGAGGCTATTAGTTATGGGCTACCTATACTTGCTAGGAACTTACCGCAGTATGAAGACATGTTCACTTCGTATATCACTGATTTAGATCCTATTAAAATGAAAGATCAGTTAAAGACTTTATTAAAAGATGCGTGTAATTACATTGTACCTACCGACAATACATTACAAGACTTTGCCTCTAATCATGTTGAACTGTATACAGAAACATTAAGTACACCTAAATTTAAAAACTCTTCTCCATCAGATTTTACTATCTATCGTGACTTTGCTCTAGGACCCTATATAGATATACGAGGAAATAGCAAAAGTGAATTCAAAGTGGAAATATATGATGAGGAGAAACTGGTATATAACAGTGTACTGGGAGTAAATAACTGGTGCAAACTTGACAAAAGCTACTATGTTAATTGGAGAACTTCAATATATAAAGATGATCTACTTATATTAGATGACAAGTTAAATCTAGAAGGACGAAGAGTTTATATTGCATTTGAAAGTTCTTCTCTCGGAGATACAATTGCATGGATTCCTTATGCTTTAGAGTTTCAAAAGAAACACAACTGTAATGTAGTAGTTAGTACATTTAAAAACTTTTTATTTGAAGATGTGTATCCTGAGCTTGAGTTTATAAAACCTGGAGAAAGTCCTGGAGATATCTATGCTAGGTATAACATAGGCTGGTTCTATGATTCTAATAAAGAACCTGTTCTTCCTAATACAATACCTCTGCAACAAGCTGCATCTAATATATTAGGATTGGAGTATGAAGAAATTGTGCCGAGAATAAAAAAAGATTTTGGGAACCCTTGTGGAATGAAAGATAATTATCAAGTTCCAGGAAAGTATGTAACTATAGCTACTAACTCTACAGCTGGTTGTAAATTTTGGACTAGAGAAGGATGGCAGGAAGTTATAGACTTTCTCTACTCTCAAGGATATAAAGTAATTAATACATCTATAGAAGATAACCCTTTCAATAATTGTGAGAAAATAGTAGACACTAATATAGAGTATACAATTGATTGTATAAGACAGAGTGAGTTCTTTATAGGACTATCTAGTGGGCTTAGTTGGTTAGCGTGGGCTTTAGGTAAACCTGTTGTAATGATATCAAACTTTACAGAAGCTAATCATGAGTTTTCATGTATACGAGTAACAAATACCAATGTCTGCCATGGTTGTTGGAACGATCCACAATACACATTTGATAAAGGTGATTGGAATTGGTGTCCTGTACACAAGGGTACTGATAGACAATTTGAATGTCACAAATCTATTACTCCAAAAGATGTTATAAATGTATTACCTGTTTAAGTATAAAAACAAGGAATAGCTCTAGATGTCTTTATATCATTAGTAAACGTGGCTGTATAAGAACCGTCTTTTGTATACTCAAAGTTTTGCCCAGATCTTCTAAATCTATATGTACCTGTTGATAAATTAGCAGGTGAAGTAAGTGAAGTGTTACTATATAACTGAGTTACATATTTAGGCATCCACTCTTTAGCATATACTGTTGTAGGCATAGCAGATCCACAACCTGCTCCAACAAGAGAAATTTTATATTCATAGAATGCTGCAGTAGGTGCTGCATCATCAGTGTCTAGACCAAAGACATCATTAGTTGTCTGTGGAGTAGTACATGATGAATAGGCAAGAATAGGCCCATACAATGCACCCATTGTTATTCTATATTCTCCTGGATTATCAAATATAAAATATTGAGTTCCAATTTGGCCAGTTCCTGTAGGGAAATTTGCTGCATTAAATACACGAAGTAATCCATTACCACTAGTGTTTTCTGATGTCATACCACCGTAAACAGCATTCCATGTAGCTCCTGGTCTACATATGTCTCCAAAAATATCTACAGCTCTATTCCAATTTTGAGTATTGTTTGCTCTATACATTACAGCACAGTTTTGATCTATGTACTGTTGAGCACCTCCTGTTTGTCCTTTCTCCATACTAAATGCAACATAGAAAGATCCTTGGGTTAGTCTTCCTACACCTGAATCTTGAAGTAATTCTCTACCAAATGTAAACTGCTGATATTGATTAGGTGGGTTGTTAACTGTACATTTTAAATCAGATCTAGAACCATTATCAGATGTAGTTAAAGAACTTCCATATATATAAGCATTAGGTATACCATAATTATTAGCCCCATCTAGATTTGTTAAAGAGTCTGCAAAGTATATTCTTTGTCCATCTCCATCAAAGTTACCATTACTACTATATGTAAATCTTGTACCTGGACTTGGATTTAAAACTGTCGTACTAGTGGTTGTAGTTGTAGGATCAGGACACTCAGTAATTCTTATCTTCATATCACCATTATCGTGATATAATCCATATAATGGTATCCCAGCTTGAGCAGCTGCACAGTCATTAGCATAGTTATGATGTTCACCAACTTCAGGTAATATAACACAACTCTCTACATTTGATACTGCACCCACATTTGGAATTCCTCCTATGGTTCCTCTCTTTGTAACAATGATAGCATTTCTTCGAGCATTAGCAAAGTTACCATAACCTGCACCTAACATAAATGTAGCAGGCATATAGTTAGAAGTATAGTTTACATTATCTCTATCATTATATGAGCCTACTAAAACTATATCAGATGATGTAGTAGTAGTATCGGAAGCTCCTTGTGTACTGTTCGGATTTACTTTTAGGTTTCTTCCTATTCCGACTGATTCCGATTTAAAAATATCTATAAGTCTTCCTAGTCCTCCGGAATTGGAAACCGCTGAAGAAGTGGTGGCTCCTATAACAACATCTCTACCAATTGCAAAATTATTATTACTACTAGAATTTGAAATCTCATTACTTGTTCCTGAAGTTATATGATTAGTTCCTTGTATGCTATTACTGGTACCTACTACTAGAGATCTAGTGGTTGTAGAATTCACAGTATTGGTTCTTCCTGATATAATAGTCTCGCTAGCACCTCCAGTATTTCCATATCCACTAATTATATTATGTGAACCACCAACTGCGTTGTTGTAACCTCCAATAATATTACCAGCGTTGTTGAGTGATGCAGTTGTGGTTGTTTTATTTAGTTCTCCTACTACTAAACTATTATTTACATTTAGTCCTCCCCAACCACCAGCAGAAGTTCTACCATTTCTTCTTCCTCCAATGATATTATTAATTCCATTTATAAAGTAGAAGTTAGTTCCCACCCCTGGAACGATCTCATCTAAAGCATGTAAATCTCCTACCACTAAACTATGTTCCATGTTTATGTTGGACTCGTTTGATGATATTATATTATAATCTGAATATATAGTTACTCCAGAATTTTCTGTATCACCTACGAAGTTCTTGAACCCATTGATGATTCCACCTTCCATACCAGTTCCAAGACCCACAAAGTTTTGTCTACCTCCGACTGTAACATAGCTTACATCTCCATTAATACCGTTGTCTCTACCACCTATAAGGTTAGCAAATCCCATTGCAGTAGTATTAGAGGCACCAAAGTCATTACCGTATCCATAAATAAGAGTACCGTAACTATTAGAATTACTACCACTCTTTTTAATAGTGTTATTAAATCCTCCAATACTAACAGTGTTAACATTTGATATGACGTTACCAGCACCCCACATTATATTGTTATTACCGTCTAATTTGTTATTACTACCACTAACAAGAGCATTAGCTGCATCTCCATCTGTTGTATGAGCAATTCCTCCAATCATAGATCTTACGATCTTATGAGTTATAATGTTGTTTTGTCCTGATAGAACAGTATTTATAATTGTACCAGTGTTAGGACTTGTTTTATTAACAGTGTTGGTTGTACCCACTACAAGTGAGGCTGTGTTTACAAAGTTAGTTTGTGTACCATTTACCTCATTACCTTGTCCTACAACAAGCATTTTATCTCCTGTAAGATTGTTGTTAAATCCAACAATACCTAAGTTACTTGATGTTGCATCTCCTACTACATTTTCACTACCACAGATCAATGCTGATCCGTCATACGTTGTAGCATATATATTAGATACATATGTAGTTGAATCTTCGTAAGGAGACACTTCAAGTCTTGGTGTAATTCGCGTTACGTAATGTGTACCGTTACCTGGTTGTGTGATTCTTATACCCTCTGTTATATATGTAAAGTTAGTAGTAGTATAAGTTGCACCTATCTTTATTATATCATTATCTAAAACTTCTAATGCAAAATTAGTGTTAGTTAAAGCAGATGCTTGATCAGGGTACAAATAACTTTCACCGACTACATGTAATCTATAGTTAGGAATCTTTGTACCTACACCTAAATAACTATTGTCATTATCCCACCAGTGATTATTATTTCCAGCTATTACTGTTGTTACAGCATCATCATCACCAGTCCAGAATGCAACTTGTCCATCTGCAATACCAGAACCAGAAACTTGAAGGGCAGGAGTAGAGCCAGATGTACCATCAGCACCACTTGAGCCACTTGAACCACTTGAACCAGATGTACCAGAGGTACCTGATGTACCAGAGGTACCAGAAGTTCCTGAAGTTCCGTTATTTGTAAATATAAATGCACACAGATCACCATCTACAATCACCCCACTACTGTTGTTTTCAGATGCAGTGGTAGTACAACTAAGAATCCTTGTATTGAGACCATAAGGACTATTACCAGTAACATTAAGTGTTATAAACTCTTCTACATCTGCAAGGTTTGTAATTCTTAATTGTGCATCTCCTCCTGCACTTTGAATATCTTCCAGTAGGTTAAGAATAGTTGCTCCATTTGAATCTGTCGTACTAACAGTTAAATATGTTATATTACCAGCTAGACTATTGCTTGATCCTAATTGAAACTCACCTGAAGCTTGACTATTTGGTGAACCTGTAATGTATCCATCAAACTCTGAAGTAAATAAGAAACCGGTAGATATACCTGAGGTACCAGGACTACCTGGACTACCACTATTACCAGAGGTTCCACTACTACCAGAGGTTCCACTTGTACCAGATGTACCACTTGTACCGCTCGTACCAGATGTTCCTGTTGTACCGCTAGTACCAGACGTACCATCATTACCAGAAGAACCACTTGTTCCTGAAGTTCCATCTATCCCAGTAGTACCACTACTACCAGAGGTACCGGACGTACCAGATGTGCCATCATCACCACTGGATCCAGATGTACCTGACGTTCCAGTATTACCTGAAGTTCCTGACGTTCCAGTTGTTCCTGATGTACCACTTGTACCATCGTCACCAGAACTACCTGATGTACCAGCTGTTCCTGATGTACCAGTGGTACCACTCGTTCCGCTTGTTCCATTTTCTCCATCTTCTCCTGAAGTTCCACTTGTACCTGACGATCCAGCTGTTCCACTTGTACCACTAGTACCACTATCTCCACTGCTACCAGATGTTCCTGAGGTTCCATCTTCACCAGTTGTACCAGAGGTACCACTAGTTCCACTTGTACCATCATCACCACTCGTGCCTGATGTTCCATCATCACCACTAGTACCTGACGTACCGGTTGTTCCTGAAGAGCCACTACTTCCAGCTGTACCAGAAGAGCCACTACTTCCATCACCACCAGAGCTTCCACTTGTTCCACTTGTACCTGATGAGCCACTTTCTCCACTAGTTCCAGAAGTTCCACTGGTACCACTTGTACCAGATGTACCATCTTCACCTGTTGTTCCGCTAGTTCCTGATGTTCCAGTTGTTCCAGAACTTCCACTAGTTCCGGATGTACCAGAGGTACCAGTTTCTCCACTTGTTCCACTGGTTCCAGATGTACCTGATGTACCACTCGATCCACTATTACCAGAGCTTCCTGAAGTACCAGAGGTTCCGGATGTACCAGAACTACCGTCAACACCAGGATCTCCTTTATCACCTGTAGTTGCAAAGCACATCAATACATCATCACCATTGCTAAATATTACTCCTGTTCCTTGTGATGATGCTACAGCACTTATATTTATTGTCCACCAACCAGAATTATTAGTTAAATCTGATATAGCAAATAATATAAAGTCAGCAGTGTTGAATTTTTCTGATATTCTAACATGTCCTTTTACAGCTGAAGTTGAACTGTCAATTGCTTGTAAGAAGGAATTAATAGAGTCTCCATTATCATCTAAGACGTCTATATACATAGCACTAGCACCTGCTTGGTCTTGGTTATTACTTAACCTTACCTTACCTGTTCCTGGATCACTAGAGCCAGTTGAGATATCAAATGTATAGTCAAAACATGCACCACCAAAGTTACCATCTGAACCAGATGTACCTGCACTACCAGAACTACCTGACGTTCCAGATGTTCCACTACTACCACTGTCTCCACTAGAACCACTAGTTCCAGATGTACCGCTGGTTCCTGAACTACCAGAGTCTCCTGAAGATCCACTACTTCCTGATGTACCACTTGTACCTGAGCTTCCACTGTTTCCACTAGATCCGCTAGATCCACTTGTACCGTCTATACCACTTGTACCTGTAGTTCCTGCAGTACCACTAGTCCCTGAAGTACCATCCTCTCCACTAGAGCCACTACTTCCTGCAGTACCACTACTTCCACTTGTACCATCTTCTCCGCTAGAACCACTTGTTCCAGATGTTCCACTAGTTCCGTCTATACCACTAGACCCTGAAGTACCTGTTGTTCCAGATGTACCACTAGTTCCATCTTCACCGGTTGTTCCTGATGTTCCTGATGATCCACTAGTTCCACTAGTTCCATTTTCTCCATCAGTTCCTGAACTACCACTAGTACCGGATGTTCCACTAGTACCACTAGTTGCACTGGTTCCTGAAGTTCCTGTTGTACCTGATGTTCCATTACTACCATCTTCACCACTTGTTCCACTTGTACCGGTAGTACCGCTAGTTCCTGATGTACCATCTTCTCCAGATGTTCCACTCGTGCCACTTGTAGCAGATGTTCCAGAGGTACCACTGCTTCCGTCTGCTGCAGATGTACCAGAGCTACCTGAACTTCCGGATGTACCAGAAGTTCCAGAGGTACCAGATGTTCCACTGCTACCAGAACATAATCCATTAATCCCTACAGATCCACTAGCGTCAAATCTAGGTAAATCTTTAGAACACACATCGATTGCATTTCCTTCGGATATAGTAATAGATTGAGATACGTTTGCACAGTCTGTATATGATGCATCACAATCACCTCCACCATTTGGACATGATAGGTTATAGCTTATACAGCTACCACCAGATGAACCGGAAGTACCACTTGTACCACCTGATCCACTAGTACCACTAGTGCCAGAGGTACCAGAAGTAGCAGATGTACCTGATGTTCCATCAATAGCTGATGTTCCACTAGTTCCAGAAGTTGCGGATGTACCAGATGTACCAGAGGTTCCAGTAGTACCGGACGTTCCTGTAGTACCTGATGTTGATCCTACAGACACTCCCACTTGTACTGTATTAAATACTACGGAAGGTGCAGCAGGTGCTGGGTAAGGAGCAGTTTTACTTGCAAGGGCATCTATTTGAACTGTTGGATTATCAGATGCAAAGTATAGTTCTAAATAATCTTGCTCTTCTAACTCTACTATATAAGATATGTATGGACTGTTAATCGCATCTTGGTGATGTATAGAATGTACTCTATCCTTTCTTATAAAATCTGTACCGTTCTTTCTTAACCATATGTCAACACTAGTGTGACCTCCACCACCTTGAGAACCTGTTCGCTCAAATTGTATAGAGTATCCCACTTCATATATACCAGCATGTGGATATCTTACCTGCTGATTGAAGTCTAAAATAATACCATTAGAAAGTTCTGTAGTACTGAACGTTACTGCTGTTGGTACATTTGTACCATTAACTGGTTGTATTGTATTATCTGAAAAACTAGCATACCAGTTTGCTATTGCAGCACCAGATGATCCATCTATACCGCTTGTTCCTGCAGAGCCTGATGTACCTGTTGTACCTGATGTCCCTGTTGTACCAGCTGTACCAGAACTACCGCTTGTTCCAGAAGTACCTGGTGTACCACTAGTACCTGTTGTTCCACTGGTACCAGATGTTCCACTTGTTCCTCGTGTTCCAGATGTCCCACTTGTTCCTGTAGTTCCACTGGTTCCTGTACTACCTGAGCTTCCAGAAGTTCCAGATGTGCCACTTGATCCAGTGTCACCACTTGATCCACTAGTTCCTGTTGTACCAGATGTCCCAGCTGTGCCAGAACTACCAGATGTACCAGTCGTACCACTTGTCCCAGTCGTACCACTTGTACCACTTGTGCCTGTTGTACCACTTGTGCCAGATGTACCTGTTGTTCCACTAGTACCGCTGGTACCAGAAGATCCATCTCCACCAGTTGCTCCATCAAGATTGATACACCATGAAGTATATGTACCAGATCCTACTACCTTAAAAGGTGGGGTGAAACATAACTGTCCTGTTACTGGATCATAGGATACTACATCGCATTCTTGGTAATTATTTACATCATGAGCAATAACAATAGATTGACCTGCAGTGTATGCAAGTCCAGTGTCTACAGTTAAACATTCATTAATAGTATTACCTAAAGTAAATGATGTTCCTGTAATACATGTTTTATACTTATCTCCTTGATCTCCAGACGTTCCACTAGTTCCAGACGTTGCACTAGTTCCACTAGAGCCTGATGTACCACTCGTACCAGTTGTACCACTTGTACCGGTGGTCCCTGAAGTTCCAGATGTGCCACTAGTACCTGATGTGCCACTAGTACCTGATGTACCAGAAGTACCAACCGAACCAGATGAACCGGATGAACCACTAGTTCCACTTGTTCCACTTGTCCCAGTGGTACCAGATGTACCTGTAGTTCCTGAAGTTCCAGCAGTTGCTGAGGTACCGGAAGTACCTGTTGTTCCTGAGGTACCAGATGTACCACTAGTGCCGGAAGTCCCAGCTGTTCCAGATGTAGCAGAAGTACCAGATGATCCTGATGTGCCTGAAGTACCGGAAGTACCTGATGTACCACTGGTACCATCAAGTCCAGCTCCAGAACATAGAAGTTTATCTATATTCTTAAGAGCGTCTTCTACAGTCATATTTGTTCTGACTCCAGAGCATACTAAATTTGGCCCCTCATAAAATACACAAGCTGCACTTAGTGTAATAGGGCAAGGATCAGCTGCACAAACTAGGTTGTTACTACTTTTACTCATCTGAATGGATATATGTTATTAATGTACTATCTTAAGAAAGTCTCCTGTACGGTATACGTCACCCACAGTTAAGCCAGCAAACACAGCAGCTGAATTATTAGGATACTCAGGAGCACCTGTTATAGGTACAGTTAAGAGTACTTCCCAATCAGACGCTGTTCCAGCAAGATTAGCAATGTAGACTTTCCCACTTGTTGCACTTTGATCAATGTGTATTTTTCCTACATAAGGTGCAGGACTTACAGGCGTAGATGTGTTAAACGAAGGAACCAAGTTCAAATTAATGTTACCTAGTATCGTTTGTAGGTCATCGCCAGGATTTATAACAGCATTACCTAAGTATCTACCATTATAAATAATACATTCTGCATTTTGATACACAGCACATGTGGGACAAATTTCAGCGGTTCTCATATTATTACAAATTTATGTTATTATTTTTTATTTTTAATCATTACTAGTAAAATACCTT